CAGAAACCAGACCAACTTCAAGGAAATGAATTCCCGGATTATCGGACGAATTCAAATCATCGAATGACCGACATCGACCGGGGGAGACTAACCACCTCCCCCCCCCCCCCAAATATTCTAAGACACCCCTCTTGACGGACCGCGTGCTGCAATGGCGCAATTACAGCCAGAATGTGGGAATACTGTCTCTAGGCTCTTACGCGGTGAAATATGTTGCACTGAAAAAGCCTTTTTGCTGTTACGCTAAATTTTCCAGGATTTGTCAGGATATTGTCCTATGCATCTACCACGCTGTCTCTCATCGTCTCTACATGGGGATTATAAAAAATCGCGGGGGCTTCGCCCTTAATAGAACAGGTAGAGCATCTTTTGCCCGAGCTATTCTTACTCCTTGTTTCCACAGGCCCGATATGGGATACTCAACCAATCAACAGGAAATAGGAGTTTTCCGAATGACGACGTATATCAGCCTTGACCGTAACGCGCTCAAGTCCCTCATTGCCGATGACGAGCAATTCGCGCTCGATCTGAAGGCGGCGGTGATCAGCGAAATCGCTCGCCGGTTCTTCGACAAGGACGCCAAGAAGATCATAGCGGCGGCCGAACCGGAATTGTTCCACAAGGCGCTGGACGCCTATCAGGATAACGTCGATATCCAGGCCAAGGTGGAGCAGGTGCTGAACACGGCCGTCGTCCGGCGTGAGACGGCCTACTATAACAGGATCAAGCTGACGCCGGAGATGGAACGGGCATTAGAGCAACAAGCCCAGGAAATTCGCCTCACCATCGCGGCCAAGGCCGCCAATGATTTTGAGGCTGCTTACTCCCAGGCGATCAAGACGGCGGTCGACAAGAAGCTGGAGGCGGAGCAGCTTGAGCAGCGGATCGAGAACCGCATCCGAATGCTCGTCACTCAGGAGATCGCCCGGCTGGCAGAGGCGAAATTCCAGGCTCGTCTCGCGGACCTCAAGGCGATGATCGGGGGCTGAGATGACAGATCAGCAGGCGGAGATGCAAAAGGCTTTCGAAATTTTGCGCACGATCCGCAACAACACGACCAGTGAACAGTTTCAGTGGATGGTGCTCGCGCTATGCTTTGACGAGCCCAACTACATGGACGGGCTAATGCTGGCTGGGGTCGCCGCGTACAACGTGTTCAAGAGCAAGAAGAAGGAGCCCCAGAGATGAAATACGCTCTCATACTGTTTGTGCTTCACAATGGACCGGCCATCACCAAGATCGAGGGGTACGCCTCGCGGGAGGAATGCCGGGCGGCTGGCGTCGAAGCTATAAACGAGGCGGGTCGGGTGAACCCATACATGAAAGGCAGCTTCCTGCCCATGTGTATCCAGATGCCGAAGGGAAAGTGAGATGCCGAAATTCCTTTTCGACGTGAAGCTTTTTGCCTCAATTTACGTTGATGCTGACAGCGAAGAACAAGCCCGCCAGATGATGCTCGATCGCATTCACGGCAAAACTGCCAATCTTGGATCGTGGGACAATGGCGATCCCATTTTAGCCGACGTTTCGTTTGACGATGTGGAAAACGACGAACTGATCGAGATTGACGGAGAGGCGGTATGACGACGACTAGCATGTACTATATTGAGGCCAAGGACATCAGCGCAGAAGACCTCTCCGGGTTCGTGGAGGCGGAGACGCTGGAGCAAGCCATAGAACTGTGGAAGGAATGGCTGACCTCCTTCACCGACAACGAGCCATTGGAACCCAGGTACTTCAGGCTGCCTACGTTGACCGGGCAGTCCCGGGCGCTGATGTGGCATGTGGAAGACGGCGGAATAGTGGAGCTATGAGATGAATTGTCAAACGATATTCGCTCACCACACGCATATCGCCCCCGCCTATGTGAGCGTGGTGGAAGAGAACGGCCGACGATATTTTGCCTTTCTCAGCAAGCATCGATCAACCACGATGGCGAGCGAAGCCGTAGCTATCTTAGAAGGGCGTAAGGTGCTATATCGCGTCCACATTGGCCCGCCCCCGGAGAAGGTAAAATGAGCTTTGAATTCACAGGCAGACCGGCACTCGGAGATCAAAAGCAGGTCTGGGAGTACGGGACTGAGCCCTCCAGCGCCGACGGGTTGCGGGACGACCTGAACCAACTGGTAAAGGAGGGGTGGGAGATTTTCTCTATTCTCTCCAACCCCGATCCGCATTCTTATTACTCGTTTGTGATCGTCGCTCGCCGGCTGGTGGAGGTCTGATATGGAAAAAGGACCCATTATCACCGACGTCGAAAAGGCAGAACTGATCGAGCTTCTTGAAGGCAAGCGGATCGTTAGTGTCAGCATCTGGGGGGCGATCCTTGAATTCCGCTTGGACGACGGCACCAATGTCGAGATCATGAGCAGCGACCACCCGGACGAATTCCCGGCAGTGAGGGTAAAATGAGACCACAGATCAAAGAGGCTTTCGAGGCCGTCAACTATCAGCCTCCCAAGAACCCGTTCGAAAGCGAAAAGACCCGCGCCCGGCGAGAGAAATTCTCCTTGGCTATGCGGATCAAGGAGGTCGAGATGGTGCTCATGGCCTTGCTGGAGCGCGATCTGGAGGATATGACTGTGCAGGAACTCTACAACGAGATTGTCGGGGAGGCGTCTGACACATGAACGAGTATGCGGACGAACTGCTGCCTCTCATTCTTGACGCGCCGGAGGCGGTGCAGTACGAAGTCAAGACCGCCAAATCCGGCAAGTGCGAATGGCACGACGACGGGTATCTGTGGACGGTGGCGTGGAGCGCCAATGGCTCCTTCACTATCACCGGCACGTTGCTACCTCCACCCAAGCCAAGGCCCAAGCGCAGGAGACGTGCACGAAGTACAAGCCAGGGGTCGTGTTGAAGAACTGCTACATTCCGTGGCTGGATCGACACGATGTCAAGCTCATCGAGAAGCGTTGCCCAAAGGACGGTGAATATTTCATCAACAACGGCAGCATCGTTGTTGGGTCGGGCCGGGAGTATGTATCAGAGGCCGAGAAGAAGCGAGAATATTGGATCGTGGAGGTCCTGGATTAAGGCGTGGAACCTTTTCCTTTGTGGGGATTTTACCCCATACCCCGAGAACTGTCGGGGATCAAAAGGAGATAAGCCATGTCTAAGATCAATATCGGTTCCACCGAAGAGAAGACTGTGACGGCTCCGGTCGGCTCCAAGCTGGGGAAGGAACTTGCCCCGGAGACGTCGCCCAATACGGACGGCCTGCAGGACCCCGATCCTGTGAAGGCTGCCGAGGTGCAGACCCCTGACAACGCCAACGTCAAGCCGGTGAACGAATTCGGGGACCATGAAGCGGCCGACGATGCAGCAGCGGCAGCGCAGGACAGCAATCTCAGCGAGCGTGACATCGCCTACCTGAAGTCGGAGAACCCGACGCTCAGCCAGTATGCCAACCAGATCACCGACAGCGCCCGCCCAGGCTCCCCGAACGACGTCACCTTCTCCAGGGAACTGCAGTCGCTGGTCAACAAGTATCAGCAGCATGCGTCCTACAAGGACGACGGTCTGGTGTCTGACATGCAGTCGATGATCGCTGCCCTCAAGCGCGACAACAGGGGCGGTGAGCGCCACGAGCGGATCATCCGCACCAATGACGGCATGACGATCCTGCAGCGTCAGCACGGCTCGGACAGCACCAACACCGACAACTCCATCAACCGCCCGGTCCAACTCTGATCCACGGGGCGTTGCTTTACATTCAATTTTGATCTTATTCAGGCGTGCCATTGCAGACCACCTCTTGACCAGGGGTGGTCTTTTTTATTAAGAGCACATCCAACACTTGTTCTTTCCAGCCCCATATGGAATACTGACTAAATCGAAACACGATCTCAAAGGAGTGACGACGTGGCGACTACAGACTACACGGTGACGGTGTTTACGGCCTTGCCGTTGACCAAGGATCAAGCGGTCGACCTCGATCATGTGATTACCATGCTGTTTAAAAGCCTGGAGCACAGCGACAAGCTCTCTCCGAAAGGCAATCTCGTGCAGCAAACCGTGGTTCGAAGGGCAACATAACAGGGGGCTACATGCCAAAGACTTTATGGGAAGTGCTGGTCATAGCGGTGGAGCTAATGATGCTCTATGCCCTGGTCACCGTCGTCGGGCTGCTGCATCTGGGAGGTTTCGACAATTTCGCGGTGATCTCCACCGTCATCATTGCCTACAACAAGCTATTGAGGAAACACTGACATGGCCAGGACTGCATTCGAAACGCTGATCGAGCGCTATGCCGACGGCAGGAGCATCTGCAACTGCGGCGAGGCGTACTACTCCAACACCGGGGACGGTTATAAAAAAGTCAACGGCCGGCTGGAGCACCGCACCGATCTGCCCATCTGCGACGGCGGCTGCTCAGCCAACCAGATAGACGCCAAGGAATATGTTGCCGAGCGCGCCCTGAAAGAACTCGGCATAACGTGGGAGGTTTGAAATGGTCGTGACAGGGAAATACAGCGTCAAGCCTTATCGCTGCCGGTGCGGCGCCGAGAAGGAGTTTGGCACCAACCATTGGGGAGAGCACTACTCCGAGTGCAACGTCTGTCGGATAGAGACGGGGCACCCCAACGGCATCTGGACGTGCCTGGAAGAGCCTCCTGAGGGCGTCGGACTGCCTGAGAAATGGCGGGAGGTCAAGCTGGGGGACATTGTCGAGATCAAGGAGGGCGGTAAATGAAGGTCGAAGTAGAATGCAATATCCTGTCGATCGACGGCAAGGACGTGGTCTTTCTGCAGCGGATGCGGGGAGTTGACGCGGATTACATGAAAGCGGTCGTGAACGGGATCGTCGCGGCTATGAACGAGAAGTTCGGCGTCAAAGACCTCGATATCCGCACGCGAGAGCAGCAGGAGGCCGATTTTATCGAGGAACTGAAGGACATGGTGTTCAACGGCAGGGCTCGGCTCGACACCCTGCACCGCGAGATCGAGGCCAAGGAACTGCTGTGTCGCATGAAGCTGGGGGAAATCCAGCACGCCAAACGGCTTCTGCTGCAACTCGGATTTGAGGGCATGATATGAGCAGCTATTATGCAGGGATAGCCAAGGCTTGCCAGTTGATCGCGCTCGATAACGGGGGCATAAATCGGTATCGGACAACGTGGCAACAGGCCAACGACTTTGAAAAGTGGCTTGTGACCTACGTCCAGGCCAACGACATCACCCCGGAGCAACTGCAGGAAGCTGATGACTGGCTGATCAAGCTGGAGCCGACGGTCATGGACATCGTCTGCTGCGGTGAAGACACCGATCGAGAGGCTGCGATGGTAAATGCCCCGTGGTTTCTCAACGATTTGCTGGACGCTTACTTCGAGGGGCCATGCTGATGGCTGAAGAGCTTCATGGGGTCCTGAAGGCACCATGCAAGTCCTGTCCTTACCGCAAGGACGTTCCCTCCGGCATCTGGGCTGAAGAGGAGTATAGAAAGCTCCCCTCCTACGACGGTGACATCCCGGAGCAGTTGGTGAAAGGCGCTTTTTCGCTGTTTTTCTGCCATCAACAGAACGATGCGCTCTGCTCGGGTTGGTTGGGGTGCCATGAACCGCGCAACTTGCTTGCCATGCGGCTTCATTACAGGCAGGTCAAGCCGGAAACCTTTGATTATACGACCAAAATACCGCTTTTTGCCTCCGGTGCAGAAGCGGCCGAACATGGCATAAAAGACATTGATGCGCCGTCGGAAGGCGCTAAAAAAGCCGTAATCAAGCTTTTGAGGCAGAAAATGAGGAAAATAAGAGCAGAATAGCGCCGAATTGCAATAAATTGCACTGGAAATTTACCTTGAAACGGGGTGGTTAGGATCATACCCTCTGATAATCCAATGATGGATACAGCCAACAGGAGACATAAGATGTCATTATTCGTAGGTGGGTCCGGGCAATCCGGGGCCGTGGGCGGGATCGGCATGTCCGGTGGGGATATGACCCTCAATACCCACGTTCATGTGTGGACCGACGCCGGGTGGGCAGTTGCCGACCCCAGCAAACCGCCCTTCAATCAAGACTACATCACGAAGGGCGTACCGCCCTACAACAACAGCCTCTGGCAAGCCTGCAAGCAGTTGCAGCAACACACTGGTCAGGAGGTCTACTTCGTGCTGTCCGGCAAGGGAGCCACCCCGATCTCGGAATGGGCGCCGGGGCATGAGCAGTGGACCAATCTCGACAGCCGCATGCATGCCGCAATGGCCACGCCGGAACTGGCCGGCAAGACCGCCCCGGACTACTTCTTCTGGTATCACGGCGGCAGCGACAGCGCCAGCACCACCTATACGCACGACTTCCTCGACCTGCGGGACAGGGCCATCCAGTCCGGCTGGCTGCACGATGACACGAAGGTCATCTACGAGCCGATGCACTTCGACCGCGAGCCGAACGAGGACATTTACAACATGATCGGCTCTGGCAATTATCCGTGGCTGCACACGGCCGACAATTCGGGCATCCCGTATTACAACAACGACCGACATCCGACCGGCGACGGCTGCGTGACCTATGGGGAACGCATCTATGAAGCAGCTATCGAAACCGTGCAGCACCTAAACCATCTGTTCGGTGCCACCCATTTCGACTTCGGCTCCAGTCTGAGCGAGACGTTGTACGGGCAGGACAACACGCTGGTGCGGGCGCAGGAAGGCGACGACCGGATCGAGGCCCACGGGGGCGGGTCCCACCTCTTCGCCGGTCAGGGAGACGATGTGTTCGTTTTGAGTAACGTCACGGGCGAAACCTGGGTCGACGGGGCGGCAGGCTACGACAAGCTGCATGTCGTGCTCGACACCGGGGAGACTTACACCCAGACAAGCGACACGATCACGCTCAGCAATGGCGCCCATATCCACATGACGGACGTCGATTTCCTGAAATTCTGGCCGTCATAAGCCTGAATTGCATCATATTGCACCTGAATTTATCCCTTGAACCCCTGTGGCTCGGGGGATATTCTACCCAAATCATCGATAAGGAGATCGAGATATGGCACGAAAAAATACCGATCAGGCAACCAGATTGCAGACTGCCGAAGACTGGTTACACGCAAAAGGCTCCATTTCTTTCCGGGAGTTCGCTGAAAGGCACGGGGTCAACGACAAAACTCTGTCCAACTGGGTCAGGGAGTACAAAATCCACGAGGCCAACCAAAAAATGCGGAACATTGGCGGCTCCCTGGAGGAGAAAACCCAGAGCTTGGTGTCGCGGCCCGCCCCAGGACCTTCCCGAGATGAGCTTCAGGCTGTTATTTCCGACCTGCAGAGCCGGCTTCACGATCTGGAGCTAAAGCATCAGGCCCTGCTCAACACCGTCTACATTCTCGGCCATCAGGTCGGATCATGAGCAACTATTACATCGCGACTGCGGGGGACTTCTCGGAAATCCCCGATGGCTGGTATGGGGTGGCCAAGGACGGTAAACTGATCGCCATGTTCAACACCATAGAGCGGGCCAAGGAGTACATCAAAAATGCCTAAGAAAATCCAATGGTCGAAGGACAGACCACAACGTCCTGATCACGATCCAATGCTGCTCGAATTGCGCCAGCTTTTGATGACCGACCGGCGCACCTTCCATGCGATGGCCGACGTCTCCGGCCTTGCCCCCTCCACTCTCAGGAACATTGTCGACGGTAAGACGCGCCGACCGCTGGGGACGACCATTCAGATGGCCTATGCCATGCTGGGGTACAAGATCAGGGCCGTCAAGGATTGACTTTATGGCGATAAAGCCGTTGAAGGAGCAAGGTCCGATCTTTCTGATGGCCGATGAACTGGCGTGCTTGCAGAAAGTCGCCAATTGCATGGTCGGTCCTGGACAGATCAAGGCTGACGTGCTCAAACGCCTGCAGAGGTTCGGGTTCGTCACCTTTGACGCTGGCATCCAGCGGTGGATGCTCTCCGACGGCGGCAGGCAAGCATTGAGGGAAGCACATGGCGGGGGTAACCTGCATAGCGAAGATCATGTTCGCGCTGGTATGCGAAATCCACGGGGCAGACCCGGAACCGACGGCCTTCAGGCTTCAAGAGGTGAAAAATGAGATATCGGACGCAGCACGAGAGAGCGAAGCATCTTCAGCAGCAGCGCTCGCAGTGGTGGACGATAAAATCGACTATGTACCGATACCGTTGCCCGCTCCGCGCGACACGCCTCGTGTCAACCGCAAAGGTGCTCCGGCAAAGACACGAACCGACGTTGAAGAGGTGGCATTCGCGGCTTCCCCAACCACCGAGCTTATATCGCCTTTTGAAATACTGGTCGATAAAGCGCGTGCTAAGATACCAGCCAACCCCAAAGCCCTCTATGTGAAAGCCGACGGCAATGAAGAAATGGGCTGCATTGAAAGAAACCGTTTCCTTATGGGGGTACTACGTGACGTCAAATCGCGATATCGTAGTGTCCCTATTGTTGATAGCGGCTATCGGTCTCCTGCTCATAATCGGGCTGTAAGCGGGGCGAAGAATTCTCTGCATATGCGCTGCTTGGCGCTCGACATCAAGGTCCCCGGCGTCAACAAGGACGCTCTGGCTTCCTATCTTCGCTCCTACCCGAGAATGGGCGGCGTCGGGCTCTATGCTAGCAATTTCGTGCATTTCGACGCCGGTCCAAGGCGGGATTGGGACTGGCGGAAACCCCGGCACCGGGAACATCTGAAATCGCCCGTCGTCAAGGAGAAGCATAAATGGCAACACCACAAACACGCCCAAACAAAGTACGGGCGGCCCAGACGGCGCAGGTAATGCCCGGGGATGTAGTCACTATGAAAAGCGGCGGGCCGAACATGATGTGCGCCGAAATCCAGGAGGCAGACAACAGGTTCATTTCCTGCTACTGGTTTGACACGGAAGATCATCTGCAGTTCGGGGTGTTTTACCGCGACCACCTGGTTAAGATGGTGGACCCATCATGAAGACGATCCTCGACAATGAAGGCAATCGAAAGCTTTTTAAGCGGTGTCTGAACGTAAACTCCAATAGACAGAAATTGGTCAGGTCCTTTACGGTTAACGTGTGGCTCTACGGACCCGGCTACAGTTATGATGCTGGCTTTCATTATTATGGGCAGTTGAAAAGATTGGGCAAACAGAGCCCCCCTGTAAAACGCGCTGCTTTCCAGTCTGATCATTACCGGGAGAACGTCGGCTACCGCATCAGAATATGGCCGCACGGCCCTGATTTACCTTGATCCTAAGCGGCTACCCCTCTATTCTACACCCTACAAATCACTGATACGGAGATCAGGAAATGGGTGAAGCCAAGCGCAAGCGCGACAAGATGACCGAGGAACAACAGCGCCTCTACGCGCTGGAGAAGGAACTGGCCAACAAGGGCCTGTACATCAAGGCTGGCTGGATGGGGCTGCAGAAAATGTGGTGGCCGAATGGAGGCGCCCCCAAGGTTCAGCTTGAAGAAATGGAGAAAGCCTTTTTCGCCGGCTGCCTGCACATGTTCACCGGCATCGTCAACACCAGTGACCCGGATCGTGAACCGACAGCGGCTGACATGCGCCGCATGGACCTGATGTGGGCCGAACTGGAAGAGTTCCGGGACAACGTCCTGTTGAAAATGACCACCGAGGGGACTGCCTGATGCAACAAATTGCACAGAACCATTGCGGTGGCTGCACCTATTGCTGTAAACTTTTGGGTATCAAGGAGATCAGCAAGCCCAAGGGACAATGGTGCCCGATGTGTCAGATCGGCGTGGGCTGCAAGGCCTATGAGGTCAAACCACCCTCATGCGCCGATTATGAGTGCGTCTGGCTGATGTCCCAGCGCGGCGACCAGCCCATGCCGCTGCACATGCGGCCTGACAAGTCCAAGGTGGTGTTATCCGAACTCGGGGATCATGGCGTGGTCACGGCTCACGTCGAACCCACCCGACCGGATGCCTGGGAAGAACCGGAGATGTACGCTGTCATCAAGATGATTGCCTTGCACACGAAGGTCGTCATCGACAACGGTAAGGGCAACACCAAAATTCTGATCCAGAACGCGGGCAGCGGCTATTCGGTTACCAAGCGGACGATAACCATGTCGGAGCCCGATGAAAACGGCATCCAGCACTACGACCCGGAGAAGCAATAATGGCTGACTTCTGCAAACAATGCAGTCTTGTGGAACTCGGGGAGGATTTTGGCGATCTGGCCAACCTCTCCCCGGGGGATACCAACTACTATGTGGTCGCGCTATGTGAAGGCTGCGGGCCGATCGTCGTCAACGAGCACGGTGAGTGCCAATCGGAGGACTGCATCCATGAGCACGGGAAAAAAGAAAAAGCACAAGAAGAGCGTGCCGGAACTCCTGAAGCCAAAGATTGACGCGGTCATTGCCAGTCACGGGCGGTATCTTCAGGGCGTCTTCCCGACTGGCGACAATCCCCAAGGCGCGTCGTTCATCTATACCATTGGCAACCATCTCAAAAATCTGCCGGAGTTCCTTTGCATCGGCCGGTTTGCCCCCAACGCAATGGCCGAAGGCCTGAACGTCATCAGCGCCCTGCAGGAGCACCACGGAAAACCGTTTGCTGAAGGCGCCTTGATCGACCTCGGCGGGCAGGTTCCTGTCAAGGTGAGGAAGTGCACCGATGCTGTCAAGTCTGAATTCACCATTCAGGCCGGACAGTATTTCAAGTCTGAAGACTACGAGGTCTATCAGATGCTGATCCCCGATATCGACGGACTGTACCCCGACGATCCACAATGCCACCCCAGCTTTAAGGTAGTCTTGCCATGAACAACGATGAAGAAGCCAGAAACGCCTATTGCCTCAATCGGGCGGTCGAGAAATACGGTCCCTCAGGGCTTGTTTCCCGTCAAGCACAGATCGGAGCCGCCAGACTGCTGGCCCGGCTGGACATGATTGAGCCAGAGCAGTTCAACATGGCAGACTATCTGTCGGTCAAGGGAGGTGGTCTTGTTTTTCATAGCTGCCTGATGAGCACGGTTGATGAAAAGGTGACTGGAGATCACCTGTGCGGGACAGCCGCTTGTCTGGCGGGATGGACAGCGGTAGAGCAGCTTGCCTTCAGCCCGGATTACACCACCAATTTCGTTGAGGACGCTGCCAAAGACTTTCTGGGTCTCAACAGGGTTGAAGCACACGCCCTTTTCACCCCCTATGGGTTTGCGACGAACGAAGGTTATACGCTCAAGCGAGGGAAAGCGGTGATGATCCATTTCTGGCGCACCGGGCATATTGCGTGGCATCTTGCGTTGAAAGACGAACTGCCCTACGAGTAAGAGCCAAGCACGGAGGCTGGGGAATGCGCGGAAGAATGCGGCGGTACGGGATCATCCACGATAAGCGGTGGATTGACCCGAATGGGTTTCCCATCACGCTGGGGGAAATGCTCATGGACCTGGAGCATTCGACGTTCAAATACAAAGGTGAGGCGGTCACAGCCTGCCGGGACATTAACAAGTCGATACCGGCAGGACATAACCGCTGCTACGCGGCGCTGATCTGGATCGACGTTTCAGGCATGAGAGCAGGGAAAAACTGATGAAACTCTTCATCCAAGTCAAGAAGGCCAAGGTCGAGGCGCCGAAGAAGAACCCGGTCCCGGCTTATGTGTCGATGGACCTCAGCCTTGTCGGGGTTACGCCCCGTGAATGTAAGGCGTGCGGGCACATCTACGTCCAGCCGTGCGACGGCAAGGATACCTGCCCCAATATGGCTGGCAAACAGCCGCCGAAGAAGAAGGCCTTCATCTTCAAGAAGTCTGGTCAATAATAGGGATTGACTTCTATAGGTTTTACAACTTAGATAGACCATAACCGATCACTGATCTCGACGGAGTGAGATAGCGATGAAAACGGTCTATGTGACCACGGACGCCATTCCAAGGACGTCCCTCCAAGCTTTGCCAGATGGGTTCGAACTGACCTACAGCAGGTTTACCGGCTGGCAGCTATGGTTCCACTCCGAGGATAGTGACAACAGCCTGAAGAGTGCCCTTCTGGCTGAGGAGAGCCCCGCCAGGGGTGACAAGGGGCTGCGCTTGGAGACGGACGATTATGTCCTGTGCGACAGCTTGAGGGCACGCAACACCAACTGAGAAAGGGTTAGCCATGAAAGAAGGCTACATCAGTGAAGAAGAGCAGAAGTTGAGCAACGAGATCGGTCAGCGGGTGCGTCAGGTCCGGCTTATGCGGGGGATGTCCCAGGAAAAGCTGGGGGAGGCCGTCGGCATCACCTTCCAGCAAATACAGAAATACGAGAACGGCAAGAACCGGATCAGCGCCGCCAAGCTGCTGCTGTTCGCCCGCGTGCTGCAGGTGACGGTGGACGACTTCTACGGCCAGGACGGCAACGGGGTGTCGATCGAGAAGGACATCGCCTCGTTCAGCCCCAAGGCCCTGACGCTGGGGAAGCTGGTCACCGGCTTGTCCGAGCCCCACCAATCGGTTATCCTGACCATCGCCCGAACCATCGCAAGGACCCCCGGCCTTGAAATTGCTGCTTAGACGCAACGAAGCACCGAAGCCCCTTGTCTTCGCGCCTAAGACGGCGCCTGCCAGGGGGCAATGCGGAACCTGCAAGAACTGGTCACGTACCTCCCCCGTTCCTGAAAGACTTCAGGGGCGGGGATTGGCGTGGTGCCTTAGCTGTTCCGCTTACACCCCCAAAGACGCTTCCTGCGGCCGGTACGCCAAGGAGCAGGGGGTGACCCGCTATAAACCCGATCCAGCTTGACGGAGGCCCCCCATGAGCGCTATACCTGTCACCGTGAAGTTCCTATCTGGAGCATGGTGGACGTGGCTGACTTGGACCGCAAGAAGCAAGAGGAGGAAGGCGGTCGTCCGGCTCCGGGTTTCTACGATCCGATGGAAGCACGGAGAGCGCCTGCTTTTGACGATTTGATGTGGCCAGTGCAATATGTTGCACCGGGTCATGTCAGTGACCGGGAGAAAAACAACATTTCATAAGTACGGCTGATCTGGAGTACCTTCCGCCAACTGATTGGCGAAGGAAGTTTGGAATGGCCGTATTCTTTGTTAGGTTCAAAGCGCTAGACCCGGCGAGGAACAAACCGTACTTCGCCAACATGGAAATGCCCTTTGACAATGTTGCGGATGCACTGGAAGCCCTGAAATCAGATAGCCCCTTGGTGGTCAAGCGTTACTTCGCAGTGCGCAAGGCCGGGGAGCCGAATACTCTGATCGTCCAGAATGTGGAAGAGCGGACCTTGAACTTGGATGACGTTGCAGTCCTAAGTCTATCCAGGTTCAATTTCGACTTTAATGGAAAATAAGCGATGAAGCTGTTTATTAAGAAGGCGGCTCCCACCCCCGCCCCACCGCCGACGCCAGCGCCTAAACCCACCATCCGGGGGTTGATATTCAAAAAACCGGTGCAGCAACCCATAAAAGCGGTTGCATCTGAAATAACAAATGCTAAAAATGGGAACCTTGACGAGCTTGCCGCGTTTGATATTGGTAACTCTAGGAACTGCCTAGTGCCGTGGTATCTGATGGCCAGCTATCTGTATTACGTGCGGGATGTTTCACTACTTTCAGACGGGTACTACGATCGTATCTGTCATGAGCTTAACGATAACTTTAAGCAGATTAAGCACTGGCATAAGCATCTGGTGGACCAGAAGCAACTAGACGCCGGGACCGGCTTTAGACTTCGGTTTGACCAGTTTCCGTCCAGGATAATCAGCGCTGCTAACACGTTGGCACATGAGGTCCTGGGCGTCCCGTATCCGGGACAACCAAAGGAGAAGGAGTGATGCCTCGCTCGCATAACTCTGCAGCCAAGAGTGTTCTCACCGCCGTGGAGGCTCTTGGAATAGGCCTGATCGTGTTGATCCTGATATTTCAATTCAGGCTGCTTATCTAACTTTTAAATTGTATCCAGGGTCAACATTCGATAAACTAACCCCTGACATGAAAACCACGGAGGGTTTCTTGACAGGGGTTATTGCTATCGACAATCCACAGTTCCTGACCTTGATCTGCGATGCTTCCTTTCAGGAGGAAACCGGTGCGGCGGGGTGGGGAGCCTGGGCTAAAATATCCACATGGCCGAGGGGTTATTTCTTCGGAGGCCCATTCCAATCTCAGATGCCGACCGTCCAGATGGCAGAACTCTGCGGGCTCGCCAATGCCGCCTACATCCTCAGCAAGGAAGGGCGACTGGAGGGGGTGACCCGGATCATGATGCAGTGCGACAACATGCATGCGCTGCAGATGGTCAAGTATTTCGTCAAGGGGACGATCACAGCCAGCGCCCGGGATGCCAACGTCCATAACCTGAAACCGAGGACGGCGCGGCTGGCCTATACCGGACTGGCGGTGACGGCCCTGGACAAGATCAACCACATTGCCGAGAAGCATGGGCTGGTATTCAGCCTTCGGCATGTGAAGGGCCATCATCGCAGCAAGCAAGGACCTTACTGGGTCAACGAGCAGTGCGACCATATCGCGGCGGAGGCTTTGGCTCAGCACCCGCATTACGTGGAAACAGCAGCCAGAGCCAAGAAACTGAGAAGGATTAGACGATGAGCGAGCTACGGGGCAAAGCCCTAGCCGACCTGCTGAACGACGTGCCGGCTATGGTGGAAAACTATGTGCCGGCCGAAAACCGGGAAAAGGTTGGCAAAGCCGCAGGACTGATGGTGACGAGTGTGCAGGCGGCTGTAATCGCCGGTAATCTCTCGGATCAAGACGTGTTGCACGGCTGCATGACGATTATCGCGGCGGCGATCGTCCTTCCCGGAAAGGGAATGATCCCCAAGGACTTGGAGGAGCAGGTTACCCACTGGACTAGCGAATATGCGGAGTGTTTCGCAGACGCGGTCAACAAGGGCAAGATGCAGACACACAACGGCAATAACGCTGTCAATTAAAAGTTTGCTCACAAGGCAAATGATGGATTGACTTTTGCACCGCATTCGAGGATTTATCTGAACGTTATCGGATGCGGTGCAATTTATTGCATAAGACACGGAAGTCGGAATGCACGGGCACAAGGTACTTCATACAGGTAATATCGTGACCAGCGAAGCAAAGGAATTCTTCGCGGAGGCAGTTTCGAAGGGGTTGGTGGCGGCTGAAGACAGGCAGTTCCTGGTTGACGTAGGAGCCACGACTACCGCGTTTTATGCGATAACGGCGAAAGGCGAGGTGGTGGGAATTCTGGCCTACCGCCTGCAGGAACAAACGGCAAAGGTCACAGTGATCTATGTCGAGGAAACGTCGAGGCGCCTCGGCATTTCCGATTTACTGTTTGACACCCTGAAGGGTTATTTGCGACGCTATGGAGTGGCGGAACTCCTGATCGACGTGCCCAACACGGAAGAGACGGTCCTGGCTGATTTGATCGAGAAAAAGCACAACGGGTTTATAGCCTCATACCGGTACATCATGGACTTGAGTGATGGGGTTAACGATGACGAGCTTCTGGGGCAATCTGGCTAAAGGTCTGCGGGAGAGCCAAAAAATCTCTCAGCGCAGGCTGGCGTCCAAGGCGGGAATAAATCGGGCGACGTTGCGCAAACTGGAGCGCGGGGAACCCGGAGTGGCGATCGAGGTGGTGGAGATCGTTTTCAACATGCTGGGTTACGAGCTAGATGCGATCGTAGCCGAGAACAGACCACAAGTGATCAGCCGGCACAATGCCATTTTCGATGATCCCGACAGCCGGTCTAAACTGGCGATGGATCGTCTGCTGAATATTCGCTGAAACGGATACTTTTCCTTGTTTCGAAGCCCTAAACCTCTATACTCGGGGGATGACAAATCACGACATCCAAGGAGGGATGCATGATCAAGATCGTCTCATTTTCCTACAAGAACAAACCCCAATTCGACCCCAAGACCACGTTGGAGATCGATTGCCGTTCGATGGCCAATCCTCATCACGTCGACATCCTCCAGCCCCTGGACGGGCGGGATTTGGCGGTGCAGGAATGGCTTCGTGAGCGCGAGGACATCGACCGCAAGATCAGAAATGCACGTCAAGCCTTGACCATGGGGTTTACCACGGTAGCCTATGGATGCTACGGCGGGAAGCACCGAAGCGTGGCAATGGCTGAGATGCTGAGCCGGGAACTCACAGGCCTGGGCATCGAAACTGCAGTGGAGCACACAGCCCTATGAAACCCGATATCATTTCGACGGACTTCGGCAGCTACCACATCAGCAGTTGGGTGGAGGAGGCCATCACGGTCGGCCGGTCCCTCAATCCTGTCGACTACACCGATTACCCCACCTTCGATCAGGAGTACCACAGGTCAGCCTTCCAGAAATGCATCCGTCGCGGGATTACCGACCTTGCTCTTTACCATGGGGCGAAGATGCAATTTCTTGACGATAAAGCGGCGTGGTTTACGCTGTCCGTGATCGCCGGGGAAGACGTCGGGATCGGAAACCCAGGGATGGTGGCACTGTCCCTCCTGACGACGCTGAAGGGCTTCCGAACCATTATCGGTCAGGACGACTACCTGTTTGCCGGGATCATCACGATCCTGTGCAAGTCTCCCAAGAACAGGCTTGGATGCCAGTTGAACGTGTTGGCTGACAGTGGTGAGATACCCAGCGCCGCTGCCCTCGGAAATCTGTCGGACGACGATCTGATCGCGTATCTAAAAAAGACCGACCCTTACGAATGGGTATTGCAATTTATTGCACTGAGGGAACTGCGGCAGCGATGCCGTCATGGCAATATCGAATTGCTGGCTAAGGTGATCAGGGTCATCCGGCAAAGCTTCCCCAATCCTATGATCGGGCTGGCTGCAGCTTTATGTTTCGAGCGGGCGACCGATACCCTTCACCATGGGACGGCGCTGGTAATGGCGCATGTCTTCGGCGCCGGGCCGTGTGTGACATTGCTCAAGCCAGGACCGCATGCCGGCTATTGGGACGATCCGCCGACGGTAGATGCTAACGGGTTCATTCCTTATCCAGTTCTGGATCAGCACACCAGCATTGGACGAATGGCGCTTGTGCGCTGGGCCAAAACAGACAAGATGCAAGCGCTGGCCAACAAGTACGGCGTCCTGCCGGCAAAGATGAACAAGCTGCTGGGAGCGGCGCACTTCTTCAATGAGGCAGCGCTGGTCTACCCACCGCTGATCATCCAGAATTCTGACTTGAACGCTATCACGCTGGAGCAGGAGCGGGCCTACACCAGTTCCAGGATCGAGAGCCCGCTAAGCGCAACGCAGTATATCGAGGCGGAGAAGGCCATCAAGGAGGACATGCCGTCCTTCCTAGACATCTGCAAATACCTTTGGACCAAGGAGAAGGGGTGAACTATGAGAGTAGCAATAACGGGGGGCTCCGGCTTCATCGGGTCGAACCTGATGAACTATTTCCAGATGACGGAGCCGGGTACGGAAGTGGTCATCGTGGACATCGTCCCGCCACAGGCGAAGATGGGACCCAACACGAGGTATATCTATGCGGATATCCGAGACGTTCGATCTATTCTTTCCGCCTTCGACGGGTGCGACGAAGTCTACCATCTGGCGGGGATACTCGGTACAAGTGAGCTTATCCCCATCTCAGCACTCGCCGCATCGGTCAATATCGTGGGAGCTAACAACGTTCTGGACGCCTGCCGAATTGCGGGTGTCCAGCGGGTGTACAACGTCGCTAAACCCCACTTCGATGGCTACTACGAGAACGCCTACACGTTGACCAAGCACGGCGGCGAACTCCTGGGTCAGATGTACCAGCAGAAATTCGGCATGTCGGTGGCCACGGTGCGCTGGTTGAATGCCGTCGGGCCGTACCAGCATCTCTATCCGGTGCGGAAATTCCTGCCGATGATGATCCTGCTGGGCATGCACGGCAAGCCGCTGGAAGTCTACGGCGACGGCTCTCAGACCATTGACCCGATCGATACCCGCGATCTGTCCAGGTTCACGGTGCATGCCTGCCGTTATCTCGGGCGGTCGGAGACGATCGTGGACCTCGGGTCCGGCATGGCCATCAGTTGCCTGGATGCTGCCAGCCTGATTGCCGACGTGCTCTATGCCGCTGGGTACGACAAGCCGGAGATCAAGCACATCCCGATGCGAACCGGGGAGAAGGAAGGTGTCAATCTGGTCGCGGACATGAGTTACTGGAACAGCGTCGACATGATGCCGGAATTCACCTTCCGCCAGAGCATACGGGCGACGGTGGCCTACATCCAGAGCCTGCCGGCCTATCACCTCCAGAACGCCCTCAAATTCTATGGCATCAACCCATGAAATCGCTATTGTCGATCACCGCCGAGCATTCGGCGCTCCATGCGGACTGGCAAAAGGCTCTCGACAGCGGGGTCTTCACTGAAGGCCCCTTTGTCCGTCGGCTGGAAGAGGCCGTCGAAGAGTTCTACGGCTATCCGGCCGCAGCCCTCAATTCAGCCGGCACCGCGCTGTTCTCCGTCATGCGGGTGCTGAACATGCCACCCCGGCAGGGCGTCATGGTGCCGGTCAACACCTTCTTCGCCACAGGCGCCATGGTCCGGGAAGCGGGGCTCAACCCGATCCTCGTGGATACCTCCATGTCGACCTTCTGCATGAGCCTCGACCACATGGATGGGATGTGGAAAGACGCGGTCGTGCGGGCAATGACCTCGGCCGTGGTTTACACACCGGTCGGCGGTGGCATATTCACGGATCACTATTTCCATGCTGCCGGCTTCGCCCACCGCAACAAGCTGCATTTCGTCACCGACGCTGCCCACTCTCTCGGGATTGGCCGTGGGTTGCTGGGCAAGTACGGGCCAACGGTGTTCTCGCTTTACCCGACCAAGGCGGTGCCCTCGGGGGAAGGCGGGATCGTGATCGGCCGGTCTGAGGATTGGATTGGGGAGATCAAGGATTTCCGCAATTACGGCAAGTACAAGGACCCGCTCGACCTCAACCCTGATCGCGTCCAGTACAAGCAGGGCTTCAACTTCCGCATGGACGAATGGACGGCGGTGGTCGCCTATCATCAGATGCAGGCCCTGCCCCGTATCCTGGATCGCCGGGCAGCGGTGGCTGAGAAGATGCAAAGCATCGTCAAGCCCATGATCGACTGGCGTGGGGAAACCAACTGGTATCGCTACATCGTGGACTTGGATTTCAAGGCGACGAAAACCGTCGGCAAGGTCTATGCCCGCACGGACCAGCTTGATCACGCCCTGGGGATGGTACAGCAGCGCAGCGACGAAATCCGCTACCCAGGGGCCAAGCACGTCGCCAATCACCACCAGTGCCTGCCCCTGCACGAGAAGATGGCCGATTGGTCGGTGTCGGACATCGAACGTTTCATCACCACCGATTGGGAGGGTCCACAATGAGGACGACGCACACTTATGCTACGATGGAACTAAGCCAAGCAGCCTATGACGAAATTGCCAAGAAAATGACAGACGCAGGGTACACTCACGCATTCATCGGCAATGCCATGATCGTCATGCAGGGCATTGCTGTGACGCCGCAAGAAGAGCCGCATTTCTGCTCTGCCTGCGGTGCGCCGTTCAAGGACGACGACCTCTGTGCCACGGATATCGAGCTTGGCATCTGCCATGCCGCTTGTCTGGAAGGGTCTCCCGTAGTCGATCTGGAAACAGGCGACGAAAAGCCAGACGCCACGATCACGACCTTCCTCTTCAAGGACGCCGACAAGCCATGACAAAGTTCCTGCTCGATCCCGTCTACACGGCGAGGCCGTCCCGCTGTTCGACGGCCTTCCTATTCATGCAATTGATCGAAGAGATCAGCGCGGTTGACGACCGCGCTTTTTTCTACATGCTCTACCCCACGCAAGCCAAGGATAACGAGGAGGACTGGACATGGCTGAACAGGTTCCCGGAGCGGGTGACACTGATCCCGTATCCGTATGTTACCGGCGACCGGGTGGAAGAACTATTCAAGCTAACGGACCCGCTGCTCGATATGCTGTCCCCGGGGTACTCCCCATATTGGGATTACGATTTCTTGCTTACTTCACGTATCGGCCAGATACCGAACATGCGGGCGCACCTGCACCGAGAGGTGCCGTTCTACGAAGGAACCTACAAGGGGATCATCGGCCTGGACGAAATGCCGATGTTCAGCTTCCGGGACACGGTGAGTTGGGCGATCGAGGGCAACATGGATATCGTCAGCCTAGCGGCGTATATGTCATCGTTGGGCGTCGTTATGAACAATCTCTGGTCCTGGCCATTCTTGAACAATATCGCGAGACGCTATCTGACGCCCTCGCAGGTGATCAGGTTGAAATTCAAAGTGCGGGAAGCTACTCCCGTGAAGCTGAGCCGCCTGAAGTCCCAACCGAAGCCTATCAAAGACACGTTGAATGTGCTGTTTGCCGGCCGGACCACGAGCGTGAGAAACTTCAAAGACGTGGCCGAGCTTTTCAGGAAGCAATTCGCGGGGTCGGCCCTGTCCAAAAAGGGCGTCAAGCTCCGTTTCATCGTTTCCACCCACTCCCTCGGCACCGCTGAGAGCCAGGACTTCGACTTTGTAGAGGTGCAGCACAACAATCGTGAGCAGTTCCACGCGCTGCTGGAGAACGAAGCGCACGTCGCCATCAACATTTCGCGGGTCGAGGACTTCTCCATGTCGACCTACGAGCCGATGATGCACGGCGTCCCCGTTATCCTCCCCGATAAGGCCTGGGCGTCATTCGTCGGGGACGACTACCCATATATCACCAATTCCATGGTCGACAGCTATGCGATCATCAAGAGTTTCCAGGAGGACTACGAAGGTGCGTTTAAGCGATGGGCTGACTGGGAAGCGTCGTATTGGGCGGAGTTCGTTGGCGGGCCACGGAATGTCTCCACGACAGAAGCCGTCCTTGCCCTTATGTCTGAGCATAAGACGAGACTTCTGGCGTGGACGCACGGGGCAAGCCGGCAAGCTGATATGCGCGACAAGGCGAAAGCGTTGACCGAAGCGTGTCTGGAAGATGGCGTGAAAAAGATCGATGCGTTGAAAATGTGGCAGGAGTATTTCGACATGTTCCAGAGCCCCGAGAAATGGCGGGGGACGCCGATTGGCACCCGGCCGATCATCTACCTGATGAAGTGGCACATGAACCAATGCGGCTGGAAAGATACTTTGGAGCCGGGCGTTTTTACCCGTTGACAACGATTTGCTCCCAGCCTATACCCGAAAACGGAACATCGGACTGGACGGCTGTTAAACCGGGCTGAACGGATGGGAGATAGCTGCGCAGGATCACGGTCCTAATCTACCCTCCTCCACGGCCAGAAATACGTGTTCGGCTCCACCCTCTAGGCTGCAAACCAATCGAGTGGATCAAGCTGTTCGCAAGTATGGTAATCGTGGGTTTCCGGTTCGATGTTCCACCCTTGGGGTGTTAGCCCAGTTGGGAGAGCAGTGGCCCTGCAAGCCGAAGGTCCTCGGTTCGAACCCGAGACACTCCACCAAATTCTCTGCCATATCTGAGGGCTCCATGGCGGAGATAGTCTCGCGGTCCTCCCAACGCTGAGCATGAAAAAGGCTTACCCAGGGGTTTCAGGGGGTGGGCCTTTTTTATGACCAGTGCCCACTAAAGCGCTTTCCCTATTTTCCAGGCTGTTTTATGTCTCCAGCGACATGATCAATGGGGGCGTTTGTGAACGCGATAACCAAAACTAAGGCGTTGCCTCGGCTGGACGTGCGGGCCGACCAGCTAGTCAAGAACGAAAAGAACCCGAACAAGATGAACGCCAAGCAGTTCGATCTGCTATGCGACAATCTCGAAAAGACGGGGATGACGGACGCGCTGCTGGTTCGCCCCCTGCCGGACGAGACCAAGGACGGCCTGCCCAAATACCGCATCGTCGGCGGTCACCACCGCTATGACGCTGGCCTATATCTGGGGTTCAAGGAATTCCCGGTGACGGTGATCAACCACGACGATTTCGATGAAGACGCCGAAACCTTCCAGATCGTCAGAATGAACATGATCCGTGGTCAGATGGACCCGGCCGCCTTCTTCCAGATGTACGAGAAGGTCCAGGCCAAGTACGGCAACGACATCCTGCAGGACGCCTTCGGTTTCTCTGATGAGAAGGAATTCGAGCGGATGGTGGGGCAAGCTGCCAAGAGCCTGCCCACCCCGCTGATGAAGGAGAAGTTCAAGGAAGCGGCCAAAGAGATCAAGACGGTCGATGGGCTGTCCAAGCTGCTGAACCACATCTTCAACAAGTATGGTGACACGCTGCCCCACGGCTTCATGGTGTTCGACTATGCCTCCCAGAAGCAGGTCTGGCTGCACATCTCGCACAAGACCTACAAGGCCATGGATATCATCGGGGATATGTGTATCGAGCAGGATCGGACCGTTGATGAGGTCATCGGCGCCGTATTGCAACAAATTGCACAAGGCAAGACCCCGACCATGGACACGGTGGTAGCGTCTACCGAGCCGGCCAACCTGCCCAAGAAGACCCTGCTGAAACTGAAGCTGAAGCCGACCAAGCAGACGCTCTCTGACATGAAGGCGGTGCACTGATGGCCAGAACCCAACGCTTTGCCGAACTGCGTAACCTGCGGCCGGAGGTGCAACAGGAGATCGATGACCGGTTGACGGCGGGGATCAACGCCCGCGAGATCGTCAAGTACCTGCAGGATGACTGCAAGGTCCTGACCGACAAGAACCCCGACAGCCTCAAGAAGATGCTGGAGCGTTACCGCACGTCCGATCTGGCCGAGAAGAACCGTGCCCGCGTGCTGAACGCGACCAAGGGGATGTCGGTCTCCAAACTGGCCAAGACCCTGAACGCCATGCATGAGATCAACGAGCTTTGCGTGATCCAGCGGGCGCGGGTCGACAAGATGCTGACGATGGAGCAGAAGCAGGACAACTTCGTGCTCAAGCAGACCTCCGAAGAAATCAAGCTGCTGAAGGAAAACCTCGTAGAGCTTGGGAAATTGCAGTTGGAAACCGGAGTGCTGAAGCGGGCCTCCAGGACCGTTACGGGAACAGTGGTGGACGCCGATGGGAATACTACGGATTTCGAGTGGGATGAAGAAACCAAGTCCCTTTACGACCGGCTTGACAATCTTGAAAAAGGCCTCGTCATCGACGCCACCGCCTTGCCAGGAAACTAAGGTCTATTCGGTAGAGGACGTCATCCAGACCAGCTTTGCCCTGTTGCGGCGGATGGGGCAGACCGGCAAGGACATCTGGGCTTTCTCCAAGACGATCACCGATCCGACGGCGCAAGCCACGTACCTGTTGAAGGCGACCCGCTGGCTGAAGAAACAATCCGAGCGCAAGGTAAAATGGCGCTGGCTGCCGGTCGACCCCTACACCTTTGTGAACTCGCCCAAGTACCTGAACATGGGTGCCGAAATCTGGCCCAAGAACATGGTCGAGATCGAGCGCCTGCTGTGGGGGGATTACGAAGAGGCGGTGTTCACCGGGGGTATCGGCACCGGCAAGACCACCTGTGCCCTGGTCGCCATAGCTGAGACGATCTACGAGCTATCCTGCATGGTGCAGCCACAGCACGCCTTCGACATGGCGGCGTCGTCGGAAATCATGTTCATCTTCCAATCGATGAAGAAGGAGTTGTCGAAGACCGTCGACTATAACCGCTTCAAGTCGATGCTCAACAACAGCGCCTATTTCACGGCCAACTTCCAGTTCGACCGACAGATTTCATCCGAGCTTCGCTTCCCGCACAACATCATCGTCAAGCCGCTGGCCGGCGATGCGACGGCAGCAATTGGGCAGAACGTCTTCGGCGGTCTGATTGACGAAGTGAACTTCATGGCGGTCACCGAGAACTCCAAACAGGCTTCGGCCGAGGGTGGTGTCTTCGATCAGGCCCGAGCGATCTACACCTCGATTGCCCGGCGCCGGGAAAGCCGCTTCATGGAAAAGGGCAAGCTGCCCGGCCTGCTGTGCCTCGTGTCGTCAAAGCGCTACCCCGGCGAGTTCACCGACACCAAGATGGCGCAGGCCGAGAAGGAATTGAAAGAAACCGGCCGCACCAGCATTTTCATCTATGACAAGCGGTCGTGGGACGTGAAGGACCTAGACAAGTTCTCTGGACAGTGGTTCGACTTGTTCCTTGGGGACGCCAACCGCAAGCCACGGGTGCTCAAGGATGGAGAGGCCGACACGTTTGCGGATGCTGACAAGAAGCTGATCACCAAGATACCGCTGGAGTACCGGCAGAAGTTCGAAGACAACATCCTCGACGCGGTGCGGGATATCGCCGGTCACTCGACCCTGGCGCTGAACCCGTTCATCATGAACGTCGAAGCGGTGGCCAATTGCTTCGGCACCGTGCCGTCGATCATCTCGCGGGAGTGGTGCGATTTCGACCAGACCGGTCTACTGATCTACCCAGATCGCATAGTAAACCGCACAGCCTTGCGCTGGATACATATCGACCCGTCGGAGACCAAGGACAGCACCGGAGTGGCCTGTGCCCACGTCGTCAGGTTCGTGCCGATCCAGCGCGGTGACGAAGTCGAGATGCTGCCTCTGATCCGGTTCGATTTCACCCTCGAATACCGGCCCCCGGCTGGCGGGGAGATCGAGCTATCGAATGTGCGCCGACTGATCTACAAGCTCAACGAAGTAGGTCTTCCGATCAAGTTCGTCACTCTCGATAGCCATCAATCCAAGGACAGCCTGCAGACCCTGCACAAGAAGGGCTACAAGTCGGGGTATCAGTCGGTGGACCTGGACATCACCCCGTATGAAGTGGCGAAGCTGGCGTTTTATGACGGCCGGGTCTTGACCCCGGAGCACGACCATGCCAAACATGAATGGTCCCGCCTGGAGCGGAACACGCTGAAGAACAAGATCGACCACCCACAGAACGGAAGCAAGGACGTTTCCGATGCCATGGCTGGAGCAATCTACGGCTTGACAATGCGGCGCGAGATTTGGACCGCTCACAACATACCGCTGAGCATGGTTCCGAGATCACTGCTAAACTTGAAGCAACCGACGCACAAGGGTTCCGTGGAGGACGTCGAGCGCCGGAAAGCTGAGAGGAGCGCAGCATGACCAAGTACATGTTCTTTTCCGACGTCAATCAGACGGTGTTTGTCGATTATCTGGAAGCGCGGGACATTGTCTATGAAGAAGTCGCTTGGAACGTCATCCTGGTTGCCTATGCCAACGACGACGTTCGTCACGAAGCCCTCAGCCTTGGAGCCGAAGAATGTCAGTAGCCCAACTCACCACCCCGAATGCCAGCGTCCTGACCGACAAAGTCGAGGAGGTATGCCGCGCATGGCTGCCGGCCTACATGATGTACGGCATCGGCCTCAAGGCCAAGGAGCAGGGCCTGATCCTGCGGGAGGACTTCTTCCTACATCTGCAGCAGCACATGCGCAAGGTGGTCGAAGGACTGGACGACATTTCGATGGCGCGGGCGTCGAAGCTCACCGAACAGCGGGCGCTTGACCTTTGCCGCGAGATCAGCACCGATAACGCGATCACTGTGCTGTTCGTGATCATGTACTCGGTTATGAAGGCGGTAGACGAGGGCATCATCACCGACGTGACCAGCCAGCCGGTACTCTACACCGTGCTGCTGATTGACGAGAGCGAAGACATGGGCTTCGAAACCACCTTCAATCGAAAGTGGGTCAAGCAGAAGGCGAGCGAGATGTTCTCGACCTGCTACTACAAGAAATGGTACTGAGCCGTTTTCGAAATACAGTTTGACGGGGACCGAATTCTCTTGTTTTTCGGTCCCTTTCTTTTTATCTTTAGACCACGACATAAATCACAATTTCCATGGAGGGTTATGTGATGCAGATACACGATTTCGGCCCCGGAATTCAAGGCGTCGTGACAGACAAGGAAGTGGTCGGAGGAAAAGGTTCCTCGCTCGCGATCATGACCAATATGGGGCTGAACGTCCCTCCAGGGTGCATCATCGATATCCCCCACTGCCAGCAATACTGGAAGCTGAGCAGCGCGATCGAGCGGGCCAATATGGTCGGTTCTTTGGCCAACGATATCGTCAACAAGCACATCACCCACATGCATAAGGCTTATGGTTTCGTGCCGCTCTTCTCGGTTCGATCCGGGGCTCCGGTGTCGATGCCGGGGATGATGGACACCATCCTGAATGTCGGGCTGACCACGGTCAACCTGGATACGTGGATCAAGCGGATTGGCGCCAGGGCCACCTGGGATAGCTATCGCCGACTGATCCTAATGCTGTCGACCACGGCCTACGGGCTGCCGGAGACGGTCATGAACGCGCCGATGGATGCTCTCAAGGAAAAGCTGGGGATCGAGGCTGACACCGATCTGACGGCTGCGCATCTGAAAACCATCTGCATGGCGATGAAGATGTCGTTCGAATACCACATGAACATGACGTTCCCGGACAATCCAGTGCAACAAATTGCAGCGGCGATCGATGCTGTTTTCCGGTCGTGGAACTCGGAACGGGCGATCGTCTACCGGCAGATCAACAAGCTGGAGCATATCAGCGGCACGGCGGTCACCATCCAGGCGATGGCTTTCGGGAACCTGAACGATAATTCAGGCACCGGGGTGCTGTTCACCCGCAACCCGTCGACTGGGGACGACATGCTTCACGGGGAATTCCTACAGAATGCCCAAGGCGAGGACGTGGTGGCCGGGATACGGACCCCGAGACCGCTGGAAGAGATGGCCAAAATCGACAAGTATTGGAATGGTGTGCTGACCGAGATAGCCACGGTGGCTTCCAAGCTGGAGGACTATTACAAGGATATGGTCGATATCGAGTTCACGGTTCAGGATCACAAGCTTTATGTGCTACAGAGCCGGGTAGGCAAGCGAACAGCCCGAGCGGCGATGAAGATCGCCACCGATCTGTACGACGCCGGGATCATCGATCAGGACATGCTGTTTTCCCGGATCACCAAGAGCCAGTACAAGATTTCCAAGCGGCCGCAGGTGGACCCGGCGTGGAAGAAGAAGCCGCTGATGGAGGGGATCAATGCTTCCCCGGGTGTGGCGCGTGGTGTGGCGGTGTTCACCTCAGCGCAGGCGGTTATGGCCAGGGAGGCGGGGCAGGACGTGATCCTGATCCGAACCGAGACGACGCCTGACGATATCGCCGGAATGAATGCTGCGGTTGGTATCCTGACGGCGACCGGGGGCTCCACTTCTCATGCGGCGGTGGTCGCCAGATCGATGGACAAGCCCTGTGTTTGCGGGGTTACTGGGCTGACGGTCGGTGATCATCATGCGATCTACAACGGCGTGCCGATCAATCAGGAAAAGGACGTCGTCACCATCTGCGGTCTGACCGGCCGGGTCTGGGTCGGGGATAATGTGCCGGTAACGGCCGGGGATACGGCGCCGATCAGGAAGACCCTGTTCGACCTGCTGTCGGGGGACGCCTATCAGGTGGTGGACCTGACGGAGATCGAGGAGAACGCCATTCCGAAGAATGTGGCTTTGAAGATCGAGCATTACGTGATGCAGGGCGTCGAGCCTGACGATCTGATCCCGTCGATCGCCGGGCTGCAGGTTCTCGGGCACAACATCATGCTCGACCTGTCCATGGACAACATCGACAATACCAGGGCGCTGCGGAACATCTTCACGCCGGACCCGCTGCCAAAGCAGTACATAGACATGGTCAATCGTATCCTGGCTATGCCGAAGAACGGGGAGATCGATCCCAGTCAGGTGATTATCACCAGGGCTAAGCCCCAGATCGTGGAGTACCTGCAGAAGGCCGGGTTCGCCATCAACAAGGCAGCCAAGTCGATGAAGGACCTGATCGACGGAGCGGCCGGAGTGGAGATCACGGACGATTTCATCCAGAACGTTTTCGGCTCGAAAGAGGCCATGGCCTACATCATGGAGCTACTGGCCAAGGACGGCAAGAAAATCTCGGCTGGTAGCCGGGACATCCACCCAGAGAGACTGTTGTTTACCAGACTTGCTGACTGACATAAGCATTTGGGCAGCAGGAAAGGAGTGTGCTAAATGGCTCTTGTTTTAGGTATCGATCTCCACGGGGATTTCTATGTGGGGGATGAACGTTATGAGATTTCGGAGATCATTTTGCCCACGGACATGATCGTGACCAGGGCGCGGGACGGCAAGTCCTTCAGGATCACTGACACAGAGGCCAAGGAGATCGCCCCGGACGTGTTCATGTCATCGGGCAAGCCGATGGCTGGCAAGCGGGCCAGATGCTCTCTGGACGCCCCCAGCCACATCAAGATCATGCGGGGCGACAAGTATGCGGAGGCCCACAGTCATGTCTGACAATCGGCACGTCACGGTTCTACCGGATGCCATCGTCAAAGCCAAGCGGCTGGGGATCAGCGGCAATATCGAAGAGCGCTTGAAGCGCATGGCCTTGCGGGCTGCCATCATCACCCACCCGCAAGGAAACAGGAGGTTCGGTGATTACCTGCTGCGGATCAAGGAAGGTCGGTTGGAGATGATCATGCGATACGACCCGGAAACCAAGAGGGTTTGCGGATAATTGCAACAAATTGCACTACTGCCAAAACAGCATGGAGGCTCATAATGGCGCGATACACAGTTGAAATGAACGGCAATCTTTCCCTGCCCCTCGGAGAGGGCGGGCGTTACGGTTACATGCATATCCTCGGAGGGCCGTTCGACACGGGCCTGTTCACCGACGGCACCTACAACGTCAATCTCAAGGCGGAGGGGACGCGGAAGAAGTTCGACACGGAATTGCCGATCGAAGACTACGGCGTCCCCCTGGACAAGTTCCTGCTGGTGGAAGTGATCGAGGACGTGATCGTCCAGGCGATGGCCGGCAAGCTGATAGTCACCGGCTGCATGGGGGGCATGGGGCGCACAGGTCTCTTCATGGCAATCCTGGCCAAGGCCTGCGGCATCCAGAACCCGGTGCGGTTCGTGCGGGCCAAATACTACCACCATGCGGTGGAGACGGAAAAGCAGGAAGAGTTCGTCGCCAATCTCGACGTCTCCTGGGTCCCTCGCGTGATCGAGGAAACCTACAAGCGGATGCATCCCGGCGTCGAAGTGCGGGACAACTTCCTCGACCCGCTGCTGCCGGAACCGGCGATCCAGCCGCCCATTGCCGGTTTCTGGCAGAGGCTCTGGAATTATATCCGCTACTGACCATAAATACCTTGTATCGACGCTGGAAATCCTTAGACTGAAACTCTAAGGATTTTCTCTTCAATGGAGTGAAGGAAAAATGGCACTGAGCGATATCACTTTGGGGCACCTGTTCCTGCATCCGGCCCGCCAGTTGAACGACATTTCCGAGACGTCAGCGGCGACGGTGGGGTCGGTGGTCAAGGCCTACATGGACAAGAACCTCAACACGAACAACGCCAAGCCGGATAACATGGCGGTGACGTTCTATGCGTTCTCCCAGATGATCGGCTATCTGACGTCGATCTATGATCGCTCCGAGCCGATGGCCGAAGAGGATGCTGAAATCCTCAAACGCTATTTCACCTTCATGGACGCCGAAGGAACTCGGGCGGCGATCTACCTGCTGCTGATCTGCATCCGGGAATGCCGGCACACGCATTCCAATCCGGTTACGGACCTGAAGATCAGCAAGGAGGTCAGCAAGGCGGCGGTGGATTGGATACGGAAGTACAAGTCGGGGGAGAACTATACCTCGCTGTGGACTGATCCCCCGAAATGCACCTTTGGCCAACTGGTCACCGCCATTCGCCGGTTCTTCTATGAACAGTCGTACAACAGCGGTTACGGCGGGCCGAAGTGGGGAGCCGTCACCGATTGCATCGAGAGCTTCATTTACGGCAAGACCTCGGCCGAAGTGATGATGGATACCAACTGGACGCTGGCCCACAACAACGGCCCTATTTTCAATAAGGGCATGCTGTACCACGATTATGATCACAAGCTGCTGAACATCCTCGACGTCCAGAGAGCGGGGATGATCCTGCAGGGCATTATCGAGGATCATGTGGTTCTCAGCTATGCGACGACCTCGACGCTGCGGAACCTCTGCCACGCTTTCGTCAAGCGCCATCAGAAATCCATCGGGGCGGCTTACATCGACTGGTATCAGGTGGAGAACCTGGGGGCAGTAAATGACTGCGTTTACTATCAGTCCCTGCAGAAGAAGAAATACGGGCCTTCCCCTTATGCCAAGTGGGAGGGTCCTACAGCGGGGGTTGAACCCGAGACGTATTACGAGGTGGATACGAACACGCTGTTGAAGGTCGTACCCTCCAAACGTCCCCAGGTCGAGGAGAAATCAATTCCGGCCGCAGTGATACCGGAAGTGGAAGCCAAGCTGCTCGACTACCTGCTTGATGGAGGATCAGCCAATCTAACGGCTTTCGCGAAGCATATCGGGATGACAAGCGACAAGGTGCTCAGCATCGAGCACTCCAAGGAACCACCCAAGAAGCTGAAAATTCTGCTTCCGAAAAAGGCGAGCTAAGCAAAGGAGTGCTGCTCAATGGCAAGAAAAAGTCTCAATGACGTGCTGTCCAACGATCGTAGCGTGGCGCGTGTCGCCCAGGGGGGATCGTCTGTCGTCTCCTACCACAAGGATGACGAAGATTGGGTGGCCAAGATCGAGGCCAAGTACAACACGGCTCCCAAGCTGATCGATCATCAGAACGATTATGGTTCTTTCGAGAAGTGCTACAAGAAGCACCCCAAGCTGTCACTCGGCGGCGGAACCCTGATCGGTGGCTCCGGGGAATTCCCCGTGGCACAGACGGCGTTTGCCTTCATCGGCTTCGACTACAAGGTGACCGTGCCGGCCTATGACTACGAAAAGCACGACCCTCCCCACTGCATCCACCACAAGATCGCGGACATGCATGCCCCGGACAACCCGGCCGAATTCATCAAGCTGGTCAAATGGACGGCCAGCAAGCTCAAGGAAGGCAAGACCATCCATTGCGGCTGCATCGGGGGTCACGGCCGGACGGGGACCTTCATCTCGGCGGTGGTCAAGGAGATCACCGGGGAGGAAGATGCCATCGGCTGGACCCGCAAGCACTACTGCCACAAGGCGGTGGAGAGCACGGAGCAGGTCGACTTCCTGGCCAAGCATTTCGGGATCACACCGCAGCAGGGGGCCAAGTCATCGGCCAAGTCGTCCGGCAAGACCCAAGCTCAACCGAAGAGCAAGAGCGTGACCAAGGGGAACCACGTCTTCTCCCCGATAGGCCCACGCTTCGATATCTTCAAGCCGTGAGGGGGAAGAGATGGCACAGCCGCATATAGAATTCTCCGTTGCCGGACCTGCCTGGGGCGCCTGGGAACCGATAACCAAGCTTATGAGCGCTGCGAACATTAAGTCCTCTGACCTGGTGCTCGCGAACCTCAGTCTTGATTTGATCGCCATCCGGTTCAGCGATTTTGGCTGCGATATCAGATACGACATGGCTATCGTCGCGCAAAAGCCGATCAAAGGCGTTGTCCTGCAGGATAAGCAGGAGGCGATTGCCTTCTTCAATTCTCTCATAGAGACGGTCGTGACTGTGCTGAAAATATCTGACTTCGCCATGAAGCTGACGACCATGACGGCGCCTGCGGCCGACGGCTTACTTGATCACACGAAGCCGAACGTCAACGAGAAGCATTTCAACTTCGCCAAGATGTATGGCGAATATGTCAAGTCACAGGGTAAACCAAATATCCAGCAGGTGCCGAAAACCCCTCCCTTTCCGGGTGGGGGTAAGATACAATACTCTAAGGACAAACCCATTTTTATGCAGTGGGACACGCTTGAAGATAAAGTCGACGTCAGCAAGGAGGCAGTCGTGACAAGTGCAGTAGGTAAACCTTTGAACAGCTATCTGGCGGGGGCGCTGAAACCGGCTTCTGCACTTCCACCTTTCAAGGAGGCGACCCAGCTTTACCAGATGGTGATGGGGACCACGAGCGAGTATTGCATCGTGGCCATGGCCCCCAAGCTGAAGGTCGGGGCTCGGGTGTGGGGGCAGACCCTGTCGATCCGGTACGAGGGGGACGACCTGGACGTGGTCACGGGAGCCCTCAAGACGGCAGGCTTCAAGGTGACCGCCACCTATGCCACTCTGCATGTCGAGATACCGACCACTTCCAACATCAGCCTCTGGCAGCGCGCCATGGCGTCGATGATCGCGGCGTCGATGTACGATTTCGACACGCCCCTCCCCTCCATCCTCAAGGTGCAGAAATGCTTCCCAAAGAACAACTTCGGACTATAACGCCGGGGCAGGCATTTGCCCCCAGCACCCCGCTGCTGCCCAAGGTCAGCCCCGAAAAAATGAAATTTGTTGCAACGGAGAGCGAAGTCGGGCCGGACGGGTGCATCAAGTTGAAGTTCAAGAAAACCTACTTCGGCGTCAACATGGGAACGGTCGAGTGCATGGTCCCGGAACAAGGAGAAGTCCAATGGCGGCTGTGAAGAAAGCAAAGGAGGCGATATTCCCCCCGGCGATCTCCGATCAGGACATGTATCATCTGGCCGATATTCTTGACGCCACGATCGTGCAATCCAACCACAAGCTCGATATTCACCGCATTACCAGCAAGCGGCTGATAATATCGGGGATTGAGGTGAAGACCGGGCCGCTGTCTATTGACGGCGTAGTCGACAAGGACTATGCAGCATTGGACCTGTTCATGGGGGGCGACCTGCACATTTTGATTTTGCTTATGACGAGCAAAACCATTACTAACTTCACCACTCTATGGATATCAGAAACCCCCCCAGAGCCCCTACGGAGCGCTTTCAAGAGACATTCCGATCCCTTACCCCTTCGGAATTTTCTTGACTATCTGGAGGGAAACACAAAGCGGGGATTTTATACTGATGCTGGAAAAAGATGGCGAGAGCTTCCCGAGGCTGCTCATATGGACCTCTTCAAACGCGGCTACATTGACGCCAATTTTTCAGCCCTGCTTAAAGTCTAAGCCCTGGCTGACCCACCAGTTCCTGCCCTTCGACGCTTCTGAGCCTGTCCCGGTCCCCAAACCCGGACAGGTTCTTTTAGCGTGTGGCTCCAAGGCCATGGACCTCCTGAAGTCGGACAAGCTGGTCCACAAGGGGCTGGGGATAAACAAGCTGCGCGAGACGGCACACAAGGCCCCCAGCGGCGGCTTCATTTTTTTGACCTATGACCCTGCGAGTTGTGCCAGCGATCCGGCCAACAAGGCGCTGATCCAGTGGGACGTGCAACTTATTTCACGGTTCATGCAGACGGGCTCGCTCAAGCCGGTATTCGGGGATTACACCTGGGTCCCGAACTTCACCAACCTAATCACGCGGGTGCTGCTGCGGTACAAGGAAACCGGCTTGCCGGTGGACGTCTCGCTCGATACCGAAACCATGGGATTGGTCCCCTTCCACCCCGACAAGGATTTGGTCACCATCGGCTTCACCGATAGACCTGGTTACGGGGAATGCCTCTACATCAACGGCGTCTGCGAAGAAGACCTGCCCATCATCCAGCCTCCTATTCAGCCGACGTTCTTCGCTGAAGTCGTTAAACTGTGGAATGAGGCTCACGGTAAAAGCGAACCGTTCCCCTGGACAGTTCTGGCGCAGATAGAGTGGCTATGCACCACGCCGATGATCAAGATGCGGGGCTCCAACCTCAAGTATGACAACATCTGGCTGTACGAGAAGCTGGGGTTCAGGTGCGATAATTTCAAATTCGACAACGCGATCGTCGGCTCGCTGCTGGACGAGAACAGGTCGAACTCCCTCAACGTTCACACCAAGACCCTCGTACCCGATCTGGGGGGCTATGACGACGAGCTAAACTCCAAGTATGACAAAGGCCATATGGAGCTTATCCCTCAGGAAGACATGCTGCCCTATGCGGCTGGGGACTTGGATGCAGCTTATCGGGTGGCCGACGAACTCCGGGATCAGCTTCTTTCCCAACCCGATCTTGCCAAGTTCTATGTGACCATCCTGCATCCGGCTGCCAAGGCGTTCGAAATGATCGAGCACCGAGGCATCTATGTCGACACCGCTAAGTACGACAAGCTGCACAAGGACCTCGACATCTACATCGCCAAGAAGGAGCAGGAGTGCATCAACCTTCTCCCCGGCAAGCTGAAGTACAAGTACAAGGATAAGATCGAGGCTCAGCTTGCAGCCGGAAAGGACCCGCTGCTACCGTCGATCCTCAAGGATTTCTATTTCTCTCCCCAGGGCCTGAACCTCAAACCGAAGATGTTCACCCCCAAGCCTGACAAGAACGGCGAGCCAGTGCCGTCCATGACCCAGGCGCACCTAAAGCAGTTTGCCACCGAGAACGAAGACGCGGCCAAGATGACCAAGGTCCTCGGGGAAATGGGCAGCGCCAGCAAGACCCGCTCCACCTTCGTGATCGGCTTCCTCAAGCACCTGACGCCGGACGGCAAGTTCCACCCGACCTACATGCTTTACAAGGGCGGGTACAACGACGACGACAGCGACGAGAGCGGCACGGTCACCGGGCGACTGTCAGCCAAGGACCCGGCATTCCAGACCATACCCAAGAAGATCAAGGACAAGAAGGCCGACAAGTCGGAGCATTGGGCCAAGCGTATCCGGGAATGCTTCATCGCCCCGCCCGGCTATGTGATGTTCAACATCGACTTCAGCCAGGGTGAACTTCGGATCGTCGCGTGTGTGGCCAACGAAACCACCATGCTGCACGCTTACGAACAGAACCTCGACCTGCACGCGGTTACCGGCGCCAAATTGGCCGGGGTCGATTTCGATGAATTCCTGACATGGAAGGATCACCACGACGCGGCCAAGGCGGCGATGTTCGAAGACCTACGCGGCAAGGCCAAGCCGGCAAACTTCGGCCTCCTCTACGGCATGGGATGGCAGGGCTTCCAGGCTTATGCTTGGGCACAATACGGCCTCATCCTCTCCGACACCGAGGCACAGGAGATGCGCAACGCCTTCTTCGAACTCTACCCAGGGCTGGTCCATTATCACGAAGAGTACAAGGAGTTCGCGCGTCACAACGAATATGTGGAGAGCCCGCTCGGCCGTATCCGGCATCTCCCGATGATCAAGTCGTGGGACAAGGAGGTCAAGGCGCGTGCGGAACGGCAAGCGATCAACTCCCCGATCCAATCGACGCTTTCGGATATGATGCTCTGGTCAATCGCCCTGATTGAGGCTAACTTCAACCCGGACGATGTTCGCGCAATCGGAATGGTCCATGACGCCCTTGTCGGCTACATGAGGGAAGACAAGGTGCAGCAGCTTATGCCGCAGGTCATGGAGATCATGAGCAACCTGCCGTTCCACGAATTGGGATGGGAGCCGCAATTGAAATTCCCGGTCGACGCCGAATATGGTTACAACATGGCTGAGATGACCAAGTTCAAACTCGCGGCTTAAAGGAAGGCATCATGTCGAAGGTAAGTATCTCAAAGGCGAATAAGGGGGAGGTGTCTCCTCCGACGCTGACCCATACGGAAAGCGTCAATGACGACGGCAGGAAGGGGCACACCGTCTCGATCGTCATGATGGACGATATGCTGTTGCGCAAGCTGGCAGGGATGGAAGCGTCCTCCAATGCCAAGGAAACCGAGGACCAGTTCAAGAACTACTATCTTGGCGGTTCGGCCGGCAACAGCTACGCGGTCATCAAGCCCCCTTATAACCTGGATCAGTTGTGGCGCCTGACGACCCAGAACAATGCCCTCATGCCCTGTATCGACGCCTATGTGACCAACATCGACGGCACCGGCTTCAGGATCACCGCCGACGACATCAAGCCGGAAGACGAGGACACCGATCCTGAAATCCAAGCTATCTGGGGCTTCTTCAACGAGGTATGGCCGGGGGAGAGCTTCATCTCCGTTCGCAAGAAGGTGAGGCGCGACAAGCATTCCATCGGCAACGGTTACATGGAAGTCGTTAAGAACCCCTACGACCAGATTTGCTTCATTCGCCATGTCGACGGCAAGACGATGCGGTTGGTGCAGCTTGACGAGCCGACCCCGGTCCTGAAGGTGTACGAGCGTTGGGGAGAGCAGGTGGAGATCACCACCCACATCCGGGAACGGCGCTTTGCTCAGATCGTCAACCAGGGCGGTTCGATCATCTATTTCCGTGAATTCGGCGCGTCCCGCCATCTGAACAAATACACGGGCGCCTGGGAAGGCCCCAACAATCCGGTAGCGGTGAAAGATCGGGCCACGGAAATCCTCCATTTCCCCGACGTGCCGGACGCGACCAGCCCCTATGGCGTACCGCGCTGGATCACCCAGCTTCCGTCTGTGCTCGGGTCCCGCAAGGCCGAGGAATTCAACATGGAGTTCTTCGACAACGGCGGTATCCCCCCGGCGCTGGTTATTCTCCAGGGCGGCTCTCTTGCCGCGCACACCCGTCAGCAGATCGAGAACCTGTCCTTCGTCAGGGCCGCCAAGAAACAGCGGCTGATGGTCGTGGAAGCGGAGCCCACCGGGGGATCGCTCGATAGCCCCGGCACCGTCAAGGTCACCGTCGAGCGCTTCGGAACGGAGAGACAGAATGACAGCATGTTCGAAAAATATGACGACAAGTGCGAGCAGCGCGTTCGTCGGGCATTTCGCCTTCCGCCCATCTTCGTCGGCGCCAGCAGCGACTATAATTTCGCGACCGCTTATGCTTCATATACCGTTGCCGAAGCCCAAGTCTTCCGGCCGGAGCGTGAAGATTTCGATGAGGTCATATCGCTGAAGATCATGCCGTTCATCGGTAAGAGCGCTGCCACCAAGACCGACACCAAGAAGCGCGTCTACCGGATGCGGTCGTTGCCGCTGCAAATCCAGGAAGCCACCACCAAGCTCGACGCTGTCAAGCAGGCGCAGTCGACGGGACATGTGTCCCCGCAGACATTGGTCACTACCATGAACGAGATCGCCGGCCTCAACATGAAGGTCGAGGATCATGCCGTCATGCCGGTGCAGGGCGAGCAGAAGGATACCGGTGGAGTGCCTGGGCAGCAAGGAAACCCGGGTGGCAAGAGCGGCGGCAAATCCCCGACCCACGATCTTAACCAGCAGACCGGTGCTCCGAACGGGGTCAAAACCCCCGCTGCCAAGGAAGCTGCCTGAGAGACATTTAGCCGACATTTTAATGTCCCTGAACATGGGTCGGAAGATTAACCACTTCCGGCCCATTCTTATTGCAACATATTGCACTGGCTCCACGCTTCCGTATTAATGACCTCAATTCTGATTTGGCTGGTCGAGGGAGTAATTGGTGACCAAAAACGCCATCACTGCCGCGATCAAAAAGACAGATGACGACGAGCGTTTGGTGTTCGCGGAAGTTTACGCGCCGGACAAGCTGGATAGTCAAAACGACTTCATGTCGGCTGAGACGATCCGAAAGATGGCCTACGATTTCCTCGCGAATGCCCGGGTTCTGAATGTGGACACAAACCACAATCGGGAACCAAACGGATCGGTGGTCGTGGAGAGCTTCATAGCTCGTGCTGGGGACCCCGATTTCATTGTCGGCTCTTGGGTAATCGGGGTTTATGTCCCTGACGACACAATCTGGGCCATGGTGAAATCGGGGGAACTGAACGGTTTCTCTCTCGACGGCAGCGGCAAGCGCACCGAAGTCGAAGTCACTCTGATCCTGCCAGACATAATGAAGGGCCGCACGATGAAGGCGGGCGAAGATGAGCACGATCACGAGTTCATCGTAGCCTACAACAAAGACGGCGACTTCATTGGGGGGTGGACGGATGTGGGGCCAGATGGTTTCCGTCACGAAATCCTCCGAGGCACAGTAACGGAAACCGCCAATGGCCACGCCCACCGGTTTTCGTATGTTGAAGGCGTGATACTGGTGAACACGGATGACGACAATCTCCCTGAAGGCGAATGAGCTTTCCGAAACCAACGTCCAAATCGTCTCCATGGTCAAGCGCGGGGCCAACCGCATTCCTTTCCGCATCGTCAAAGAGGACAACGAAGACATGCTCAATCTCGACAAAATCGCCGCAAAGGGCTTCGTGAAGTCCGAACAGAAGGGCGGTGTCCTGGCCGTCATCGTCAACAAGACCGCAGACGTCGAAGCCGTTGCTGCGGCTCTGGCCAACACCGGCCTCAAGCTCGAAAAGGGCGAAGAGGGCGAAAACACCATCGTCTTCAAGCAGGAAGGCATTTCCGAATTCGATGTCGGCATGATCAAGCTGGACGATGACGTGATCGTCGCCGTCTCCGGTCTGCAGAAGGGCTTCTCGGCTTACGACTGGCAGAACACCGATTTCGCCACCGTCTTCGCCACCGAGGGCTTCTACCCGTCGCTGCGCACCGCCACCGACGCCATGGAGACGACCATCTCCAATATCCTCTACAAGTCGGAGAACAAGGCCGAGATCAGCACCAAGGTGACCAAGTGCCTTTCGGACTTCGGCTCCCTGGTCAACACGCTCGTCGCCAATATCCCCGAAGCCGCTGTCAAGGCCGACGAAGCCCTGAAGTCGGAAACCTATGTCGCTGCCAAGAAGACGGCCGGCACGGCTGCCTGCGATCCGGCGATGACGGAAGCCGACAAGAAGAAGATGAAGACGCCGGCCAAGAAGGAAGACGAGCCCAAGGTGGAAGACACCGCCAAGGGCGACGAAGCCAAGCCGGAAGCCAAAGACGGCGAAGCGGTCAAGGAAGCGCCCAAAGTCGAGAAGACCGAGGACAACGCCGACCTGCTCGCCAAGATTGGCGACCTGATTACCCAGGGTATCGAAAAGGCGCTGGCCCCGGTCACCGCTTCGGTAGACGCCCTGAAGACGGATTTCGGCAAGGTGAACAGCCGTGTCGAAGAGGTGGCGGCCACCGCCAAGAAAGCCGATCAGGCCATCAAGGGGACTGTGACCATCAGCAGCGCCCCCGACCGGTCTGTGACCAAGAAGACGGATAGCGAGGGAACTGTTCCTCCGCCGCTCGATACCGCATTCATGAAGAACGTCTGATCTTTCTGAATGCATCTTTAAGCCAATCTCGCTATCTCAAAAGGACCTATGAAACATGGACAACAAGACGCTTCTGCAAAAGGCCGACATCACCATCGCTGACCTCCAGGCGAACGGCGGCGACCTGCTCCCGGAACAGGGTGCAACTTTCATCCGCAAGCTGATCAAGCAGTCGACCCTGCTCCCGCAGGTCCGCACCGTCGAGATGCTTGCCTCCCAGCGCAAGATCAACAAGATCAGCTTCGCCTCACGTATCCTGCGTGCTGCAGTTTCGGCAACGGCGCCGTCGAGTGGTCAGCGCTCCAAGCCCACGACCGAACAGATCGAACTGAACACCAAGGAAGTGATCGCGGTCGTCTACATCCCCTACGACGTGATGGAAGACAACATCGAACGCGCTTCCACTGCCGACAACGGCGCGGCCAACGACGGCCCGGGCGCTTTCCGTCAGACGATCATCGAACTGATCGCGGAGCGGGCGGCTTCCGATCTGGAAGAAGGCCTGCTGCTGGGCGACAGCACCTATACCTCGGGTGACGCCGACGATCAGGCCTATATGCGCCTGTGGGAAGGCTACATGAAGCGCGGCTATACGGGCGGCAATCTTGTCGACGTCAGCAACGCGACGATCGCCAAGGAAGTGTTCAAGTCGGGGATGAAGGCTCTTCCGGTCCAGTACCAGAAGAACATCCCGCAGATGAAGCACTTCGTCTCCATGAACCAGGAGATCGAGTACCGCGACACGCTCGCCAACCGTGGCACGTCCATGGGTGACAGCTACACGACCGGCGCCGCTGCTGCCTATGCCTACTCCTCCAAGGTCGAAGGCATCCAGTACATGCCGGAAGCCAAGGGCCTCTACACCAACCCGCTGAACCTGATCTTCGGCATTCAGCGCCGGGTGTCGATGGAGTTCGACAAGGACATCGAAGCTCGCGTTTACAAGATCGTGCTGACGGCTCGCGTCGACTGCCAGATCGAGGAAGACGACGCTCTCGTGGAATATGTGAACATCGCTTCGTAAGGCTCTTGCGCGGCGCTGACCTGACCGGAGGGGGAGGGAGCTTCGGCTTGCCTCCCTCTTCTGCATCAACCCTAAATCAGAAGGACTGCTTTAATGTCGACTGTCACCATCAAGATGGCTTCGTTCCACAAGGGCGACCTGCACCTCTTCCGGGGCGAGAATGAAGTTCCTGCCCACATCGCCGTGACCCTCATGGGCGACGAACGTTTCAATGTGAAATTCCACCCAGGCGAGGATGTGAACGCGGCTCTGTCCGGCGAGGCGCCGGCTGCCGAATTCGATGACAGCGGTGTGCCGGTCGACAAGGTCGTTCGCTACGGCATGATCGCCGGGGCCATCCTTTACGTCTCGCTCAACGACGAACTGTTCCCGAACGCGATCACCAAGAACGGCGCCGTCGATTGCCGCGTGCTCACCAAGCTGCTTGGCTGGCAGGTGACCACTGTCGACCGCGACGAGGCCATGAAGCGGGCGGAGAAGGGCACGATCGATCTGATCGACTATATCCCGACGAAGGAAACCACCCTTGAACCGATCGAGGACGAGCGTGGAGACGAAGGAGGGGAGCAGGGGACCCTTGACACCGGGACCCAACCCATCCCTCTCCAGAGCGCCCCCAAGGCCAAGACCAAGCCGGACCCCAAGGCCAAGACCAAGGGTGCCATCTCGATTGCCTCCAAACCGAATGACGGCACGTCCAACGCCGTGAAGGTCTGACCCCAATGCGCCTGATAGACCCGACGGTCGTGCTCGACCACCTTGCCAAGGAAAACTCCACGGACAACCTCCTAGCTGCCACTTCGGCGGTGGAGCTTGCCACGGCGGCCTGCGAAGCGCGGCTGTCGACTTCCTTCAATGCTGGCACAGCCGTGGACGTCATGTACATCACATCGTCCATGCCGTTGGGTCTGACGGCTTTTCAAACAAGGCTCCTGGCCTCCAGGGGCTTTATCACTTCAGCCAGCCTGACGACGGTCAAAGCCTTGGGCGTTGCCAAGTTCGGGACGGATGAAGAGACGGCGCTGACGAATGTCGTCATCAATTACGACAAGGGCATCGTCACTCTCGTGGACGACGACCTGACCGGTTATTACGTCAAGCTGTCCTACTCCTACGGCTTTGCCAACACAGGCGGCCTTTACACAGGCGCCCCGGAATGGCTGCAGGAAGCCTGCAAGCTCATGGCGCTGATGACGCTGATTTCCGGCCCCAACCCGACCATTACCGAAAAGAAGGACGTCGTTGAGAGCACCCCGAAGGCTCTGGCCACCCAATTCGAAACGATCATGGCCCAGAACATTCGGTATGCTCCCGGCGCTGCTATGCCGCTCTGATGAAGATTTCCCTTTCGCTCAAGGTACAGGGCCGCGAATACATGTCCCCCAGCCGGGGGATTTCTGCGTTTCGGGCTCAGCTTCAGAAATCGTTCGAAGAGGGCGTCGAGAAGGTCAAGCCTGATATGCGCGTCTACCTGGACGAGGTCGTGGAGGCTCTGGTCGAGAAGCACTCCAAACCCTGGCCAGGAGGGACGACCCCCAACTCTCTGTCGAAGCGCAGCGGCGCGGGCGTGCAGTCGATCCGGGAAGGTGCCAAGATCACAGGCGGCCGACTGGACACGCTCAGAGCCCGGCTACAAATACCTACTCCGATGGCCTATCACGAGGCTGGCTATACCAAGTCTGCGGCTGGGAAACTGCTGACCATTCCGCTCCCGGCCGCGCTTGACGGCAGAGGCGTGCCATTGCGGCGGAGCCCGAGGGACTGGGAGAACACATTCGTCACCACGTCGAAGAACGGCAACCTGATTATCTTCCAGCGCAAGGGTCGGCGCATCGTACCGCTCTACGTGCTGAAGGACAGCGTCAACGTCCCGCCACGGCTGGGAGCACGGGCCGCCTTCCAATCTGGAATTCCCCATTTCCAGGAGCGCATGGCTGACGACTTCGCCAAGGCATTCCAGTGAAATAAATTGCAACGAGGATATCATGTCGAACATCTCCAAGCGCAGCCAAATCCTCACCACCATTCGCGACCTGTACAAGGCGGTGGCGGCTGGCGCTCCTGTTGGTGATCCTTTCCCCTTTGCCTTCAGCCGGGCGGAACTGGGACCGATTGCCTATGGCGCCGACGCCAAGCAATACACGGTCGGTATCGTCGCCGGGGATGAGACCAAGCGTGACCTGTTCCCCTTCAAGGAAGCCACCCTGCCGATCGCCATTGAATTTCAGCGCGTCAAGCAAAAGGGCGAAGCCTCGACGGCCGAGATGGCAGAAGAGATGCTGACGGTCGTGCAGCGGGTCGTCAACGAGGCTTCGACGGCGGGAACGACCAACACCCTCAATCTCGATTTCGTGGTCGATGTCCGGGAGACCGGTAATCACGTCGATCTCGACAGTTTCGCTGACAAGGCCATTGCCGGCGTCCTCTATATCGAAGTGCAGTACCGTCACTCTCGATATGACACCAGAACTTAACCCGGAGCAAGGAGAGTACCAGATGGCTGTAAAAATCTCGACAAGCGGCAAGAATGAAGCGAAAAGCGAAAGCGAGACGCTGCCGAATGAGGAAGAGACTGCAGTGCCCGCAGGAGAAGAGGTCATCTACCCGGATGGCACCCTTCAGCTTCCCCGAGAAGGCGGCGTCTTCATTGCAAACGAAGATGGAACCACGACCAAGCAAGACTGAAGTCGTCCATCACAACTAGGTAAAGGATGTCCCAAATGACTACCAAGGTTGGAGCCAAGACGTTCAGTGGCATGGGCCACATTACCGATGGTACGCTCGCTGCTGCTGTCCGTGAGAACCTCGCTGCTCATGCACGCCGCATCGTCGCATCACTGGCGGATATTACGGATAACAGCGGCGGCACCAACGATGCTGGTGGCCTTCGCAAGCCGACTGCATTCGCTGCTTTCCAGGCCGGTACGACCGACGCTGTTGCCAAGGCGGAATTCGAAGCCGCAGCCGGCAATGTGCGTGACGCCATCAAGGAACTCGTCGCCCAGGTCAACACCATTGCTGCCAAGGCGCCGGCTTTCTCTACGCTGACCGACAGCATGGGTGGCACCGCTGCCGACGGAACGATCGGTGCGATCGACGTGTCGATGACCGGCACGAGCGCGACCGGAGCGACGATGGTGGCCACGGCCGGGGCGAACACCGTGGTGTCCACCCTGAACGATCGCCTGGAACAATGCCGCTACTTCGTCAACCAATTGCGCATCGCTCTCGGCATGTCCCAGATCGCCACCGAATACTCGCGCCCGAGCGCGGCATTCAGCACCACGTTCGCTGCCGTTTCCACTTCGACCGGTACGGCGACGGGCGGCACCAATGCCACCACCGACGCAACGATCTCCAAGGTCGCGGCTGATGCAGCGCTGCTGAAGCTGGCAAACAACGTCAAGACGCTGTCGACGGCCCTCAATGCCATGACGGCTGACGCCAATGCCAACGCTGCTCTCGCGGTCGTGGCGGTAGCGTAAGGCGGCCACTGGCCATAGGAGAGAAACACAATGTCTGTTCTTCTGAAGAATATCGCTACCGTCCAAGTGGTCATGGAGACCACCTATGGCACCCCGGTGGCTGCAGGCGTGAACGACGGTCTTCTGATCGAGGACCCGATGTACAGTGCTGACGTGCAGACCCTGGAGCGCCAGTTTGTCCACTCCGACCTGTCCCCGTTGGCCATCATCACCGGTCGTAAGATCGGCAAGATGACCTTCAGCCACGAACTGCGCGGCAATGGCAAACAGCAATCCGGTCTGTCGACCGACGCCCCGCTGATCACTCGCCTGTTCCGGGCCTGTGGTTTTGCGCTGACGTCTTCGGCGACCAAGTCTGTGCTGGTCAAGGCAATCGGGGACCACACCACTACGGTGGCTTGGGCAAGCTCGATCGCAGGCGCGACCAATACCGAAATCATCGTCTACTACGTCAAGTGCACGTTGGGCGGTGCTTCGGGTACGGCCAAGCTGACGATCACTTCGGATACCACGGGTGAAAGCACGGCGGAAGCGGTTGTCACTTCGGCCAGCCCGATCACCTTGGGCACCAAGGGCGCGACGATCACCCCGACCTGGACGGGCAGTCTGACGCTGGGTGACCAGTGGGTGGTTTACCTGTTCCCCCCGGGCCAACTGCTGACGCCGATTTCCAGCACTTTTGAGAGCGTCACGCTCTACATGAACAAGGGTGGCGTCCAGCACCGCATGGCGGGCTCCTACGGGACCTTCGACATCGAAGCCGAGGCTGGGCAATTCGCCAAGGTCAACTTCGAATTCCAGGGCATCTACGAGAACCCGACCGACGTTGCCGTGCCTTCCAACCTCGTCTACGAAACGACGCTGCCGCCGATGGTCGAATTCGCCCGCTTGCGGATGGACGGCTTCAACGCCATCGTCGCCAAGTTCACGGCGGATATGAAGGTCGACATCCAGCCCCGGCCGGACGTCTCCTCGGATGACGGCTACATCGGTCTTCGGATCGTCGGCCGTGCACCGGAGGGCGGCATCGATCCCGAAAGCGATCTGGTCTCCAACTTCGACTTCTGGGGTAAGCTGTCCTCATCGCTGCGCATGCCATTCAACATGCGTATCGGTACGACGGTCGGAAACACGGTTGCCATCCTGGCGCCGCAGACCCAGTACACCAACATGACCTACGCCGACCGCAACAACATCCTCAACTACGATGCTGGTTTGCGATTTGCTCGGGTTGCCGGTGACGATGAAATCCTCTTCCATTTCGGATGATCCTCCCAATGTCAGACGGAAGGACTGGTGGGGGCTAACAACCTCCACCATTTTTTTAAGATGCAAGTCAAAGTCTACGTTATTCAGCGCTACGACAAGAATGGTAACCCAGGCGAGGTTATCGACGTCAAACTGTCCTTTGCGGCAGCCCACGACATCGCCAAGAAATATGCCCCAGCCAAAGTGCTCTACGACCTAGCGGACAAGTCAGACGTCATCTCCAAGCCGGTTCCATTTGGTAGCCAGCCAAAATGAAATATATTGCACTGGAGTAGAGCTTCGGTAATCGTGCCCCTAGTCACAAAGCAGACATAGGAGCAAGCACCGTGGCAGTTAAAGCACTTACTTTGGGCGTCGTTCTCACTCACGTCCTTTCCACAGACCCCAGCTATCATCCCGGCGTCCCCACTCTCATCGATCCTGAAGACCCCAGCAAGGGCATCAAGATCGGGGAGCCGACGATTGACGACGACGCGACCGTGTTTTCCTACTCGCCGCTCGACGTCTTCATCTCCGCTCACATCTATGACCGCGCATCCTTCCTGTCCCAGTCCGGCGACGGCTCGACCGACATGAAGACCCGCATCAACGAGACCAATCTCGACGCGGTGCGCTTTGGCATCAACGGCATCAAGAACTTCATCCATCCGAAGACCGGCAACGAAGTCCAGGCCAAGTTCGTGGATCGCTTCATCAGCGGCCGGCTCTACAAGACGCTGGACGACGAAACGATGTCCATGCTCGATACCTACTCGATTGCCGAGTTGGCGCAGAAGATCAAGGACGCCTCGACCATCAGCAAGGTGACGGAAAAAAACTCCGTCTCGGGGTCGCAGCCATCCGCTTAATCCCCGAGCGGAAATGCGAACTGTGTACTCCGGCGAAAAAGAAGGAATGGGGCTGTAACGCCCGACTAGTGACGAACCTTGACGGAGAGGAAGTGTGGATCAACAAAGCCGCTTCTGCCGTCAAGGTACTGGATGAGGAATGGTGGGGCTGCCCGCGCCAGTCATTGCGGGAACAGCCTCAGGAGTGGTCTCGAATTCTGTTCTACTACGATCTGTTCCAGAAGGGGCATTTGCCAGACGACGGAGCGGTATCCAGGCAGTCGAATGCAATGATCGAAACGCTCCGCATCCTCCATAACGAGAATACCGATTGCGATAAGATAATCAGCGAAAAAGAAGCACGGAAAAACAGAGGGCGCCCGGCCGGACAGGCACCCCCGCGACGAAGGTGATTATCTATGGCGACGTCTCAGGAACTTGAATTCATCCTTCGTATGCGGGACGAAGCATCTCGGGTCCTGTCGCAGTTTGGGGCGGGGGCAACACAGACCGGGGGGCAGCTTGACGGCTTGACCTCCCGGTTTGATGAACTGACCCGCGCTGCAAGAAATTTCACTGCGGTGATCGCCGGGGGTATGGCGGTCAAAGGCCTCACCACTCAGACGCTGGGAACTTTCCGAGAATACCAGAACCAGATGACCATGGTGGCGAAGACCACCGACCAGAACAAGCAGCAGATGGGCGACTTCTCCAAGGCGCTGGATAAGACGGCTCTATCGCTCAAAGGCATCCAGGTCAGCGAACTACAGCAGTTTGCTCAGGTCGCCGGTCAGCTTGGCATCACCGGCTCCGACAACATCCTGAAATTCTCTGCGGCGATGGCCAAGCTGCAGCGCTCATCCAACGTCCAAGGCGCGGAAGGCGCGACCCAGCTTGCCAGGACGATGGGGCTGACCAACACCCCGATCGATCAGGTCGAGAAGTTCTCCGGTGTGCTGGTCGAACTCGGCCGCACCATGAAGGCCAATGAAGAAGAAATTCTCAACATGGGCATTCGCGTGGCGCAGACCACGGCCAATTTCAAGCTTGGCTATCAGAACGTTCTGGCGATCTCGGCCGAAGCATCCGACCTCGGCTTCAAGCCGGAACTATTCTCCTCGGTCATGGGCCGTGCCCTCGGGCAAATCCAGAGCGCTGCCGTCAACAACACCAAGGCGATGAGGCAGTTCTCCAAGGTCACAGGAATGACCTCGGACCAGATGTCTGCACTGATCAAGAACAATCCTTCGGAGGCGTTCCTGAAGTGGCTGGACGTCCTCAATCAGGTGGACGCGGCCGGGGGCTCGACCATCCAATTCCTACAGGACTGGAACCTGTATGCCCAGGAAAACGCCCAGGTCCTGGACGTGGCGGCCAAGCATGCGCAAGACTTCCGGGACACCATCGTCAAGGCATTCCGGGAAAGCGAGATCGCGGCTGACAAGAATGCCCTCAATCAGATGTATGCCAAGACGTTCGATAACCTCGACACCGCCGTGCTCGATCTGAACGATGCCTGGACAATCTTCACCAAGAACATTGGTGCCGCCCTAGCCCCTGGCGCGATTGCCGGGCTCAATCTGCTGACCGACGGCGTGCTTGGATTGACCCACGCTTTCGCAGCCATGCCCGAGACGGCTCAGCAAATTGTGGCCTGGGGAGCCCTGATCGGAACAGCCACGATCCCCGCCGTTGCCGGGTTCAGACTGTTGGGGACGGCTATCCGTTTTGTGCTCCCCGGGATCGATGCGCTGGCCGGGTCTTCCCTTGTTGGGGCCATTGCCAAATTCTTGCGGATCAGCAATCTGACCTCGCTCTGGATGCGGGGGACGAATGCGCTCGGGATCGTTCTCGATAACTTCGGCGGCTATGTGACGGTTGCCTACCGAAGCCTCGCCACGTTCTCGGCTGGACTGACGGATGTCGAACTGGCAGCCAAGGCGCTATCTACAGCCGTTGAGGGAATTGGTGCTGCCGCTGAGGGCTCCTTGTATGCCCTGACGGCACTTGCCGTTTACAAGGGATTGGACGCTGTTCCCCATGCCGGTTATCAAAGTGCCCAGCAGAAGAACCCCAACCTCCTGATCGACATGGCCAACCAGCGTAAGATGGAGAGCCAATACCCAGGCGGCGTCGAAGGCGGGTTCGGCCGGATCGGTGGCTACGGGGATTTGGCTCCTAAGCCTAACGCCGGGCAGTCTCTCGATCTGATGCGGCAGCAAAACGAGCTTCTGAAGAAGAACACCGAGGCCCTGAACAAGAACGAAGATGCCAAGATGGCTATGCTTCTTCGTCAGATCAAGCCGTCGGCAAACTTTCCCAAGCAACTGGCGCCTGAATACGATAACGCGCTGCAGAAGCTTGACAAATTCCGTGACGCCCAGAACGAGGTCATCCAGCAGACCTATGCTCTGGAGGCCCTTACTAAGCTTTCCCACGATCCTACCAATAGCTCGGAACTCGGCGGCCCCAACAAGGCGACGGACGAGACCCTGGCCCGCTATGGCAAGCTGCTGGAAGTTGCCAAGCGGATGGCTGACCCGACCCAGCAGATGATCTATGACCTCGGTGTCGAGCAGAAGCAGGTCACTGCGATCACAGTGGCGGATCAGAACCGACTGGAGATCGAGAACCAGCTTCGCAAGCTGCTGGAAGACAAGGGCATCGTTATCGAAAACGAGAAGAAGCGGATCACCGACATCCTGCAGGAGACCCAGCGCCTCAAGTCCGTCACGGAAGCGGCCAAGGAAGGCTACAGCCTCGATAAAGAACTTGAACAGGCTCGTGCCCGCAACAGCCTCAACCAGCAGGCCGTGACGATTGAGCAGAAGATCAACGATTTCATTCGTGATCGCGCCAATCTGAACCAAACCCAGATCGACCAGATGCGGCAGCAATTGACGCTGATAGCCAATACCCAAGCGTTGAATGCGATCCAGGATCGGGCCATGCCAGCGCTGGCCGGCCTGCGGCAATACCTGGATGACATGGCGCGCTTGAAGCAGGCTTTGGCTTCCAATGTCATCACACAGCAGGAATACAATGCGGAGGTCGCTAACCTCCAGAAGATGAACCTGCAAACTCGTGATCCTCTCGGGTCGCGGGTCCGTGACATGCAGCAGGAAGTCGACCTGCTTCAGTATCAGGGCCGGGAGCAGGAAATCCAGCGCCAGAAGATGCAGGAGATCAATGCGCTCCGGGATCAGGGCGTGCAGCTTGATGAGAAGGGCAAGCAGCTTATCGAGGATTATGTCCGTGCCCTGCAGACGGCCAAAGAAGCGCAATCGACCGGCTTCCAGGCTTGGGCCAATCAGCTTGGCACCATGCAGCAGCAGATCGGCAACCTGCAGCAGAGCATTGCCAACAGCTTGAGCGACGGCATCACCGACGGATTGATGTCCGGCGACTGGGGCTCGGCGCTGCAGAGCATTGCCTCCCAGATCGAGCGGGCAGTGATCCAATCGGTGGTCAACAGCTTCATGCAGAAGATCATCCAAGGCATGAGCAATCCGGCGACCGATGCAGCCAAGAATGCCCAGACGGCTGTCAACGGATTGAACAACGTTGCCCAGGCCAGCCTGACGGCGGCGACGGCGGTGATCAATGCCCAGGTGGTAACGGTCAATGGCGCGGTCCCAGGCATCCCAGGGGCCAACACACCGGCAGGCGTGCCCGCGCTCAACAACGGTGTCACTCCGAACAACCTGCCGATGGGAACCAATCCTCGGGTGCCGAGCCTGTACAATAGCGCCAGCGCTCTGAACACAGCCGCTGCTCCGACTGGCTTGACCGCAACGCAGCAGCAGGTTTGGAGCTATTGGGCAGACAAGGGCCTGACCCCGGTGCAGATTTCCGGCATCATGGGCAACATCAAAGCGGAGAGCAATTTCAATCCCGGTATCGCTGGAGATAACGGTAACGCGCTTGGGCTTGCTCAGTGGAACGACCGTGGGCCGGCCATGAAATCCTTTGTCGGGCCTGACTGGCGAACAAACACCCAAGGCCAGATGGACTTCATGAACCATGAATTCCAGACGACCGAGAGCGGGGCGTATCAGCGTCTGCTGGCGGCCAAGACCCCGGCAGAAGCGAATGCCGCGATGATCAGCTACGAGCGTCCGAACGGCTACACCCCTGGGGATGTCACCGGAGCGTCCCAGTATCAGAACCGGATGAACTATACCAATCAGTTCTACAATCAGTCGCAGAAGGCCGGCATAGACCCACAGACGACAAGCTCGATCAAATCATTGAACACTCAGCTTCAGGAGACGGCGACCAAGTCCCAGACCCTGACCAGCAAGCTGTCTTCACAGGCGACCCAGACCAACACTGCTGGCCAGAATATCCAGCAGTTGAATACCAAGATGCAAAGCACGACACCGGCTGTCAACAACTTCGGCCAGAACGTCGGGCAATTGCAGGCACCGTTGCAGACTGCCCAACAGGGGACAGTATCCTTCTCCCAGGGCTTGCAGAACATGTTCAACGGCGTCGGTGGCACGGGCGGGATCGTCAGCCTATTCGCCGGGCTGTTCCATGAAGGCGGTATGGTCGGTGGCGGGGCTCCGGCCTCTGGCTTTGCTTTGATGGCTTCCTCCGGGTGGGCCAATGCTCCCAAGTTCCACAAGGGCGGCGGCCGGGGCTTGAACCAGGATGAGTATCGAGCCCTGCTCAAGCAGAACGAGCGGGTGCTGACGGAGGAGGACGACCGTCGGACGATGAACGTCCTGAAGGCCAAGGCAGGCGGTGGAGGCGGTGAAGAGACGAACATCTATTCGCCGGTCACCCACATCAATATCAATGCCAATGGCAGCATGTCGAAGGACGAACAGGAGCAATTGGGGGCCACGGTCGACAAACATGTTCGGCAGGCGCTCGATAGCCACGCGGCCGACTTCATCAGGAAGCAAAGCCGCAATGGTGGAATGATCAGGCAACAGGGTAGGTGGACATGACCACATTCTTAACCTTCGTCCCGCCAGGGGACATCAATGCATCACCGGGTAGCGCCGTCACGGTCAAGCCCCGCATTCGGGCCGCCCAATTCGGGGACGGCTATGTGCAGCGGACGCCGGACGGGATCAATTCGATGCTGGCCAGCTTCAGCCTGGAGATCACCAACATGACCCGCGCCGAAGCGCTGACGGTCTGTAACTTCTTCGCGCAGCAAGGAGGTTACATCCCCTTCTGGTTCAAGGCGCCGGGAGACAGCGCCAACAAGAAATGGATTTGTACGGAATGGACCCGCGCCGACCAAGGGGCAAGAGCCGCTGACGTCCGTGCTACTCTAGTTGAGGTGGTTGACCCATGAAAACCGAAGAACGCTACCAGTATGAACAGAACGAAGCCCGCGTCTACAAGGACAAGGGCGACCTCAAATCGGCCGTTGCGATGGTGCATTTCGCTGCCATCGACTACGAGAAAGGCGGCGGCACGACATGGCCGGAATTCTGCACCGCTGTCAGGGACATGGAGGCTGCTCTTGCCATCTGGCACACCAAGCAGGAGAAATGGTTTGCCCAACTGGATGCCGAGACCAAGGCTCGTAATGCCGCGAGCATCAACGAGGTTGAAGGCAAATGACCAGCACCGACAAGGTCAAGAAAGAGAACCAGAAACTGACGCCGGATGCGTTGGTCGAACTGTTCCAGCTTGACCTCAACCCCATCGGGGAGCCGACGGTCTACTACTTCACCAAGGAGCCCCTGAACTCGGCCGGCGACCCTATCGTGTTCGACGGGCAGGCTTACTATGCGGTGGACATGGAAAGCGAGGGCTGGGAATTCACCGGCACCGGACCCTTCCCCCAACCGACGATCAGGATTTCCAACGTCTTCGGTTTCCTCTCCGGGGCTCTGGCTGCGGCCAACGATCTGATCGGGGCGACCCTGACCCGCACTAGGACTTATGCCAAGTTCCTGGATAGCGGCTCCGACCCAGACCCGGATGCGACTTTCCCGCTGGACGTCTACACGGTGTTCCAGAAGAAATCGCACAATCTGGTCTACATCGAATTCATCCTGGCGGCCTTGGTAGATCAGCAGGGCCTGACGCTGCCGAAGCGCAAAATCCTGCGTGACACCTGCACCCATACTTATCGCGTCTGGAACGGGACCTCGTTCGATTATTCCAAATGCACCTGCCCCTATACCGGCTCGGATATGTTTACCAAGAACGACGTGGCAACCACGGATCAAAGCAAGGACGAATGCAGCCGGGAACTGACCGGCTGTAACCACCGCTTCCGCAGCATCGGGGACGGGGTTCTCCCAACCAGAGCTTTCCCCGGCGTAGTAAGGACGAAACTGTGATGTTCGACAAAGCTGTCATCGAAGACTTCAAGCAACACGCCATGGCCTGCCACCCTGAAGAGGCGGTGGGATTGATCATCGAGTGCAACAAATTGCACAGCTATATGCCGTGCAAGAACGTGGCCGACGATCCCAAGGCAGATGCGACCGTCTCCCGAGGAGACATGATCGACGCCAACGAGAAGGGCATCATCGCAGCGGTGATCCACAGCCACGTCAACAACAAGCTCTATCCGTCCGGCATGGACATGAAGGCGCAACTGGCCATGGGAATTCCCTTTGGTCTGTCGACGGCCACCAAGGATAGCTGCTCCGATCCCATCTGGTGGGGCAAGGGAGCCCCGGTGGCGCCTTTGGTCGGACGACGGTTCGTCTCTGGCCTCTGGGACTGCTTCTCCTGTGCGAGGGACTTCCTGCGTCAGGAAGGCATTGTCGACCTGCCGGACTTCCCACACGATCACTATTGGTGGGATCAGGGCGAGAACCTGTACCTGGACAACTTCAAGAAGCTTGGCTTCGTGCAAGTCGACGTCAAGGGCCAGCCGCAGAAGGGGGACTGCTTCCTGATGCGGATCAGGTCGAAGGTCCCCAACCACATTGGGGTCTATATCGGGGACGACCTGTGCCTACATCACCTGCAGACCGACCTGTCGAAGCGGGAGCCGATGAACAGGCTGATGGACCACATTGAAATGTGGCTGCGCTACAAGCCGGAGGCAGCGTGATGCGAACCATTCATCTCTATGGCCGTGCGGCCGAACTTTTCGGACCGGAGTTTACGCTAGATGTCCAAACTATACCGGAAGCGGTTCATGCTATTTGCAGCCAAATCCGTGGTTTCCGCCAATTTCTCGAAGCGCATGATTTCCACGTCACTCGCGGAAAAACGTATGAGGACGGCAAGGAACTGGATGAAAAAACGGTCTACTTCCAGCTAAAGCATGACGTCCATATCATGCCGACGATCAGCCTGTCGGGCGGCAAGCTGAAGGGGATTGGCAAGATCATCGCTGGCGTGCTGCTGGCTGGCTTCGCTTTCTGGGCGGCCCCGGCGCTGCACATCGCCACGATCGCCGGGATGTCGGTCAACCAGATCGGCTTCATGGGTGTGGCCATGGCCCTCTCGGGGGTGTCAGCCCTGATGTCCCCTCAGGAGGACAGCAAGGAAAAGACGTCGAAGATTTTCAACGGCGTCCCGGAAATGGCGGAGCAGGGGCAGCCGGTTCCGCTGATCTACGGCAAGATCAGGGTTGACGATCCACCGGTCGTCTCCCTGGGGATCGAGACTGTCAACGTTGCGGAAGGCGGGGCAACCTTCTCCGACACCGACAACACGGACGGTGATGCCGTCGACAACCACAATACGGATAGCGTTGGCGATCCATATCCGACGTTCAACGAGCACAGTTAAGGCAAGCAGAGGGGCAAGCCATGGCACGTAGATTTGACGACGACCTGAACATGTCGGGCGGTATGGGCAAAGGCCCGTCCGATGACGACAACACCCTGCGCTCGCAAGCCACGGCAAAGGTGCTCTATGTCCTCGGGGAAGGGGAAGTCGAGGGTATCGAGAACGGCCTGAAGCAAATCCTGATGGATGACACCAGGGTGCAGGCGTCGGACGGCTCGTACAATATCGAGAACGTCAAAATCTATGAGCGCACTGGTACGTCCAACCAGAGCTACATCCATGCCTTCGACAAGGTGGAGACGCTGATCCCGGTCGGTGTAGGACCTATCGAGCATGCGGTGCCGGCTACCCAGGACCTCACGGACGAAAGCTTCACATCGGCCCGAGTGACCGTGCAGTTCCCGTCGCTGTTCAACTCGACCGACGACGGCATGAAGAAGTTTTCCGTGCAATTCAAGATCGAGGTCAAGTATGCGGGGGGCTCGTGGACCAATCCATTCGTCTCCGATACCTCGGATGGCACGATCGAGGTCAACGGCAAGAACACCTCCCCCTATGAAGCGCAGTTCGAATTCAAGTTGCCCCGTGCCCCCTCTGGGAGCAGCAATCCCTGGAGCGTGCGGCTCACCCGCGTCTCGGAAGACACTTCAAGCGACAAGAAGCAGGACGACATCTATTTCGCCACGTTGGTCGGTATCATCGACCGCAAGCTGAATTACCCGGACACCGCGCTGCTGGGGCTGGAACTGCAAGCCCGTAACTTCGACGGCTCCATCCCCAGGCTGTCGGTGATCCTCAAGGGACGCAAGATCAGAATTCCGTCGAACTACAATCCGGTGACCCGCAATTACTCGGGCGTCTGGGACGGCACGTTCGTGCGGGCCTACACCAACAATCCGGCCTGGATTTACTACGACATCGCGGAGAACCGCCGCTTCGGCATGGGGTCCCTCATCGATCAGCACATGATCGACAAATGGTCGCTGTACTCGATTGCCAAGGTCTGCGACGAAATGGTGCCCGACGGCTACGGCGGGACAGAGCCACGCTTCACCGTCAATGCCGTCATCACCGAAGCCAAGGAAGCCTACGACCTGATGCAACAAATTGCATCGGCTTTCCGGGGCATGTCCTACTGGTCTTCCGGCGCCCTGACGGCGACCCAAGACGTGCTGAGCGATCCGGTAGCGCTGCTCAATCGGTCCAACGTCATCAACGGCGAATTCGACTATAGCTCTTCATCCCTGAGTGCTCGCCACACCGTCGTCTATGTCAAGTACAAGGACGCGCTGGACGACTACAAGGATGCCATGGAGATTGTCACCGATCGCACCGGCCTCTTGCTCTATGGAGAGCGCGTCAAGGAAGTGACGGCATTCGGCTGCACGAGCCGTGGGGCGGCCCGCCGTCTTGGCCTGTGGATTTTGTACACCGAACTGCACGAGACCCAGACGGTCACCTTTAAGGCCGGTCTCGATCAGGCACACCGTCGGCCCGGCGAAATCATCTACATCATGGACAAGGAAGTGTCTGCCCTCGACTGGGGCGGCCGCGTCATGGCGGGGAGCACGACCAGCCGCATCTACCTTGACCGCAGCGTGCACATCTCTGCCGGTCCCACCTACACCATGAACGTCATCCTGCCCGATGGATCGGTTGCCTCCAAGACCGTTACCGACGGAGCCGGGGACTACACCGACCTGCATCTTGGTTCTGCTCTCGGCTCCGTGCCGATTGACGGAGCCTCCTGGATTTTGTCGTCCACGGCGGTAGAGCCCAAGAAATGGCGTATCGTCTCCGTGCTGGAGACCGATCCCCACATCTACACGATCACGGCCCTGGAGGTCTATGAGCCCAAGTACACCCTGATCGATGAGGAAGCGACGTTCACCGTCCCGAACTACCGGGCCGACACCAAGCCGGGAACGCCGACCAATCTGACGGCCGAGGAATATTACTACCACAAGGACGGCGTGCCGAAGGCGGGTATTCTGTTCTCCTGGAGCCACCCGGCCGGTGAATTGACGCCGATGTATCGGGTTCGTATCGATGAGCCAGGGGATGCTGGAGACGAGGCCAAGGACGAATGGATGACGCAGCGGGTCAGGGATTGCTCCTTCGATCTGAAGCGTGCCAGAGCGGGCGATTACAAGATCACCGTTCAGACCATGGGCTCCCGTCACCGCATCTCCGACAAGGCGACCCTGACCTTCACGGCCCAAGGGCGCAAGGGATTGCCGACCTTCACCGCCGACAATCTCGAAATCGTCGGGGAGACCGGCACCAACGTCTTCACCCAGAAGAACGTCACCATCAAGTGGGACCCGACGATTGACAAAGGCCCGGTGCATTCACTGAGCTACAAGCAATCACGGATCAAGGTCTACGACAACACCAACACGTTGACCCCAGTCCTGCTGCGGACCCAGATCGTCAAGAAGGCGGAGCGCTTCAAGTACACGGCGGCCATGAACAAGGCCGACATGGCGGCTGCCGGTGGTTCCGGCAGGACCCGCTATCTCAAATTCGTTGTCGACATCGCGGACGAGTTCGACCGCTACGGGGCGACCTCCACGATCACGGCGACCAACAGCGCTCTCCCGGCACCGGTTGTCACGGCTGTGGGGGACATGCACACCATCTTCGTCAACTGGGACAACCTGGATGACAAGGACTATGTCGGCACCAACGTCTATATCGGAACCACCTCGGGCTTCACCCCCGGCCCCAGCAATCTGGCTTGGACAGGTCATCAATCCCAAGTGACGCTGAAGAAGCCGGCTGGAACCTATTATGTAAAGGTCGGCAACTTTGACAGCTTCTCGTCTGTACCGGATTTCTTCTCGACAGCGATTGCGGTCACCGTCGGAGACATGGATGCAATCGACAGCACGGCGCCTGCGACCCCCACGGGTCTCACGGTTACGTCCGACACGATCGGTGCCGACGATGGCACCGTGTTCGGACGTCTGCTCGTCAACTGGACGGACAATACCGAAACCGACCTCGCCGGCTATGACGTGCAGGTCAAGGAAGGCGCTGGCAACTATTCTTCGGAATGGGTCACCAACAGCAAGTATGTGCTGCGGGTCACCCCCGGCCAGAGCTATACGGTCAAGGTCTGTGCTTTCGACCGGGCAGGGAACAAGTCTGCCTATGTGACAGCATCAGCGCATACGGCGGCCAAGGATACTGTTGCCCCGGCCAACGTTGCCAACCTGACGGCGGTCAGCCAGTTCAAGAAGATCAAAATCAAGTACGACCAGCCGACCGAGTTCGATTATGCTCACTCGGAAATCTGGCGGAACACGGTCAACAACTCCGGTACGGCCACCCGGATCGGGTTCAGCCGCAGCGACCACTACATCGACAACGAAGCCTCGCTCGACCAGGATTATTACTACTGGGTCAAGCATGTCGATTTCACTGGGAACAAATCCAACTTCGGCACGGCAGCGGGGCCGGTGCAAGCTTCCCGCGTCCAAGATGCCGACACCGATCAGACGGCTCTCGCGGCACCCACGGGGCTCAGCCTCGGGCAGGACAACGTCGATGTTGACGACGACGGCAAGGTGGATATCGCCCTGCTGGCAACCTGGACCGATCTCGGGCTGACCTGCAAGAGCTACGAAGCCGAACTGTCGATCTCCAGCACATCCGGGGGAACCTATACAGTCATCGACCACAAGAACGTGCGGACGGAAAAGGCGCGTTTCGAGGCCAAGTCCACCAAATGGTATAAGTTCCGGGTTCGTGGTTTCAACGCTTTCGGAGCCCCGGGAACGTGGTCCGCGCTTTCCACGGCATTCCAGCCGGCCAAGAAGAGTGCCCTGCCGACAGACGCCACATGGCAGGCTTCCAATGCGATTACGGCTCTACCGCTCGGGGTTCTCCTCCGGTGGGTGGGCATTTCCGACAAGGACTACAAGAAGACCCTGGTTTACCGCAATACGGTCAACGATAGCTCGACGGCTTCGGTGGTCGGGCATACCGACGGCAACCAGTATCGAGACGATGACGGCCTCGTTGCCGGCACCACCTATTATTACTGGCTGAAGCATGTCGACCGGACGGATAACGTCTCGTTCAACTTCTCGGCCGTCAAGTCCGTCACCTGGAGGTATGTGCAGGACGGTGATACCGATCAGACGGCTCTGAGTGCCATTGGCACCGTCACCATCACGCAAGACAACATCGACGTGGATGGGGATGGCAAAGTCGACATTGGCGGTCTGGTCACCTGGACCGACCTCGGAGCTAGCTATAAGCATTACGAAGTCGAACTGAGCCAGTCTGCGACCTCGGGCGGGGCCTACACCCTGATCGACAACAAAACCCTGAAGCAAACCACCGCTCGCTTCGGCATGAAGACGACCAAGTGGTATAAAGCGCGAGTGCGCGGGTTCAATGCCTTTGGCGCCCCCGGCACTTGGTCTGCCCTGTCAGCGGCCTTCAATCCTGCTGGCAAGACAGCCCTGCCGACGGTTCCCTCTGGGGTCACGCTGACGGCCAGGGCAAAGCACTTCCTGATCGAGTGGACCCAGCCCGTCGACGCCGATATTCGGCGGTACGAGCTTTACATCAACACGGCGAATAGCCAGACGGGCGGCACACTGGTCAAGGCTGGCAACGGCGACCATTTCCCCTATTCCAAAGACCTCGTTGTCGGTACTGCTTATTACGCCTTTATGCGGTCGATCGACACGACGGGTAATCCGTCTGCCTGGGTGGCGGCGTCCAATAACCCGCAGACATATCGTCAGGCGCAATCTGCCGACCTGGAAAATAATGCTGTAATCCCAAGCAAAGCCCTTTTAGGAGATACCGAAAACAAGGTTCGTGACAGTGACTGCGTCGATATTTCGCTTTGGTCTACACCATCGGGGGTGACGCTGTCGTCCAATGGCACATCCTTGGTGACTGAAAGCCGATACAAGATTGTCAGCACTCCACAGGTAGCCGCGATCGAGATCGACGGCGGCATTGATATCCAGGTCAAGGCCGGCAAGAAATACTACGTTGAGGCGCTGCTGTCGTCCTCCGATCTGGTTACCTCCATTACGGGTTACAGCCTCAGCATCAACTGGTATTCGATGAGCAATACCGGGGTGCCCACGCTATTGTCCAACAGTGTGGTGAATACTGGATCAGGGGTATCCACCACACTGTCAGGGATAGTCACTGCCCCAACCAATGCCCGTCGCGCTCAGCTTGTTGCCAAAAAGACCAGCGCTGAAAATCTCGGATTGGGCCTTAGTGGTCCGATCTTCAAGAAAGCTATTGAAGACAACCTTACTGACCAAGCGGCTCTCGCCGCCCCAGGCACTGTTACGATTACCCAGGACAATGTTGATGTCGATGGTGACGGCAAGGTCGATATTGCCGGCCTCGTGTCATGGTCGGACGTCAGTGCTCTCTACAAGCAGTATGAGACAGAACTGTCTATTTCTTCCACGTCGGGGGGTACGTACACCGTCATCGACAACAAAAATTCGAAGCAGACGACTGCCCGCTTCGTGATGAAATCCACGAAATGGTACAAGGCCAGGGTCCGGGGCTTCAATGCTTTTGGGGCTCCAGGTTCTTGGTCGGCTTTGTCTGCAGCCTTCCAGCCAGCGAAGAAGACGTCCTATACCGGGACCGCACCAGCCGGCCTGACCGCGTTGGCTAAACCAAAATGTGTTAAGCTCAAGTGGACGATGAATTCGGATGCTGATTACCGCGAGACCATCGTCCTCCGGGATGGCGTGGAAATCGACCGGGTTAGCGGGGCTGGGTACACCGATCAGACTGAATTGACGGTTGGGTCTACCTATTCCTACACGATCCAGCATGTTGATACCTGTGGCAATGTGAGCACGGCTTCGTCGGCTGCAACGGCAGTCTACCGTGGGGCACAGACAACTGATATCGGCCCCGACCAAGTGACGCCATCGCGCACAGCACCGCTCGACCGCTCCAACATGGTGCGCGGCGCCGACATGACCGAGTTGTCGCTCTACACCTCGACAGGCGGCACGCTGGCGACGGCGGCAAGCTCCAACGTCTCGGAGAGCACCAACGAACTCTCCGTTCCGGCCACGACCAGCGCCAGCACTATTTCGACCCTTGCCGACATCCCGGTAAAGGCCAACAAATGGTACTACGTCAACGGCCACGCCGGCACGACCAATGGCCAAAGCGCTGGCGTCTACCTGCAAGTGCTTTGGTTCTCAGATGCAGCAGGCACGGTCTTCATTACATCTGACACCCTGCCTGTCATTACTGGAACGACGGTCACTGAATTCGAGAAGGTGCTCAAAGCTCCTGCCGGGGCTCGCCGCGCCATGCTTCGGGCTGGCAAACAGGCAAGTGGTACAGCGGCCGACTTGCTTTTCTATGGCCCGATCTTCCGCAAGGCCGCCAACACCGAAATGATCCCGGCCGGTGCCGTGCTTGACGCAAACACCGACCAGACGGCGCCCAACGCTCCAGGAACACCGGCGATCTCGGCTGTGACGGCTGACTTCGATGATGATGGTACGATAGAAGGCGGCCTTCACATCACCTTCACAGCGCCCGGCTCTGGCGTCAATGTAAAGCAGTATGAGGTGGAAATCTGGAGGGCGAATTCTGCCGGCACGGCGGGCTCCCTCACCGGCTACTCCTTCTGGAAGAAGATACACACTTATGGTCTGGCGGCAGATACGCAAGCCAATGCTCGCAAGTTCTACAAAGCTTGTGTCAGGGCAAAGAGTTTCAACGGCACAACTGGTGCAGACAGCGCTTTCACCTCGATCGGCATTCAACCCAGCACGTACACGACGGCCATTTCCACCCCAGCCGCTCCTACGGTAACGGCTAAGGTGGCTGGCAACGTCATCCGCTTCCCGAAGTGCACCGACAAGAACTACAAGGAGACCATCATCAACCGCACGGGCACGGGGGAAATCGCCCGGGTCACCGGCAATAGATATGTCGACCGTGACGACGCCTTGGTGCAGGGGACTGGTTATACCTATACCATTCAGCATGTTACCAACACGGACGTTGCCTCTTCCGCATCCCCGGCCTCAAGCTCGGTTGTCTACAAAAACGTGCAGACGGGGGACATAGAGGACGGTTCCGTTTCTGATGCCAAAGCGGATCAGACTGCCCCAGGCACGCCTTCGGCACCCAGCATCTCCACGATCACCGCTGATGTCGATGGCGATGGTACGGTTGATACCGGTCTGCGGGTGACGATGACCTTGCCTTCCGGCGTGCCGGTGAAGTTCTTCGAAATCGAGTTGCAACGGTCTGCCACGCTCGGCGGAACCTATACAGCTTTTGGAGAGCGTAAACCTGTGCCGGCTGAAGCCAGCGGCAGCACAATCTTCGATTTCAAGGCAAACTCTGCCAAGTTCTACAAGGCACGTTACCGGGCCATTTCTTTCGCGGGTATCAAAGGCTCGTATTCGTCGTTGACGACCACTGGCGTGCAGCCGTTGCAATACCTCAGCAGCATCCCGACCCCGACGCTGACGGTCACACCTAAGCCGAAAGGAATGTTCCTGGAGTGGAGCAAGTGGCAGGACAACACCTATCTCGAAAGCATCGTCTTCCGGGATGGCGTGGAACTCATGCGACTGAAAGGCAATTCCTACACTGACAACGACGAACTGAATTTCGGCCAGAGCTATTCGTACACCGTTCAGCACATGGACAGGCAAAACCGGGTCGGCACGGTATCGTCGGCTGCGGCTGCCACTTACCGGGGGCTGAAGTCCACGGATAGCAATACCAACGATCCTGCGGCCATGTGTGAGAATAACGATTTCTCCCTTGGTCCGAATATCGGCTGGAGCGGCCCAGGGGATATTGTCTCGGATGCTGTGAACGCCTTCCGTGGCACTTACGTCATGACAAAGGTTTATGCCGGTGTCACGATCAACTACACCAACCGCAACACGCTGCTGTTTCCGGTTCGCGCCGGGGAGCAGTATTACATCGGTGGCATGCTGAAGACTGATGGCAGCTTCGCGGCGTCTACCGGCCTTGGCTATCGATTGTCCCTGTGTTCGGATGCGGCTGGCACCACGGAAATCACTACCGTTCCGATCTATTTCCTGACCAGCCCGAACACGACATGGACTGAGTATGGCGGGGTGGTAACGATCCCGGCTACCTCCACTATTGCCTTCGCCCGCTTGGAGCCGACGGTCATCGGTATGACGGCTGGACAGGTATGGTGGTCTCACTGCTTCTGCCGACCGGAAGCTTCAAAGCTGGTCAAGGCAGGAGGCATCACCGATACAAAGACTGACCAGACAGCCCCAGGCGCCCCAGGCGTCCCGGTGCTGACAACGATCACAGCAGACCTGGATGGCGACGGCACCATTGACACTGGCCTGACAGCAACATGGACGGCGGCCACCTCTGGCAAGCACTACGAATTGGAAGTCTGGGAAGCTACTGCAGTCGGCACTTCCGGGTCCCTGACAGGCTATACATTGTGGAAGAAATTCCCGGTATTCGGCTTGACCACGAACTTCAAGGCCAAGGCCAATCGTTTCTATAAAGCCTGCGTGAGGACGAAGAGCTTCAACGGCACGACCGGTACGGACAGTGCATTTACCAGCGTTGGTGTGCAGCCGACCAGCTACTCCAACACCATGCCGACGGTGACTTGGCCTTCGACGGCGATTTGGCTAAAGCCGAAGCATATCGCTTTGAAGTGGAACCAGATCGCCTCGACCTTCAAGCATGCCATCGAGATCGTCGTCTACCGTAACACCACCAATAATTCTGCCACGGCGACGGAAATCGGTACGGCTCCGGCCAATGCTCAGCGTTACGTTGATAGCGACGGTGATCTTGTTGCCGGCACCACCTACTATTACTGGCTGAAAGTGAGAGATGCGGTGGGTAACGTCTCCGCTTCTTTCTCGGCCGTGCAGTCAATAACGTTTTATCTCATCGGCAGTGGCTCCCTGCGTGCCAATGTCGACCCGGAAAATAAGATCGGCGATGGTGATTTTGACCAAGGTGAGTGGGATGACGTCTGGCCCTTTGTCAGTGGCGGCACCATCCCCACCAATTTCTGGCTTTGGACGGGAGACAGCCAGACTGGCGGCCAGTCGCTGATCCTCGACAATCTGGTAACTGGCGGGTCCGGCGGCGGCACCATTCCGTCGCTCTATGTAAGCTCGGATTACCTGCCGGTGAAGGCTGGCCAGAACCTTGCCTGGGAGATCACCCGCCGCACTAATGATGGCTCGTCAACGGTTGGCCTCTATTACCGCATCCTCTGGTTCAAGCGCGACAAGACGGCATCGGCCACGACTTCGACCGACACGATCTCCAATGGCTCAATCCCGTCTGCCTGGACGACCAGCAGCGGCATTGTCGCCGTCCCGTCCGACGCCTGCTACGCCGTGGTGCGCATTTTCCATCATTCCACCTCTACGACACGCTATCTCATCCTTGACCGTGTATCACTGCGGAAGGCTGAAGGGCATGCGCTGATCCCGAACGGTACGCTGGTGGAAGGGATGACCGATCAGACCACGCCAGCAACTGTCACATCTTTGGCGTTGAGTTCTCTCACCGCCGACATCGACGGTGACGGTTCGATTGATGCCGGTCTTTCGCTGGCGATCACGAACCCGAATACCGGGGTCAGCATCAAACGCTATATTGTTGAAGTACAGCGTGACAGTGCAGCCAGCCCCGGAACATATACCTTCTGGCAGCGGGATACTGTCGAGGCTGAAGACACAGCCGACAGTTTGACGACGACCTACACCTTCAAAGCCAACAAGAACCGGTCCCACAAGTGCCGTGTGCGGCCTGTTTCCTTCAACGGCAAGAAAGGGGCGTGGTCGGCCCTGTCAGGCGCAGCCACACCGACGACGGTCAGCGGGTACAATGGTAAGACGGGATCAACCCCGACGGCTGCTGCTATCGCTAACGCGGTCAAGGTGACGTGGGCGCTAACGGATAATGCCGCAGCGGCCCTCGATCTGACGATCTACAAGAAGACGGAAATCCTGGTCGGCGGCGTCTCGGTTGGCTTTGCCCACGGAACGTTCTGGACGGACACCACACCCCGCACCCCGGGCACGAGCTACACCTATACCGTCAAGCACTACGATGTGCATGGCAACGTGACGACGGTTTCGGCTGGCTCTGCGGTGACATGGCGTAATGCCTCGGCTGTGCCCGCCACCGGGGACTTTGATACCACGGCTCTGGCAGTCCCAGGCAGCTTCACTTACGCCCAGGATACCAGCTATGACATCAATGGTGATGGCACCATCGATATGATCATGAAAGTGGGTTGGGCCGCTGTCACCAACGCTGTCGGCTATGAGATCGAGATTTCCCGCTCGACTACGCTTGGGGGTACCTACACTGTTGTTGGTTTAGGCGGGATCGTCAACACTCTTGAACACCGCCATATCTGCAACGTGAATTACTTCTATAAGGCCCGTGTTAGAGCAAGAAACGCCTATGGGCAGCCTGGGTCATGGACGGCACTATCCTCTGGTGTGCAGCCGGCTAAAAAATCTGCAACAACGCTGACGGCTCCTGCGAGTATCGGCGCAACGATGGATTGGCAGGGTCGTGGTTTTTATTGGACCGACCCAACAACCCAGCCTGACTACCTGCACTCCGAGGTGCAGATTTCCTTCTTCGTTTCTGGTGCGTGGGGGGCATGGCTGAATTCAAAAGGTACAAGCGGTGGCGTAGACATCGTTGTCGGTAATTACTATTTCTATCCGTGGGCCAACTATACAGACCCACTGCGAATTCAAGTTCGCCACGTAGACAGGTCGCTTAATGCAACGTCCTGGACGGTTTATGACACATCGACATTACCACCCAACTTTGGCACCAGCTTCAAGATTGGGAACACTAGTATTGCCGATAATGCCATAAACGAGCGCTACCTATCTTCGACCAACACCAGCCAATCTTGCGGTGCTGCTACAAAGACGCTTGTCGAGAGCGTAGCAATTGTTCACGGCACTGGCGCTAATTTGGTTGAGTTCCACGCCACGTTTCGAAACGTCTCCGGTGGTAGCCGAACCATGGACGTTCAATTTGAAGATGGGTCTGGTAACGTCTATCAGACCTACACCGGCATCGTGCTGGCCGATAACGCCATGGTCACCCTCCTGGGCTGTAACGCTCTACCGGGAGGGAGCACTACCACCTACCGGCTCTATGTCACCATGACCACTGCCGGTTCGGTCAACAACACAAAAGTCATGGGATTTGCTAGGAGGCGTTAATGTTTTTCGGACTTTACAACCCGGCGTCGGGCGTCATCAGAAAAGGCCTATCAGGGCCGTCTGCGGAATGGGCGGCTCTCAATGCCATTGAGGGCGAACTGGTAATCGAAAGCGACACCGAGATCGACAACAGCAGACAGGCCGTCGATATCTCAGCCAGCCCGCATGCCCTGATTTATAAGACCCCCGACAAGACACAGATAGAGCTTGCAGTCGACGTCAACCGGGAACGAAGCCGACGGATTGAAGCCGGCACCGTGATCGACGGCGTCCGGGTCACCGGCCGAGACGAGGATACCCGCAATCTCACCAACCTCGCTTTGGCGGCTCAGTTGCGGATTACCATGGGGGATACCACACCGACCATATTCAGGGATGGTGACAACGTCGATCACGAGTTGAGCCCGACCCAGGTGCTGAGCCTCTGGAAGAACTCCTCTGCTTACGTTTCGGCAGTGTATGCCGCCAGTTGGGCCTTGAAAGGAATGGCGGAAATCCCGCAAGACTACTCAAGCGATCATTACTGGCCGTGAGCACCCTGGCCACTGGGAAGAGCCACGCTACCGTACAGAGCATTGACTTGTCATGATCAGGCGATAACGATTTCAGTGCAACAAATTGCACTAGAACAAGGGCACCCCCGATCATGAAGCAGCTTCTCGTCTCGAAGCCTGGGAAGGTCATCAAGCATTCGGCCAACCTTCGTTTTATTGAAATCAGCACATTGGTGATCGTCCTGGAAGGACTGGCCACCGCTGCTCCCTACTGGGGGCTTCTCTCCACCGAGACCAGCCAGTATGCCCAGATGGCGGGGCCGGTCCTAGCCACCATCCTCAACTCAGCGGCATGGGTTGCCCGGTTGATCGCCCAGAAATCGCTTTCCAATCAGCAGGAGCAAGACGATGACGACTTTCGCGGGGTCTAAGCGAGGCAAGGCGGCGATTGCTGCCGTATTGGCAGGGGCCGTCCTGATCGGACACACCTATTTCACCAAGGGCACCGACGGGCAGCAGCACCCAGCCGCTGTTGTGCTCGCCACCAAGCAGATCGAAAACTGGGAAGGCTTTGCCTCGGTTGCCTACCTGGATCGGATTGCCAATCCCCCGAAATGGACCTGCGGCTTCGGGGACCTGAAGAATTGCAAGCCGGGGATGACGACCACCCGCGCCCAAGCGGAAGCCGTGCTCCTCGTCCGGGTCGAGAAGGACTTCTACTCTCCGATGAAGCAGTGCATCAAAGGCTTCGATGAAATGCCGGTCGGCGTGCAGGCCTCTGCGATCATGGGGGCCTACAATTACGGTGTGGCCCGGTGGTGTCATTCCACTTCTTCCAGGCTGTTCGCCAAGAAGCAATACAAGGACGGCTGCGCGGCGGCGACAGCTTTCAACAAGGCCGGGGGAAAGATCGTCAACGGACTGGTTAAGCGACGGGAGATGGGAGACGCCCAGCGTATTGGCGAAGCGGAGCTTTGTCTCTCTGGATTGTAGGTATTACGATGACCATCAACGACATGTTTAAGCTAACTCCACTCAGCGAACGGCAACTCGACAAGCAGCAGCAAGCCACCATCATTCACGAGAAACGGATGACGGAGGCGGTGAAGATTTCCGAACTTCGGCGGATCATCAAGCAATACAATATCAAGCGGATCGGGCGCCGTGATGGGTAGGCTATCCTCTGTTCTCAGAAGCATTGAAGGAAATCGTGTCGGGTTCTGGTGCCCAGGCTGCGATGAGATGCACATGGTCACGGTGAGGACCGACGGGCAGCATGTCAGCGGGTCAGCCTGGGGCTATAACCTCAACCCCGAGAAGCCAACCTTTACTCCCTCGATCCTTTGCCGCTGGGAAACGCCGAGCGACGTTCCCGAAGAATTCGATGACGACAGCAAGAACATCAAGCACGTCTGCCACTCCTTTGTGAGAGACGGCATGATCGAGTTTCTCCCGGACTGCACCCATCACCTTGCTGGGTTCACGGTGCCGATCCCGGAATGGCCTAAGCCGGAGGGCTGGGAAGACCCGTGACCCTCTTGCTGCCTATTCTCAGCGTTCTGTGGAAGATCGCCAAGTTCTCGATCCCGATCCCCCTCGGGATCATTTTTGCTTTAGGGCTTGCTTACCAATTCCTGCTGCCCCTGAAGATCAGAGCGGCGGTTCAGGCGCGGGTGACAGAAATGGTCACCCAGGCAGAGCACGAGGCCCTACAGGAGAAATTGAAGGCATCTCAAGCCAGAGAGGCCAAGACCCAGGAGTTGCTGCATGAGGCCCAACGTCGATCGAATATCCTATCCGAGGCCAATGCTCGCCTCCAGCAGCAAGCAGCCGTCGACGCTGCCTACCAAGCCGAAGAGGAAAAGAAACAGGGAGATATTGCCAAAACTCCTCTTGGCGATTGCATTGCTCGGGGGGCTGTTCGGCAGCGGCTGCGCAACAATCGGTGACCGTTTCACCAAGGCCAAGGTCGAAACCACCAAGGCCCAGGAGGCGCAAAAGGACTTGGCGCTCGTGGACCAAGCAGTGCAACTTCTTGCACAACAGCCCCCTTTCCCCGACGACTGCAAGAGTACGGTATCGTACCATGTTGTGGATAACGATCGACTGGACGTAGCCCTCGACAAGGTGGACCTCGCGCTTTCCATGGCCAACAGGAAAATCCTACGCTGTGCTGAATGGGGCACGTCTGTCGAAAAAGGGATTAATTCCTTGAAAAAAGCTAGCAATTCGCAAAGTTTTGCACTACAATAAGTTTAGTGCGGTCGAGTTCCGTCGTCGGCCATGCAGAACAGCGCGGGCACCGTCATATACCGACGCTCCTTTTATGATCAGATTTTAATGTGATTTTTAAGCCAAACCGTTTATCAACGGTCGGGTAGAGCACATCTAGTCGGCCATAAAAAGATGGAAAAACAACGTGATCCCTTTCACAGATACGCTTCAGCTTATCATAGCTGGCGCTGCGGGTGGATTGCTGCGGTCCCTCTACTACCGGGTTGACTGGAGAGGGTTCGCGGTGAACATCCTGGCGGGAGCGCTGGTAGCGCGTTACATGGGGCCGGAAGGCCCGGAAATGCTACATTGGCTCATGGGCGACATCGTTAACCCCGAAGCTCTGAAGGGCCGGCTGGAACTCTGTGGGTTCCTGCTCGGCGCAGGTGGCGTAGCCGTCGTCGGATGGTTCTACGACATCGTCGGCAACAGGCTGAAGAAGGTGACGGACGATGGGTCTAAGAATGTCAATTAGGATGGCGACCACACGGTTGCTGGAATTCACGGGCCTGACCCTCATGATCGCCATGGTCCTGGCGGTCGGGCCATCTTTAGGACGGATGCTGGCGTTGAACGTCGGTGCCGAACTACAAGAAGCGTTCTTTCCGGTTCTTGCCCCGATGCGGGCGGTGGTCGATGATCCGATTGGCAAACGATCCATCGTCAAGCTGCTACCGTCATTCCAGATAACGTCTCAGCACTGGCAGGGGACAGACCTCCTGCTGGTCGAGGGGACGCTATGCAAGGCCCAGGATTATGAATTCGTAGATGCCAAGGTGGCCTACGGTGACCCACAGGAGGTGTTTCAGCCGGCACAGATTGAATTCTTGACGAAGGCGGGTTCCCGAGTTCCGGGTTGTCAGACCTGGAGAAACTGGTTGCTTGTAGGAGCAAAAATGACATCGACAAACAAATGGTTCATGGTTCTCACCCATCGCCCGAAGCATGGATTGTGGGAGGTGCGACAACGAATTGGCCCTTTTGACTTTCCCGCCCGAAGTAGCGGGTAGGCGGGTCTGACCCGTCAGGCAAAACGACTGCAGAGTGAGGTCTGGGACTTGTTCCCAGGCCTTTTCTTTTCTACTATAGGGAACCATTCGAGATTGAAGGAGTAATCCAGTGGCTTATAAAATCCAAACCGCCATCAAGGCGCGTGTTCCGATCGTAACCTGTACCACCCGAGACGTCGCCAATCTGGTCGCGGTCCTCCAGCATATGTTCCCCAATAACATCGTCCAGCAATTCGTCAACCCTGACATGGCGATGAAGGAAGGCACGATCGCTTATGCGGTCAATGCGGCGGTGACCAACAGCACCGACGGGGCGATGCTGCGTCAGAAATTCCAGAAGGCCAAAAGCACGCTGCTGCTGGTCAACCCGGCACCGAACCACGACGACAACATCAGCATGTCGACCGGCCTGCTCCCGGTGCCCAGAGAACTGCTGGCAAAAATGCTGCAGATCACCAATCCCGAGACCCTTAAGCATGCGATGGCGGCGCTCGGTGGTCTGACAATCCGGGAAGCCTACGAGACGGCAACCTTCTCGATGGCGGAGACCGGCGCCCTGACCCCAGCGGGGCTCGCCAAAGCGAGATCGGAACTGTTCAAGCCACAGAAGGGCCTTTACCCGGTGGACACGCTCCAGGACTTCTACAAGCCTTCCCCGGAGATCGAGGAGTGGGTGGAAGACGAACGCGATTTCTTCCTGACGGCGACGGACAAGCGGCTGATCCCGAGGGGGCTGATGCTCGACGGCCGGCCGGGGACAGGTAAGACCGAAGCAGCCAAGTATATTGCAAGAAATTTCAATGTGCCGCTCTACCGCCTCGATCTGGCCACCACCCAGGACAAGTATGTGGGCAATTCGGCCAAGTTCCTGCAAGCCAATCTCGACACCATCGACCAGCAGGAACCCTGCGTGGTGCTGATTGACGAGGTGGAAAAGGTGGTCAACGTCAAACTGACCTACACCACCGAACTGCTCTCCATGCTGCTCTATTGGATGCAGACCCACACGTCCAAGGTCCTGGTCATCTGCACGACGAACGATCTGGACAGCGTCCCGGCTGAATTCTACCGACCGGGCCGCATCGATCAGGTGTTCAACATCGAAGGCGTGAAGCAGGAACATCTGGCTGACTTCGTGACCTCGGTGCTGCAGGCTTATGGCCATGCGGACGACGAATTCCTGCACACCAAGATCATGTCCTTGCTGAAGACCAAGCACGGCGGCAACCTGATCGCCCCAGCCGAGATCGAAAACGAGACCCGTAAGCTTATCAAGAAGCTGGCCAAGACCAAAACCACGAAGGCAGATGTGGCCCCGGGAAAAAAGGTCGTACAGTTCCTGAAACCCCTTGTGAAGAAGTAGGAAACCTCTACACTGATAATCGGATATCAACGGAGAAAAGGAGTTCTCACCAATGTCCAAACTACCCTTCCTCATTCGCGGCACCGGATCGATGTTCGATTACATCGCCCTGGCCGTTCACGGTAATTGCGTCCTCGGCGTCAAGGTCGTCCAGCAGTCCCTCGCCACTTATGACAAGGCGATCAGCGTCACCTTTCGGATACGGTCGGCCATCAACACCGACGAGTTCATCGAACGGATTACCGGCAACAAGCCGACGGAGCATTTTGCTCCCCAGGAAGCGTTCAAGGGCCAGTGGGTCAAATACGACAACGTGCGGGCGTCCTTCATGCACACCGCCAAGAAGAGCGTCTCTTTCGATCTGGCCGACGATGGCTCGTTCCCGGTCTACGACGAACTCGGGGAAAACCTGCTGCGGATGATCGGCTCGATCTTCGACTATGTCGAAATGCCGGAGGGCCATATCGTCATCACGCCGGCCGCCGATCTGGCGGAGCATATCGCCAAGCTGCTCTACCCGTCGTTCCTGGAGGCCTACGGGACGGCCTGCCACGCCAAGTACAAGGACGAACCACCGGCCCACGAGCTTGCCTATGCTGGCGACGACCATTACACCACCAGCGAAGCGTCCATGGATACGCTTGAAGGCGCCGACGAACCGGGCAAGGAAGACAAACAGACCGGCGACGAAGGCAGTGCCGAACTGCTGCCGGAAACGGCCGACGAAACCAACACGTCGTCATGGGGCGCCGGGGATGCCGCCGACTATAACGACGACAAGAAGTCGGAAGACTGACGTACTCGGGTGAATGTGGAAAACCCCTTCAGGGTATTGCCCCCTATACCGAAATGGTGTAGGGGGTATTTTTATCCGGGGAATTGAGGGCACATTCATGAAAAACATCGTTCGTTGCGCGGTGAAGAACACGAGCAATCTGGCGGCTGCGGTCTTGCTGCAGAGGATCATCCACTGGTCGAAATACATGCGGATTTGGCAGGGCGGCAAACTTTGGATCGTCAAATCGGCCAAAGAATGGTGCGCTGATACCGGCCTGTCGTTCAAACAATATAACACGGCAATCGCCAGTCTGCGGGACGACGGACTAGTGATTACCGAGAGCCATTTGTTCAACAATAAAAGCTGCACGCACACTCGGATAACCCCCAAGCTTATCACCATATTGGGGGCGCCAGACGACCCCGGGGCGGATGGGGTGGACGATCCCATATCGGACAAACTTATATATACACTAGAGACAACACTTAAGAGTACACAAGAATTAGCATCTCCTCCGAAGATGCAAAAAGAGCCCTCCGGGAAAAAGGAATTTTCGGGGGAAGAAGAAAGCGAAAATCTCATGCACGCATACCAGCACATACCCGTGAGCGCGTACACACACGAGGAACCCGAAATGGCTCATAAAGTCTCAGACGTCATCCAGGGCAAGTTAGCCCCAAAACCAGGATCACAGGTCAAGCCCGTTGTTCAGCACTGCATTTACGAGTGGCGTGAGCGGTGTGGAGAGGTGACTGGAAAATTCCAGACCGGGTTCACTGCCAAGCAGGCAGGACAGATGAAGATGTTCGTCAATGGGGCACCTCCCGGAGTGGACCCGAAGGAATTGATCCGCAATGTGGTAAAAGACTGGTTCAGCTTCATGGACGAGGTCAAGGAGGCGAAAGGTTTCAAGTCGGTCCCCGCCGAACCAGCCTTTGATTTTTTCTTCGTGCACCGGCAAATCGCCTATAACTTCAAGCCGCATACTGGTAAGATGGTGCCGCTCGTGAAGGGGGAACAGGAAGCCCCGGTGATCCCGTCGGGTATCAAGATGTTTAAGCCAAAGGTGTGAAGCCCATGCAGTCCATCCTTGACCCTCAGAGGCATGAGCGGTTGATCAAGAATATCCACTCCTTCTCCGAGGATGCGGGTATTCCGATTTCGCTGATACAGAATTCCAGTGCAACATATTGCACTGAGGATGAAATTACCTGGCTCCGGCAGTACAAGCACCATGCCCAGGAACACGACGGGCTCATGCTGCTGGGGCTAGGTGATCCGTCCATGGAAATGATGGCGATGGCGGGGGCATTGGTGCGCAATTTCATCCGTGCCCGGTTCATCACCATGACAACGTTCCTTGACAACGATGCCGACCCGGACATGGTGGAGATCAGTTGCCTGTTCGTGGCGAACTTCTTCAACCACGAGGCCAAGTCCGAGACGATCTCGCAGTGGAAGCTGCCCATGGTCTACGACTTGCTCATTCGCAGGGCAGCCAAGGGCAAACAGACCGTGGTGCATGTGACCGACTACAACAAGATGCGGGTGGCTTACGGCGCGGCTATCGCTAACCACCTGCTGGCGCGTTACCCGGCAGTGCAGGTGAAGGGCAACATTTAATCATGGCATTGGGGATAGATTTTCTAGCTGCTTGTTTGATCGAGCAGAACACCTACAATTTTCTCAATCATGGAGACATGGAGCATCTGTTCCGCGTCAACGAGAAGCCGGTCTACGATTACGTCAAAGGCTATGTGAAGACCTATGGCAAGATGCCGTCGACGGAGACGGTCGAGCTTCACACCAAGGAGGAACTGCCTCTCGTCAAGGACGCGCCGGGGTATTTCTACGACCAGCTTGTCAACCGCTACACCGCTACCGAACTCAAGTTGATCATGCAGGAGGCCAACAAATCGCTGTCACCTCTGGCGATGGACCCGACCAAGGCGCTGAAGACCATGACCGACGGCGTCATGAAGCTGGTCACCCGGCGCTTCGACCGGAAGATTGTCGACTTCCGTGACGCCATCGACATCGTTTACACCGAGTACATCAAAACGATGCAGGGGGACGACGATCGCCGGTTCTTTACCGGCTGGCCCTATATAGACGATATGTCTGGGGGCCTGAACAAAGGCGACCTGCTGTCTTTCGTCGGCCGGCCTGCGATGGGCAAGACTTGGCAAATGCTGTTTACGGCGCTGTTCGGCTGGCAGGACAAGTTTGACGAGGAGCACAAGGTGATCGCCACCGGGCAATCCCGGATGTTCATCTCTATGGAAATGAAGCCGCTGCCAATCCTCCAGCGCCTGACCTCGATCCAACTGTCGATGCCTTACTCCGAAATCGACAAGGCGATGCTGTCCAATCATGCGAAGAAGAAGCTGAAGGACGGACTGACCGAAGTGAAGGGATTTGGGGCGCCGTTCTGGGTCGTGGACGGTAATCTTGCGGCAACTGTCGAGGACGTCTATCTGCTGGCCAGACAGCTACAGCCGGATGCCATCATCATCGACGGCGGCTATCTGCTGAAGCACCCAACGGTCACGGATCGATATCAGCGGGTGGCTGAGAATGCCGACCTGATCAAGTCGGAACTGTGTGAGCTTGCCCCGACGGCGGTATCCTGGCAGTTCGCTCGATCCAAGAACAAGAGCAAGAAGGGCGAGGCCGAGAAGAAAGACCTTGAAGACATCGGGTACACCGACGCCATCGGCCAGATATCGTCCCTCGTCCTCGGTCTGATGCAGAAGGAAAGCATCGAGACGGTGGTGCAGCGGATCATCGACGTGCTCAAGGGGCGCAAGGGCGAGACTGGTCAATTCGTCACCAATTGGGACTTTCTGAAAATGGATTTCACAGAATTTCATGAACCAGATGTTTCAGACTTACAATTCGTATAGACCTTGAACTACGAAAGCTCCCGCGATACACTCAAATCACCATCATGAAAGGAATTCGTTATGGCATTTCTGCTGAAAATACCTGCCAAGAAAATCGAGCATGTCGAGGAACCCAAGGCGCTGACGTCCAAGGCGCCGACCCGGGCCAAACTCAACAAGGCCATTGACGCCTATGTCGCGGCGGCGGAGAACAACGCTGCCCTCAAGAAACAGATCAAGGCGCTGCAGGGCGACCTGATTGATGAAGACCCGCTGCTGGGTAAAGTGTTCGAAGAGGCCAAGCCGTTCTATGCTGCCGAGTTCGAAGACCCTGCCAAGGAATTCTTTATCGAGAGCGCGGTGCATAAGCTCAAGGTTGGCAAGATGGGCTTCAAGCGCATCATCACCAATATGGGCTATATCTTCGACAAGATGAAGAAGAAGGCCTTCCTCGAAAGCTGCAGCTTCCCTCTCGGGGCGCTCGACGCTTACCTGACCCCCGAGGAGCAGGCTGAATGCGTCAGCAACGAACCGACCAAGCGCAACGTCACCCCGGCCGGCAAGGCTGAGAAAGCCAAGGTGGAGTGATGGCTGAAGTGCCCTCCGAGTTTGCGGCCGCTGTAATTCGATCACTGGCTAAGGTCTACCCCTACGTCAGAATGATCGAGATGATCAGCCCCGAACGCCGCATCAACAAGATACGGCATAAAGGCGAGATCGTGCTGCGCACAGCCGTAGCTTTAGCGCAGGTTACCGACAACACGCCGAAGGCTTTAGCCAAAGCCATTGCGGAACACCTCAACAAGCAGGGACTTGATGATATCATCAGGATGAACTCCAGCGGCTACCCACTGGATGTTATCGTCGGCATCGAGCGTAAAATGGAACTGACGGGTAACACGTTGTCGTTCTACACTTGCATTGCTGAAGAAACCTGAATTTGACTGAGTGCGGGAGTGGTCTAACCGTGATCTCGAAGAAGCTAAGAGTATAACCGACTAGACTACGTGGGTGGCGTCGGACAGCCAATACCTACGCAGCCGGGGGTTCAAATCCCTTCCTCAGTCATCAAAGGAAGCAGCATGATACGCATTTACTGTGACGGGGCGGTCACAAAGGAAGGATCAGGAGGGTGGGCTTATATCGTCACGGAAGACGACAAAGTGATCCTGATGCGATCCGGTCAAGCCGACGGCGCGACCAACAACACGATGGAACTGATGGGGCCGATGCAGGCCCTTTACGATATCGAGAGCGTTAACGAGCCGTTTACGATCGTTAGCGACAGCCAGTATGTCATTCAGGGGATAACTGAGTGGATTTACGGATGGAAAGCCAATGGCTGGATTTCGTCAAACGGCTCACCTGTGAAGAACAAAGAGCTTTGGAAAGAGCTATACGCGCTATCTTCGCGTTTCAACGACATGGGGGCGCCGATCACCTGGGAGTGGGTCAAGGGGCACGCGGGAAACCAATTCAACGAGATGGCCGACAAGCTAGCTCAATCGATGTCCCGTGGATCAGACGTCGAGTTTAAGTGGACCCACAAGCACATCAAGACCGGTGGGCTCTACAAAATGATCCGGGACACCAATGTCCGCTGGGAGCCTACCTGGGAAGAATGCGCATTGTATGAGGCGGAGGACGGCACCTGGGTAGTCCGCAACAAGAACGAATTTTATGACGGGCGCTTCGAAAAGAAGCCAAGAAAGGCAAAGCAATGAGAATATTCATAGGCAGTTTGGCCCTCAGTCTGATGGCTATCCTCATCTTCGTGATCATGTGGTCGATGATCGGAACCCTGCACAGCATTTGGGCACTGGCCTTTCTGGCATTCGGCGCCTCGCTGGTCACATCCGGCATCTCCTGGCTTCTCGGAAAATGGGCCGAACGGTTGGCTGTTAAATGAAGAAGGATGACGTTTTCGAATTCTTGGACTGCGTCGGGGCGGTCCCCTCAAAGAAGCAAGCCAGAGCCAAATGGGTGACGAGTTCCTGCCCGATGGTCTGGAACCACAAGGATGGTAAATCCTCTGCTGATGTGTTCGGCGTCAAGCTGGAACAAGGCGATCCCCTCTGTCATTGCTTTGCCTGTGGTTGGGGGGACAGCGCCCTCGGAACCACGCTGGAGATTAAGCGCCAGACGTCGGAGGAGTACCAGAGCAACCTCAACATCAAGCGGGCGATGGAAATCTGCGTCCAGGCCAGCGACGACATCGAGCTTGAATTCGAGGACGTCGATTACGAGGAGGCTTTGAAGAAGGACGAGGTCACCGTTTTCGATGATTGGTGGATCGAGACATTCCCGTCAGTGCAACAAAGTGCACTCGGGATGCACTACCTCAACACCAGACTTGGGGGGCCGATCGACCCGGATGTGATAAAGTTCCTAGACCTGCGGTTTGACCCGAACCAGAAGCGGGTTTGTGCTCCGGTGAAGAACAAGAAAAACCAGTTCGTGGGGCTCCACGGCCGGGCGATCTACGATGATATCGACCCACGCTACCGGATGTACACCTACAAGGGCAAGAATAATCCCCAATACTGGCTGGGGGAAAACTGGGTCGACCTGGAACAGCCGTTGGTGGTGGTCGAAGGCTACTTCGATATGGCTCGCGTCCTGCCAGTCTGGCCGAACGTCGCCACCCCCTTATTCGCCAATCCGAGCATCGAAAAAATGAAGCGCATGGCCGGGGCTTCGGAGATCATCACCTTCTTCGATTGGGGGGCTGGCGGTGACTTCGGGCGTGAGAGGTTCCAGAAGCAATTCGGGTCCACCCACCTCATCAGCCACTGCAAACCACCGGCTGGGGTCAAGGACCCGGGCGCCTGTACCCACGGGCAAATATTCAGTGCGTTGGGGCCATTTTTACCGATCTGACCCCTTGCCAGAAAGTTCCTTTTGAGCCATCTTCTCCCGGCTTGATCTCAGTATCAGCTTGGCAAAAAATGGCAAACATGGAGAATGAAAATGGCTGGAATGAATTTCCTGAAGAAAGCCGCAGTAGACGCGGGCAAAGTCACCCTCAAGGAACCCGAGCCCGAGAAGAAGACTTTTAGTTTGAAGTCGGGGGTGTCCTCCCTCTCTTCCTCCACCAGCCAACCAGAAGCTCCAAAGAGCCTCGCCAAGACCTCTCTGTTTGGCACCAAGCCGAAGGATGACGGTCAAAGCCAGCAGCCGGGTCACAAGAACTTCCTCAAGAAGGGAGCCGCAGCCAAAGCCCAGATGGAACAGGCCCAGGCGATGGCCGATGCCGCCAAGGAAAAGGCCGGCACGATGTTCGAATTCCGCATGAAGGGCGGAGAAGATCGCAAGATCACCTTCCTTGATGGCGACCTCGACGCGGATGGGTGCCTCGACATCACGACCTATTACGAGCACACCATCAAAATCGGCAACAGCATCGATACCTACGTCTGCACCTCGGAAGAGGACCCGTCGCAGCCGTGCCCGCTTTGCGCGGCCGGTGAGAAGCGTTACCTCGCCGGGCTGATGACGGTAATCGACCACACCCCCTACACGATCAAGACCGGTCCGAAGGCGGGGCAGGTGGTGGAGCATCAGCGCAAGCTCTACAAATGCAAGCATGCCACGATCAAGGTGCTGACCAAGTATGCCAGCAAGAACGGCGGCTTGACCGGCTGGACCTATGACGTCTCCCGCTCCGGTGGCGACAAGAGCCCGGCTGTCGGGGACACCTTCATGCCCGACTTCAAATGGGAGAGCCCGAAGCAATTCGCGCAATTGATCGGCGTTCCGGTTGAAGAAGTGATGCCGGCCGATTACAACAAGGAAGTCATCTACAAGTCCCCGGAGCAACTTGCTGAACTCGGTATCGGCAAGAGCTTCACGGGGGTTGGCACCAAGAAGGGCGGCACGGTCGACACCGGCTCCCTGAAGAGCCAACTCTGATCGCAGCAGCGACTGCTAGTGCCCGTGCACAAGGCCGGGTAGCTGCTGTGCCAGGGGGAGCAGCCTAAGTCGCTCCCCCGTCCTTTCCCTCGAAAGAGGGGAATTGCTGCCCCAGGGAAGGGGTCTAAGGTGCACGATATCACCGCGCGGTCATGGACGGCGGGCACTCGTGACCCCGCTTTGATCTCCCTGGGGCGGCACGCGCCCCTATAAAGGACCCTCGTCATGAAAGATGTAGCCGTAGAACGTCGGCTGACAGGTAAGACTGTCACTGTCGCATGGCCGAACGACCTTGTCACCCAGCACCCGGAAGAAGAGTTCACGCCAGGAACACTTTTCGACAACGGTTCGATCAGCACCATGGATGTGATCATGCATCGCCCTGTTCCGGTTGAGGGTTACGAGTTGGACCCAGACTTGCAACACGGGTGTTATCGGGCAAGGGTGAGCGGATGACTAACATCGCTCGATACATGATGACGGAGCCTCCATTGGTGACCGGCAGCATGGCCGTCTATCCCTACAGTTATGCACTGGAGAGGAAGTTTCGGTTCACCACGCGCTTCGATGACCCAATCGAGCTATTCAGGCGGGAGGGTGATTACATCCATCTGCCTCGGGCGGTCTGCCCCATCGGGGAGGTCGACAATCGGATACAGGGTGAAAAGGTTCTCTTCCCTAAGTGCCCTACCCCTCGGCCGAACCAAGTCAAGATGTTCAAGGACGTCAAGGAATTCATCAGCCAGGAACTATCCGGCGTGGCGGTGGCACAGACAGGCTTCGGCAAGACGATCCTCGGCTATCTCGCGGCTTATACGCTGCAGGTAAAGACGCTGGTCATCACGACCAAGGAGGACATTTTCGAGCAATGGATCGACGGTGCCTGTGGACGCAAGAGCCAAGCCAACCCCGGGGGTATGAACTTCCTCGGGCTGGAATGGGAAGAGGTCGGGGAGATCAGAGGCGACAAATGCCAAGTCGTCGGAACCAAGTTCTGTGTGGCGCTCGTGCAATCGCTTTGCAAGGAAGGGCGTTACCCGGACTGGATCGGGGATGATTTCGGGCTGGTCATCTTTGACGAATGCCACCGGATGCCCGCCGACTATTTCAAGACGGTGCTGGAGAAATTCGGCGCCAAGGTCAGGATGGGATTGTCAGCGACACCCGACCGCAAGGACGGTAAGGAAATCTTGCTTTACACTCATGTGGGGCCGATCAGGGCGCAGGATGAAACCGAGAGCCTGACCCCGAAAGTCTTGCGCTACATGACCGGCTGGGAGTGCCCAAAACGGTACATGATCGATGAAGACACTGGACATAAGACTTGGCGTAAGATACCACATACGGCGGGCAAAACGACCCACATTGAGAAGATGTTGGCAGAAGACCCCGCAAGGAATGCGATGCTTCTGAATGCCATTGTCGAGTGCCGCGAAGCAGGGAGATCAACTGTCGTTTTTTCCACGCTGATCGAGCATCTTCAGTTGCTGGAGCAAGCGTGCAACAAATTGCACAAAATCCCTTTCAAGGACATGGGGCTTTACAAGTCTGAGGGGACGAAGGAGGGCAAGGCAGAAAGAGAGCGCGTTAAGACACGACCAATCATTTTCACCACCTATGCCATGATGTCGGAAGGGACCAACATTCCATGGCTGGACACGGCGATCCTGGCAATCCCGCGATCGGATGTCCGGCAGGCGGTGGGGAGAATTAGACGAGAGTACGAAGAGAAGAAGTTTCCCGTAGTCCTCGATTTCATGGACCTGGACAGTCCGGTTTTTTATGGCTACGCGAATAAACGCCGCGACTGGTACAAATCCATCGGGGCGGAAGTAGTGGAAATGAGTTGAACCCCAACTAAGGAGAACCCATTATGGGTATCGTTTTTACTAAGAAGGCCGAGCCCACCAAGGCAACGCCCGAAACCAAGGCGGTGACGAAGGCCGCCCCGGAAGCCAAGCCGGAAGCCGTTTCGAAGAAGAAGCTTAGCGGCGTCACCACCTCCCCGAAGACGGCGCAGGCCTCCGTCAACGTCGAGAAAAAGAACAACAAGACCAAGGAAGTCGAAACCCTGGTCAACGAGGTCGAGGACACGGGCATTCCCATGGCTATCGGCGCCATCTCCCAGAAGCCGGTCATCGGCTATAACTTCGGCTTCACCATGAACGCGGGCGAGTTCCAGTCCTACCGCGCCCAGGTGCACCTGTCGATGCCGGTGGACGAAGGCGAGGACATCAACGAAGTGTTCTCAACCATGAAGGACTGGGTCGACGCCAAGGTTCAGGCGATCGGAACTTCCCTCCAGGAAGCGGAGTAACAGACATGAGCGATCTCCTGAAGCGACCCGGCCGTGTCTACGTCTCCCGCTCTCTGATCGAAGAGAATGCCGAAACCATCCAGGGCATTCTTGGCGCCCTGCTGATCGTGGAGGCCCGCCCACGGTTCGTCACCAATGACGTCGAATACATCGGCTACTCGGAGCAGTTCGAAGAGCAGGACGACGGCAACGTCATCCCGGAATACACGATCAATGTCACCCAGGAAGGTGACGACATCTCCGTGGAATTCGTGAAGGAAGACTGATGGCCAAGACGCTCCTCTTCAAGAAACTGGCTGAGGCAGCCCCGAAGGTTACTGTGAAACCTGAACCGGCTGCCAAGGCACCCAAGCCAGAGAAAGTTGAAGTGCCAGCTTCTGCGATCCTGACGGGGGCGACCGCCGCTCTGGCCAAGTCGTTCGCCAAGGAATATGGCAAGGAGATCGGTTCTTGGGGAGGGCGTCTTGTCAACACCGACCGCATTCCCACCGGGATATTCGAGTTTGACCTGACCACTGGGGGAGGTTTCCCCCGGGGTCGCTGCTCGATCATCTACGGACCTGAAAGCTCCTGCAAAACCAATCTGGCCTATCTTGCCATTGCGTGGCACCAAAGACTTTGGCCTGATCTCGTATGTTCCTTTGTTGATATTGAACACTCATTCGATCCCATTTTCGCCGCTAAGTTCGGCGTCCAAATCGACAAGCTCTATGTGGCTGAACCCCTCCTGGCCGAACAAGCGGTCAATGTGGTGGAAGCGCTCCTGTCTGCAGAAGATTGCGGCCTCGTGGTGGTCGACAGCCTCGCGGCCCTGGTCACCACCGGGGAATTCAAGAGCGATGCGGAAAAAGCCAATGTCGGTGGCTCCTCCAATCCGATTGGCAAGATGTACCGCAAGACCTCTCTTGCCATGGGATCAGCCTCGGCTGCCGGCCGGAGCCCCACCCTGATCTACATCAACCAGACCCGCTTCAAGATCGGCGTCATGTTCGGGGACCCGGAGACCATGCCGGGCGGCAATGCTCCCCGCTTCCAGGCCTCGCTCTGGGTTCGCGTTTACGGCAAGAACATTGTCGACCCAAAGGTCAATCAGGACCTGCCGGTGCGCAAGAACGTCAAGATGATCATCAAGAAGTGGAAGGTGCCGATCTACGCCTTGAACTGCGAATTCGATATGGCGATGATCTCTCATAACGGCTTCCGGGTCGGAGAGAGTGACAGCTACGATCTGGTCAAGACCCTGCTGGAGCAGAAGGGGCAATTCGCCAAAGTCGCGAAAGGCTACGACATCCTAGGGCAATCGTGGGAGACGGAGAAATCCTTCAAGGAGTTCTGGCGAACCAACACCGATTTCGCTATGAACATCAAGACCCAACTGATACAGGAAGCCGTGCTGGCCACACTGGTAGAAGCGGAGGGCGATCTTGGGCTCTAATCCATTCGATGACCGCCGTCAGAAACACGCCATAGGACGATCGGGGCGTCTATCCGAAACCAGATTGGGGAAAACCTTCGGAGCGCGTCAGACCGCCGCCTCCGGGGCAATGGACGGCTTCAAGGGGGACATCACCCTGAACAAATTCCTGCTGGAAGCGAAATCGACCACCAATGATAGCATGGGGCTGAAATTCGAATGGCTGGTCAAGATCGCCAAGGAAGCGCAGCAGATTGGTAAACACCCAGCCCTATCCGTCAGTTTCGTCAAAGGCTCCGGGGAAGCGTTGCCGCGAGGGGATTGGGTCATGATCCCGGCGACCCTGTTCAGGGAGCTTACTGGGGAATGAGCAAGCATCTGAAGAAGTTCTCGGACACGCTGCCGAAGACGACGCTAAAGTTTCAGCTTCATAAATATTTGTCGACGTTCGACCCGCACCGGGGGACGGATACCATCCACGCTTCTGAATTGACCAAGGAAGGGGGCCTGTGCCCCCGTTTCTATGCGATCAATTCCCAACTGGAAGGCGCCCTGCCGGAACGTTCGACCTCGACGTCAGAGAATGCCACCTGGGACATCGGACGGCTCTGGCAGGATCGGCTGGTCAACCATCTGTCCGACATCGGGATCGGGATCAGTAATTGGGTTTGTGCCAATCACAATTGCGGGCTGATGTATTATCACGGCCGACGGCCTCAGGAATGCGTCCAGTGCGGCTGCACGGCCTTCGAGCCTCGGGAGCCCAGGTTCACGTCCGCGAAGACTGGAGCCTCTTGTGGCACCGACACGCTGGTTCTTTTCCCGTCTGAGGACCTGTGGGAGATCGTGGAGATCAAGACCATCGACGGAGAGGTGTTCAAGAAGCTGGCGGCACCATTGGCTGAACACCGGCTGCGGACCAATTTCTATCTGCGGATCGTGGCGGAGAGTGCCGACCCCGTGGCCAAGAACATCAACACCAAGAAGGCTCGCATCCTCTACACGAGCAAAGGCGGGTTCGGGGTCAAGGACGATGAAGTCAAGGGCTGGGGGCTCGGGGAGTTCTTTTCCCCCTTCAAGGAATTCGAGGTGACGAGGGATGACAAGGCAACCAACGACATGGCCAGACGGTCGAGGATCGCGCTGGAGTACAGCCACGGCAAAATTGGCATGCCTTATGGTGTATGCGCTACTATGTTTGATGATCGCGCCAAGGCCTGCCCCCTCGCCAAAACCTGTTTCTCCGGTCAATTCCCTCCTAGCCATGAGTGGCAACCATGAGCATTAAACGCTGCATCGGGATCGACCAGTCTACCAAGGCGACCGGCGTGGTAATCTCTGAAGGGGACGTGCCCTCCCCACCTGAAGTCATCCACGACGTTCTGCTGAAGCCAAAGACCACCTTGGACCTGTACGACCGACAGACGTTCATGTGGGACAACATCATGCAGTTGATCGAGGACTATGCTCCCGAGATCGTCTGTATCGAAGGCTATGGATTGAACTTGCGGAAGCCGTCAGCCCTCATTCCCCTGGTAGGATTGGGAGAAGTTTTGCGGTTCCAAATGCGGGAAGCCAAGATACCGTTTATCTGCCCGACCCCGGCCGAGAACAAGATTTTTGCCACAGGCAACGGTAACACTGACAAGCCAGGGATGATAAAAGCTGCGGCTGTCCACGGCTATGTCACCAAGGACGACAACATGGCCGATGCCTTCTTTCTCAGCAGGTTGGGGCTATGTTTCAAGCATTCTCTGCATCGCCCGACAACTCAGCAAGTGGAGGTAATCGAAAATTTAAAGCAGATTGGAGGATAATCCCGTTGAAATAAATTGCACCAGCGCCTATGATCTTTCCCGACCCGACAAAACGATCCGGTCCCCACCATAGAAGGTATCCCACACAATGGCATCAGCACTTAGCGCACTGAAGAAGGCGACCGGCGACAAGAAGACGCTGGCCGAAGAATTGAAGGCCGAAGCTCCGGCCCAGGAACCCGAAAGCGTCCAGTCTACCGAGACGACCGAAGCGCCCGAACAGGAAGCGGTCGAGATCGACATCGAAAAGATGACCGCCAAGGAAATCGACAAGCTGATTACTGACAACGGCTTTGACAAGATGGAAGGCTTTCCGGCCGACTGGAAGAAGTGGAAGAAGGATCAGAAGGTTGCCTGGATGCAGGAGAACCTTGCCGCCTCCGACGATCAGCCGGCTGCCGAAGAAGCTGCGGCCGAAGCGCCGGTCATTGCCGAACCCACACCGGTTGAACCGGAACCCACCAAGCCGGCCAAGAAGACCGTCACCAAGAGCAAGAGCACGGCTATCGCCACTTCGTCGGTCAAGCATGGCGACGTCATCTCCCCCGATGACTTCTCGAATGCCGTTTCCGAGATCGAGAACCTGAAGGCCAAGGACGCCCTGGCGCTGGTCAAGCAACTGGCCGACGCTGGCGACGTGGCGATGTTCAAGCTCGGCGGCGTGCTGGAGCGCATTCGCACCGATGGCTGGTTCAAGGAACTTGGTTTCGAAACCTTCCGCCAGTATGTCGAAAACACCCAGGACGTCGGCTACCGCACGGCCCTGTACTGGACTGGCATCTACCGCAATCTGGTCAATTCCGGCATCGACTTCCATCAAGTGGCCTCGGTCAAATGGTCGAAGCTGAAGGAGATCGCGGAGGTCGTTACCAAGGAAAACGTCGAGTTCTGGGTGGAGAAGGCCAATAGCAATTCGATCGAGACCCTGAAGCTACAGGTGTTGAACTACAAGAAGTCCGGCTCCAAGCAGATCACCGACCAGCTTTCCGAGGCGCCGGAGAACATCATCACCACCATGCAGTTCAAGCTGCATTCCGACCAGAAGGAAAACGTCGACGCGGCCCTTGAAAAGGCCAAGGCGGAAGCCTCGACCGACGTCAATTCAGTGGCACTGGAATTCATCTGCCTCGCCTACAATTCGAACGCCGTCGCCTCCAAGCCGGTGCCGCAGAAGAGCATCATCGACATGATGAAGGAAGCCGGCATCGAAGAAGCGGCCCAAGCCCTGATCGACGCTTTCCCTGAATATCAATTCGAGGAAATCAAGGCGACCCCGGTTGAGGGTTGACGAACGGATCGGTTACTGATAGACGAGAGATCGTTCTTTCAGGAGATCGCCTCACGAAATTTGTTGCAACTTAGATCGTGAGCCACACGCCCTTGGAGCCAAACCCTGCGGTTCCAGGGGCGTTTTTTATTTGACACCGAGTGGCTATTTTCCTACTCTTTTCTCATAACCGAACCATCTCAAGGAGTGACGATGGGGGACGTTATGATCCAGAAAAGGATTGAAGAATGTCAGCTTCACACGATTACTCGCGTATGGTGCTCAAGAGCCTCTGCGACAAGGCGGCGATGGAACTCTGCAGGCGCCTGCAGGCCGAGGATATGGGCTACAACACGCAGGACGACCTGCTGCGCCGCTATCAATCGCTTCGTGCATCCATCCATGCCATCGACACCGCCCCCGAGATCGAGCAGGACGGCCCGCCCCAGATCAAGGCGCCGGCCCAGGCTTCTGCATCGACGGCGATCTCCTCCACCGAGGAACCGGAAGCACCGCTGATGCAGCAGATGGAGCAGGAACTGACGCAAACTCTGTCCGAGTAACACGACGATGGATCAGCGGGTCGAGACACAAAGACGCGGGCGGAATAGGAACCGCACTCTTGAACGTTCCAAGCAGGAGCGGGGTCTGGAGAAAGCGCTTCGTCTTGGCCCGCTGGTTCGCAAAGAACGGAGCTACTGGTCTCCCTATCTGAAGAAGTTCTTCCATGCGGCGACGGTCGAGCGCTACAAGGCCGACCTGAACTGCCGAGAGGGAATATACGAGGCCATGGGGAAGACGCTGGTCGTGCTGCATCTAGCGGCCGAGACACCGACCAGAGCCCAACTGCTGCATCTATACACCGACGTCAACGCCCAGCTTTACCGGCTGCGACTAATCCGATATGTGCCGGTCCCCCTCCATCTGATCCGAGAGATCGAGAAGCTTGGACCGGTCAATGACGTAATTATCAAGCACCTCAGCCAGCTTGTGGGGATTACCGAGTGAAGACGTTTTCCAAGGGAGAGAAGGCGGTCGCTACGGTCTGGGAGGACCGACGCCGGTATGTCATCAACCAATTGTACAACATGCACACGAAAGGACTTAGCCCGTATTTAAATCTCTCTTATCTGGAGGAAATTAAGGGCTTGTCGCCCAGTTATTCAGAGATGCTTACTCCATTAACCACAACCACCAAGCCTTACAAGCTAAGCTTCCATATGAGCCTGAAACACGGGTACTACGAGTTTTATTGCGACTACCCGTGGATCATGGTTGAGCGCATTCAAGCAGGCTTGATACAGTACGTACTGGAAGAGCAGCCAGGGTATGTGCCCTCTCACTTTGGCATGCACGAGGGCTGTAAGGATGAAATACGTGAGCATTTCACACACATTAGAAGCGAAGCGCTAACGAGCATCAATACCTACGGGCTGTTTTTCTGCCACATTTACCTGACCGGCTTCTTTCTCACTTTACGCTATTTCAGGCGGTACACCCTGAAAGACGAGGACTTCCCTAAATATGCGATCCTCGCCACGCCCGCGAATTTTAGCTGGACGCAGTACGTGGTTGAAATTGGCAATTTATAAAAACTGTCTTGACTTCTATTGAAATTTTGTGGCTTAGATGATTTCATCATCAGGAGATGGACCAAATGGAATTGATCATCGACGGTGGGAACAAAATCTGAGCCTAGCGGTTTCAAGGTTGCCCGCCACTATACTAAGAGGTAACCAACATGCTGAACTCGGAAATCAAAGCCCTTCAGGCCACGGTCGATAAGCTGACCCTCGAAAAGAGGCAGCACCTTCCTTCCAGCCGGGAGGCAATCCGGCTATCCGACAAAATCAGGGCCTACGAAGCTGTCATGAACCTGCCGGGTTTCATCGTGTATGCTACCCAGCAGAAAGCCGCCTGACTGACATTCAACTTGGGGAGGGACACCCATGGCTGAAGCACCGCTCGATGCCGCCGAAATCAACAGGGAAGCTGCTATCGCCGCGCAGGTCTTCGTGACCGCGCTGGCGGAGCACATGCTGAGGGTCAACATCACTTACGAGTGCCCACGGATGCGGGGCGCCGTCCACCGGGCGATCAGGGAACGGATACCCCAGACGCTCGATCTTGTCTTGCTGCCTCCAGAGCTTGCCTAATGCAATTTGTTGCACTGGGAGCGGCGCTCTAAACGCGCCACCGCTCTTGCAAAAACGAGACCCCTGGCTATAGTTTCGCACCACACGCGAAGCAACGTAGACAGGGGTTTTTCATGTCCAATTTCATCGCATCCATCGCTGTCAATGCGGCCACCTGGGTATCGCTGGCAAACGGTGTTTCCAACGCCACGATCGTCAACGGCAGCACTTATCCTATCGCAATCGGTGTTGCGGACGCCTCGGGGAACATCGCTGCGACCGAAACCCTTGCCCCCGGCGACAGCTTCCCGCTGACCAATATCCCATCCGGCGCCCAGGTTTGGGGCAAGATCGCCTACACCCTGAAAACCTCCACGGCCGGGGCAACCGGCAAGGATGCCAGAACCAACACCCTGGCCGTGCTGACCGCCAACGTCTCCGTCTACAAGCCATCGTGAGGTGAGCCATGCATGGCAGGGTTATTGGGGAACTCCCCGGCAATAGACTGGCCACGGGCTACGGAGCCCTTGTCGGTATGAGCGTCGTGTCCGGCCCTTCTGTAAGCAGCGGGGCCGCATTGTTGACGTGGACGGACGACAGCGGCAACGACGTCCCGATCACTTGGGACGATGCGAACGGCAATCCACAAAATCTGGAATGGGATGTTTGACATGACGCAGAATGTAAAGACCGGAACCATCAAGCCTTTGCACACCGTTATCGGCGTCGGAGCAGCCAAGAAAGGCGGTAGAGGCATTGAAGCCTTGAAAGCCAAGCTTCGCCGTCTTGCCCGCGCCGCCAAGATTTCCAACCCGTTGATCCTGGCTCCATGGACGATCCCGTCTGCTTGGGCGATTTCGACGGTGGTCTACCAAGGGGAAGTGCGATCCAACGGCGGTAGCTGGTACGTCTGCATCGTCGCGGGCACCACGGCTTCCTCCGGTGGCGGGCCGAGCGTCACGACCAACGGCGACCGTATTGCCGACGGCACGGCCTACTGGACCTATCTCGGGCCGGCAGAGATCACGGCCAACGATAGCCGGGCTCCGTCCTTGACAATCACGACCACCAACCCCGTGGGAACTCTGGGGCTCAAATTCGCGCCTGTGGACTATCCAGGTGTCTACCGTGCCTATGGAGGCACTCCCGTTACCCGCAGCGGTACAGGATGGCAGCTAAACACCTTCAACAAGGCAGCAGCGACCGTCCAATCGAATTCTGCCAAGGTCGCCTTCCGGTGCGACGGCAATCAGGTGGCTATCCAAATCCTGGCCAATATGGGGATCGTCCGGTTCCTTATTGACGGCCGGTACTACAATCCGACGAGCTACACGCCCGGTGCCAGCGATACATGGTTCATCTTCGACTTCACCAATAACGGCGGGCGCCGGATGCGAGACTTCGTCATCGAAGGCAGCGTCTCGGCTTTGTGGTTTGCGGCGGTGCGGTGTGCGACGATCGACAATGTCATGCCGCCGACCACGGCCGATGACGTCAGGGCGATCTTCATTTCCGACAGCATCTGGGCCGGATCGACCCCAGGTCCTTATCTGGCGGGCGGAAGCGCCCCGAGCCGGATTGCCAAATGGCTGGGATGGAGTGACCCGTGGAACATGTCCACCCCGGGTAGCGGTTACCTCAACACGGTTTCCAACACGGTCTATACGTTCGGGCAGAGAATAGCCGACAGCGGCAACGCCGCCATCATCGCCACCGCCGACATCATCCTGCTCAAGGGCTCGACCAACGATATCGGTTATGGCGGGGGTAACAGCGATGCCGCAGTGACCGCTGCAGTGACTGCGGCCCTGACCGCCCTGAGAGCCCTGAATGATCATGCCCCGATCATCGTCTTCGGCCTCAAACCGACCAGCAATGCCGGGGTGCCGGGGACAGAAACTGCAGTGCATGCCGGCGTGACCGCGTTCAGCGACCCAATCGGGCAGACGGTATTCATCCCGCTTTATGGGAACAGCCCGCTGCCCCAGATCACCGGTTCCTGGAACAACTCTGCCAACACGTCGAGTGCCAACAATGTCATGTACATTGCTGCCTATGACGGCGTTCACGGGGCTGACATCGGGACAGCCTATGAAGCGCAGTGGGAAGCGGACGCGATCAGGACACAATTCCTGGGTCTTGATAGCTGATTGACTTGAAACGGGCGGGTAAATCTGATCTAGTGCACCCGCCTAACGGCCTTTCAACTTATCCCCAACAAAGGACATCTATCATGGCGGATCAACAAGCCGAAGCCAAGCCGATCATCGTCCAGAACTTCAACCTCGATCTCCTCAACGGCGCTGTCAATTTCCAGATCGCCTACGGCAGTTCCAACATCTACGGCACCGTCCGGGAGGACGATATGCCGGGCGTCAGGTCCGACCCCAAGAAGGCTGTCACCGCCTTCTGCACCAAGATGACGTCGGCCCTCTGAACCCAGGTTGATAAGCGAGGGGGCGTAACAACCCCCTTGTACCCTTATCGCAAATCTGATCTATTCTATTAAGACAATTCACCCAGACGGAGTTGGGGATCAATGATTGTGATCAAGGTCGAGCTTTGGAGCGCGGTAACCAACAAGATCACCACGCTCGGGGTGATGAAGATCGCCAACACTGCCCAATACGACAATGGCAATGTCTGCGACTACCGAGGTGAGGTGATGACTAAGCCTGATTTCGAGAAGGTCACCCGATCCGGGATCGTCGCTCACCACCGCCGTCACGACAAGGTGATCTGGAACCTTGTGGCTAAAATGCTGCGCAACATGGGGTATCTGCAGTGACCAATAAATACAAAATCGCTATGTGGGCCATTTACGACCGGCCGACGTACTTCCCCGACGGCATTATCGCCCGGCTATGGTTGATAGGGGAAGAGCCGATCCCGACCGACGAGAGGATCACGGTGCTCTACGACAAGGCTTATTCCAGGGAAAGCATGCTGGAGTGCATTCGGCTCAACATCCAGCAGAAGATGCCGGGGGCATTCAATCTCGGGCGTACCCCGGAAGACGAGCCGCAAGTCATAGAGGTGTGGTGCTGAAATGAAGATCAGGGTGGTTTTGGAGATTGACCTCGACAAGCACATTGGGGTCAAGTATTCACGCAAGTCCACGTCTTTGGGCTTTTCTTTATTGCACACTGTCTTCAAAGGCAAGGTTCCTACGAAGATACACGCCGACGTCCTGAAGGATTACGGTGTTGAAGTAAAGGAGATAGAAGGCCTCCAGGTTTAGTTTAGATGGTGACTGGCACCATGATCCCTGCGAGGTGCGTTTAGCGCAGGTTTCCGCGTCTCCCCGTAAGACTACCCGTCAAGGGGCGGTTGGGGTTAAGACGAGAGCCGGCAATGGCGGCGTTGCGGAGTAAGAGCCCTGAATTAACAGGAAACAATCATCGGGCTGGTGTATCTTCGGTGGAGCGGTACTAGCAGGTAAGCCTGCCTCTGGGGGTGAAGCTTGGCGGCCGAAACCTCAGTGACTGCGACATACGAGGCCAGTACCAAAGGGTGTCCAGGTTCGATCCCTGAGTATAGCCAGTCATCACCTAAACCAAAGGAGGCCACCATGGCAAAGAAAGCGAAGAAGCATCGTCCCTACCACCTGCTTGACAAGCGTAAGCTCGACCAGCTATTGACGACGGTCAGCCACCATACTATCGGGGTCGTGCAGCATATGAAGCAGGTCCTGAAAGAGATTGCCGACAAGGCCGAAGCCCCGAAGGAAGCAACCGACTGATCCCGTGTGGCCAAGCTGGTAAGGCCCCAAATTTTGAGTTTGGAAAGCGCAGGTTCGATCCCTGCCACGGGAACCACTTTAGAGGGGTAGTAAATGAGGTCCAATCTCCATGATACGGAAGCAGAATTCTGCCATCAGACAGATAAGGCTGTCCTCCTCAAAAACGCCAAAGGAAAAGAGATTTGGCTTCCTAAGTCCCGATGCCAAATCTTCCCCGAAGAACCCAGCCGGGGGCAAACCGTCACCCTCACTGCCGAAGAAGCGTTGCTAACCGACAAGGAGTTCATCTAATGCAGTCTTATAAGGAAATTGTCACCGCTGATACCGAGGAGAACCCTGGAAAGTCCTCGTGGAGTATAGGGTATCTGCTCAATTGCCCTTGGGCTCACCCGTTGTGGGATCAGTATCTTCTTCTCGGTTATTCGCTGGACGGCAGCGGAGAGATCAAGCGTTACCGCAGTGACACGACCCATGAGGTCTTGCTGTACGCCCTGGGTAAGGAATGTCCTGTCAAGCCAGCACCGCTCAGAGGCCAGAAGAAAATTTTCCTCCAGCCCGCCAACTGCGGTTACCAATTGACGACGACCAATGAAAAGCTGGTCGAGCTTCTTGACAGCGTCGTTGAGCGGATAGAGCATGTGACTATGTCCCCAGACACCGATTTCAGGTGGCAATGGGACGACGTCTTCATCAAGCAACACGGCGCCGTCACGCTTCTTCAAAGCGCGTGGGAACCAGCCAACCAAACCAAGAACTAGGAGCATCACGATGCAGCCCGTAAGCCTTTTCCCGGATTGGCTGTCCAATCTCACCTTGCAGCAACAGGCCGTTCTCATGGCCGCTACCCGGGGCCAGGACGGTGATCCGAAGCACACCGGCTTCAAGGTCATTCAGTCGGCTTTACGGGCCTCGATCATGAAGGCAGCACACACAGGTCGAATGGCGGAGATGGGAGAGCACCTCGCCAGCTTCATGTCCCTTGTCATATTCGCCAATGGGGAGAAGTGGGTTCAGCACATACAGGCCACCCTGGAGAATGAAGGCGACGGCTGTTACCTCCACTACTATATGCACCTTGCCCACGCGGCCCAAATCCTAGGGTACAAGCATCCCGACCCAGCCTTCCGTGATCGGTGGTATGCCTGCTACATGGAGATGGCTCACAAGCTGCATCTCAACACCGAAAGCGAACAGCAGATGGATGAGCGGCTGGGGGACTTCGGCCGTACATGGGAAGAGCCAGTGCAACAAATTGCACCTTATTCCAATTTGACCCTTGAATTCTCGTTCGATCAAAAGGATAATCCTTTCATATAATTCAACATGACCAGATGGAGTTGGTATGTCTGAAATGATAGTGAAGATCGTCCCCTCGACCAACCTCAAGTCGCTCGACCGGATCATTGCCGAGCAGAACGGCTATTACAGCCGGCCCTCTTGGGCATTGTATCACAAAGGCCGGTACACCGGGAACTGGTCGTATCATTTGCCCTATATCCAATCCCTGTGTGATAGAGCCCCGTTTCGGGAGTATGCCGAGATCAGGCCCGGGGACGAACCTCACGACAGTCTCACCGAACAGAGGAAGAAGCACCTATGAGAATTCTCACCAGACAAGAGCACAGCATGATCATCGCGGCCCTGCGGCTATGGCAAGAGATGGAGGAGGTGCCGGAAAGGGTACTGGAGATCGCGACGGACATGGGCACAGACAAACTGATGGGCAGCGACGACATCGATCGTCTGGTCATGACCCTACAGGAACCCCACCACGCATTTTTCTTTCAAACCGGGCCCACGGACCATCCGATTGAAGAAACCTCTCCCAGGGCGCCTACAGGGCTGGATACCAACCCCCCGAACTGGAGAGAAACATCGAAAACCCTCCTTGGAATTCTCGACCGACAAACCGACGTCATCGCGGAACAGTCACGGATCATCCACGAGCTAGCCATTCACCCAGCGGTGATGTCTGATCCGCTCGTGAACTTCGGGCAGCCGATGTCCAAGGACGACCTGTCTAAGTTGGAAGAAGCTATAAAGAAAGCATACAAAAACCAGCCACTTGGATCAAAAATAAAGGTCAGTGACTGATGTATAGACCGGCTCCCCGCAATCGTCAGATCAACATCTTCCATGGTACGGAGGAGCAACTGAAGCTGACGTTTGACGGGGAGGTCTATGCCAAGGACAAGCTGAAGAAAGATGAGCAGAAAGACAAGCATCATCGGTTCTTCTACTACAAGGGAGCGTATCCGGGGTCATTCATCTGGGTTCGCAATCACGGTCTTGCCACCGTCTCGATGATGGCCATGGGGCTGAAGGACGAATTCTATTACGCCCAGAACTTCTGGGGAGCCCGTCGGGATTACGCTATCAGCAAGAGCCCTCAGCGTGAGCAGCAGCGCAAGGAAAACCACGAGCGCTATCAGAAGGCCGCAAACGAGGCTTTCCATATCACGGACAGAGAACTAGATGCATTGGCCGGCCGAGAGCCAGCCCCGATCAGGAGCTACAAGGATGACTGATTGGAAAAAGCGAAATAGTTTATGCTAGTTTGCGGGTAAGTGCCGGCTCAGTCGTGGGAGAAAGAGTTTATGCTAGCGAAATTGTATATGCTGGTTCTCGTTGCCAAGCTGGCCTGTGGGTTGGGTGCGTGCGTGTGGTTGGTGTGGTCGGCGGCAGGGTGGTCGAGCGGGCCGACGTTGCGGCTGGCTGGTGGCGTCTGTATGGTGGCTTTGCTCTTCGCGTTGCTGTTCACCCAGTCGTTGGTGGTCCTGGCCGAACATGTCACTGTCCCAGTTGCCCCATGAGTAGCTGCGTTTTCGCGTGTGTGCACCCGCGTTCTTCATCCCCGCGTACACGGACGCCGCACCTCTGTTGTCTGCAAAAAACTGCAGGCTGAGTGGTTTTTTCTCTTTCAATTGGGTCGTTCCTGGATCATTCTAACATCATCGGCCAACAGAGATTGACCGAGGTAACGGGATTTGAAAGGAGTTCATCCCATGGCTAAGAACACGAAGAAGATTACTCTGCCTGCACTGTCGATGCTCAAGAACGCGGTGGAGGCCACCAAGGCGACCGAGGTGGTCAAGACGACGATCGAGATCAAGGAGCCGGAGGTCGTCAACCAGACCGAAGTTCTCCAGATCGGCATGAACGACATCGGCGCCGACGGCAATACGGGCGTCCTGGCCGACAGCACGGGCGACACCGACCAGACCACCATCACCGAGCCCGCCCCCACGCCGGCACCGGTTGTCAAGCAGTCCACGGGGCTCGATGACATCGTCAAGGTTCGGATGATCCCGGGCACCAAGGAGCACGGCACCAAGATGTCCAACGGCGAATACCGCTGGATGGTCACGCCGAAGCACAAGGGCCGCGAACGGTGGTACGACCGGACCAAGATCAACGGTTGGGGCAAGCTGGCCGACGGTCAGATGTTTGCCATCGTCACCCGCAAGGAAGTCGCTCAGCGCGACATGCTCGACTACATCATCCCGGAAGCTGCCTCCGCCCCTTCGGCAGCCGACGGTGACGGCGCCCAGGCCTAACGGTCTCGGCGTCAATACAGGGACAGATCGGCACTACCCCCTCGGCCGGTCTGTCCTTTTCCTGTCTGTAGCGAACGCAGGAGGCTGCGATGACAGCGATAGGGCATAACTTGCATGCGGTCGTCCTCACCAACGAGGAACGTCAGGCCCTCCGGGAAGCGGCCATATTTGCCCTCAATTCCCATTTGCCGGGAGACCAGGAAGACCAAGTGGTCTCGGCGCTCCGGTTTGCGATCACCAAACTGTCGAGCTATGAAGAAGTGGTCGAAGAAGAGAGTTCCCCACGGCGGGGTTAAGCCGGTAGTGTGAGAGAGCAACTGGCCGGGGCGCGAATGCCCCGGTCCCTTTTCAGGAGAAAACGGAATGCAAATGAAAGCATGGCATCTGGTTGCTGGCTTTACGGTGATCATGATGGTTATGGGCATCAAAGCAGCCCATGCGGGTCAAGACGGAATGCGGATGGTATGTCCGCAGCCGATCCGGTCGTACAATGCCGACTACAGCCGCTGCCATTTCGTCAAGCGCGGGGTCAGGTGGAGTTTGAACCTCAACACCGGTATGCCCGACGACATGATGGCCGAGGTATGCGACCAGAACGGTCGGGACTGCTATACGGGGTATGTCGACCCCACGCAGTTCGATCCCAACAAGTAGTGCAATTTGTTGCACAGAAAGGAGCAGGAGTGTGATCGAGTTCAATGAAGACGTGACCGTCTCTGTCTACTTCCACGACAGGGACGGTAAGGTTCAAGGAGTAGGAGAGTTCTCCGCCAAGGACATTGCGCATGTCGGGGTTATCATCTGGCGAGGCAATTACTACCGGTTTGGTAACAAGGTCCACGGCGAGATAGCTTTGCAGTATGACGAGGTCGATGAACTCGTGATTGATGCCGGAGACCCCCGGATAACTGTCAAGTAACGTAATCATGTTTGTCCCCGGGATTGATTTAAGGTCGTTCCGGGGATACTCTTTTCCCGCAATGGAAACTTGGATCGAGAAGGAGTTCGACCAATGACGTTTAAGATCAGGATGACACCCAAGAATGCTGAGGGGTATCCCCTCTTCAACAAGAAGCTGGGTAAGTTCGAAAACACCCACAAGTCGTGGATGATGAAGACGACGGCCGGGGGTCCGATCTGGAAAACGGACGACCCACGGGAGGCTGATCGCAAATTGGCCTTCATGGCTTCGATCAACCCGGAACTATCCCTCGAATTGGTGGAGATGTGATGATGGCAAAAGAAGCTGATATCTTCCACCACGAGGCTCAGATGATCATAGCGGCTCTGATGGCCGTGAGCCCGGCTGGCGGGTCCACCATGTCCTGGAGGCTGGCGAGCAAGCTGGCCCTGGCCTATGAGGTCGACACCGGGACGGATGAGTTCCAGGAGGAGGTGGCCAACATGGCATCGGTCCCGGTCAAGGAGTGGCTGGAAACCGAAGACCTCTACCCCTTGCTCGATCGGTCCTCGGGGCTACAGATGCGAACGGTTCCCGGGGTTAAGGAACACCTGATGTCCACCATGTACAAGGAGTTCTAAGCTCCAAACTCTTGTAGGTCGGGAGATTGACCCCCAGTCGTTCCCGACCTATACTTATGGGGAAATCGGATCAGAAAAGGAGTTCGACCGATGTTTGCAATGAGCTTTAAGTTCTTCCCCAAGGATGTTATTGGATGTCAACCGAAAAAGATTGGTGACCGGTTCACGGCCCGTCTGATGGGTGGGGTGGCCAAATTCGAGGTTGAAGAACTTCGTGGTGAGATCATCATGGCGGTTTTGGTGGAGGACTAAGGCAATGCAATATGTTGCACAAGAGATTGAAGAGCGTTCTGGCGACATCGGTTTCGATGAGGTCTTCCGAGAGGCTGAGGAGTGGAGTGAGGGTCGTGAGACCTTCATCCTCCAGGTACGTTTGACCCACAAGTATGTGGGCACGTATGCCTATCTCGATGACTTCGAAGAGGTCGGGAGAGCCAAGGTGATCTGCAAGGACGTTGTCCATGAAAGCGGCGATGCCTGTGAGCCCCAGACGACCACGATGGTGGTAGAGATCGACACCTGGGAGCCATTGCCCCTCAATCAGCTTCTAGGGTCCTTCTACGGGGCTTTGGACCGACATGGCTGTCATCACGAATGGGATTGCTGCGGCTGCCGATCCTATTCGGTGGAAGACGTCGTTCACATCAAGGACAACCGCTTCTATGTGGTGTTCTCCAGCAGTAGGAATTACTGACATGCCAGAGCCAGAGCAAATCCTGAAGGCACAGATGCGGAAGATGCCGGACGCTCAACTGAAAGCGGCCATCAACAAGGCAAGGGCGATCAAGGAGTACCCTTCGACCGCCCAAACAGCCCTGGTAGACCTCGGGGGACAGGGGAAGCATTACAGCTTGTCTGTGATCATCAAGAGCGCCGAAGACATCATGCGGCTGGGTAAGGCCGAATTGGCAAGGAGAGGCAAATGAGCCGAAGAGATTTCGTCCTGCAGTACATCCTGTATGCGAGAGCGGCCGGCCGACATGTTGAGGCCGAATACCTCATCAAGGAAGCCCTCGCGGCCTGGGCTGCCGTCGACAAAGAACTAGGAGCATTGTAATGACCCACATGATTGATAGTCTGCGGGGCGTCCTTGCCCTTGAAGGGGCCATCCGTCACCATGAGAAGACGCCGACGGTCCAGTCAGCCACTCTCTTGCTGGCTGTGGCCCTGGATGAATACACCAACGGTAATCTCGATGATGCCGGGTTTACCACAAACGTCGATGATGTCCTGACCACGCTCATGGAGCACGTCAGGAAAACCCCATGGGAGGAGCAGTCATGAAGAATGCAAACCACGATCTGATTGTCCCATTCATCGCCGGTCACACACGGGAGGTGAAATCGGCCGACTGCAGCCGCCATCTCTATGTGGCGCCCCACCAAGACCTCGCAACTCGTTTTGTGGCGTGGGACGTACATTGGGGGCAATATGTCGAGGTCAACGGGTGGGAGTACGTCTTCAAGGACGTCGAGGTGGCAGCATGAGGTTCTATGTCACCTATGCCTACCCGATCATTTCCTGTAGCAAATGCGGCCACACACAGGAAGCCCACTTAATGTCCATCGGTCAGTGGTGCTGGTCTGGGGAAGAGGTCGAAGCCTTGGTTAAATCCAAGATGCCAGACATCCCAGTGGGGTGGTCATCCAATGGGTATCAGTCCAATGGCAAGCGTGATCTGCGTTGCACTCTCTGCACCACCAATCAGAAAAGAACAGTCTGATGCAATGGGATGGGCGGATACTATCGGACGAGCAGTTGCTCTACACCAAGACGGGAAGACGATGGCTGGAGCGGTGGTGTGACCCCACGACATTAAAGGGTAATGCAGAGGAGTGGCGGGACAGATTGAACTACGCCCGTAAACTCGCACCCGACGACGAATGCCTTGAAGCATAGGTGATCAATGGGGTCCGAACCCCCGTTGAGCCCGTTTTCACCAAAGACATATCAAAACGTCCCCTAGCGGGGGTAAAGCTGTCCTATAAGTCCGACCCGACAAACCCGGGGACACGTTATCCAACCAGTCATAATTCCCACACCCAGATTAGTGAAATTTGTTGCAATAACAAAAACATCAAAATACCCACCGGGGTAGCCGGGGGCAACAGTTAATCAAATATAAAGAACTAAGTAGTAGATAAAAAATCCTCCAGCCCCGGCTTTCAAAGCATAGTTATGCTGAGTTGTAGCCGTTGTCCGCGCGCGTAAGGGACTGTAATTGTTGAATAATTTGTTAAGGTATGCTCACGTAATTATGCTCACGTAATTCATGTAAATGCTCACGTAATTAGGCTTGAAATGCTCACGTAATTGTGGTTAAAGTGGTAATTGCGTGAGCATGCTCACGTATTTATTTGGTGAATTACGTGAGCATCGTAAAAGGAATTACGTGAGCATGTTTAAGCTGCCCAAGCCGAAGTCAAAGTCGTCGTTGCCGTCAGTTTCACAGGAGGAGTTGGCGGCTAAAGCCAAAGCAATGATGGAATATGTGAAGGCTCAGAGTTTATTGAAGAGTACCCCCCTCCCCCCTCCAGTGCAAGAAATTGCACCAGCACCAGCGGTGAAAGAGGAGGTCAAACCAGGAAAGAAGCGAGGCCCGAAGCCCAAAGGCGATCACGTCCTGTCCGACGTCGAACGTAATCGGCGGTACAGAGAGCGGAAGCGAAAAGGTTTATGCTAGTCAGCAGAGACTTGCCATGAGTAGTCGTAGTGGTGGTCGTTGTTAGAAGCGAAATTGTTTATGCTGAGGTAAAAGTTTATGCTAGTTGTTGTCGTTGTAGCAGTGGTCGTTGTTGCAGTTGTTGTGGTGGCCGGTCGTCGTAGTGGTGGCGTGTGTTGCGGTCGTAGCCGGGGTTGCCAGCGTAGTCGTTGCAGTCGTCGTTGTCCGTTGCGCGTGTTGCCGTAGTCGTTGTGGCTGAAGTGGTAGTTGCGGTGGCAGTTGTGGTCACAGTCGTCCCTGAAGCCGTTGTTGTGGTCGTAGTGGCCACACCCCCCCCCCCCCCCCTTGTAGCAGGTAATTTATGTAGCCCTTAAGGATTGACACATGGGCGTCACTCCTTAGAATGGGGGACGGAATTTGACGAAACTGACCTGAACGGAGTTAGGCAGATGTTTGGACTGACACTGGTTGAGAAGGCAAACCCAAATCGTCACGGCTGGGTGAAGTTGCTCAAGGATGAGAGTGACCTTGAAGATGTCCGCTGGTATGTGAAGGAGCCGGACATGGATGACTGCGTCGAGTTCGACGGGCACGAAGACAAGGCCCGTAAGTACTACAAGGAGCTTGTCGAGGAACTCCAGAACGAGCCGAACTGGGCGGCCCAGGCCGAGTACGATGAGCAGCACGGCACCGACAATGGTTACAGCCCCTGGCAGTTCACGCGGGAGTACTGAGATGAACACGTCACGTAAGACGCGTATCATTGCCGAGGGCATCGCGCTGTGGGCCTTCGCCCAGGATAACACCGAGTTCAATAGTGAGACGGCTCCGCTGTACGACAAGTGGATGGAGTGGCAGGCGAACTATCCGATTTATGTCGAATTCGTGAAGGCCGAGCAGTTCAGGCTGTTCGATCTGATCAACGCGGCTTTCTGAAATCAGCAGCAATTGCCCTGGTTAATCGCTGGGGCAAATTGTTTATGCGTTAGTGCAAAGAGTTTTGTGGTCGTTGTCGTAGTAGGCGTAGTGGTAGTAGTTGTTGCGCGTGTTGTGTGAGTGCCACGCGGTAGTGGTTGCTGCGCTGCGTCAGCAGTCGTTGTTGTGGTGCAAGTGCGCAGGTTTGCTGCATCGTGTCAGTAGCGGTAGTCATTGTCCGGCCCCAGCGCAGTGCGCGGTTTCACAAGGTTGTTTCACGACTATGTGCGAGGTGCAGTGATCGGCCGTTTCAGTGCAATTTATTTCATCGCAAAATCTGCAGTCAGGGGACTTGACAAGAGGGCGTAAAACCCTCAAGTGCGTAATCACCGGACGGGGAAACCCTGAAGGGACGGAACCGTGGATCACCGGTTCCGGGGGGAACCTCCCCTGATCTTTGACATTTCTGGACCGAAATAATCCCTAATCATGAGGGGGATTATACCTCATGACCGACATCGATCTTTAAGGAATGAGACGATGAAAAAGACCACTTCTCTTAACACCACCACTTCCCTTTCCACACTCGAAACGATCTCGGGGAACACAAACCCGGACCAGATCACCCTCGACATGATCACGGAACTGGGAACCGACAATCTCCCCACTACGACCACAGACGACACCACAGACACGGGGGAACAATCCCCGACACTCGATACCATGACGGAACCCGAACCTCTCCCGGAACCCCGGATTATCGAGATGACGGGGAACAAGGGGACCTTCAAGATTATCCACCCGGATGACTTACCGGAAGATACCGACAAGACCCCGATTTCCAAGAGGATGGATGAACTTCTCTTGATCCAAATGGATGAGGGGACACGATTTTCGGGGGATCACCCGACAATCAAGAAACATCCGAAATGGATGATTAACCCATCCATCAACGGGAAGGAAAGATGGATGGACCTTCCGAAACAATTGGGATGGAACCTGAAAGAGAGATACATCATCCTCACCAGAAACCAGACCAACTTCAAGGAAATGAATTCCCGGATTATCGGACGAATTCAAATCATCGAATGACCGACATCGACCGGGGGAGACTAACCACCTCCCCCCCCCCCCCCCCAAA